TCCTGACGCAGTTCTGCCTTCGTGTCCCCGATTGCAGCCTGGAGCTCATAGTTCGAGCGGCCTCTAAACTGCGGGTCACCGTCCATGAAGTCCTTCCCTTCCCACGAGGGAATCAAAACCTCAGTCTCAGCGGTGGTCTGATAGGACCCAAGGGTATCCCTTGGTTTGATCTCTATCACAGACAGACCAGCGCCCTTCCGGTCTACGAATGAGTCGGCGACCTTCTGGTCCATGGAATAGGACGTGGCTGCCTCGTCCGCAGGAGATCCACCCCCTCGATACATTCTGATGGGGGTGTCCATGAACTCATCAAACGGCACCTGAGACCTGGTCATGGACTGGTATTCCTGGTGCATGATGTTCAGCCCGGCGTTCCGAACCTCTGGATTCTTCTTGATGTGGTTCAGGAGCATGGCCTTGTATTTTCGGTCCGCGTTCCTGAACCATCCAGCCAGAAGACCCCTCGGAAGGGCTTTCAGTGTTTGGACAGCTGAAGCGCGGCTTACCTCGCGAAGTCCGCTTTGTGAGGCTCCCTGTGAGGCTTCCTCTCTTGCGCCATCAAATCCGACCTTGTAAGCGGCCTTGTCAACGGCCTTACTGTCATCGAAGCCATCAGGCCCGTATCTCTTGAAGTGGCGATAGCCGAGGTCCCACGAGCGCTTACGCTCGCCCTGCAGCGCTTCCAGCAGTCTCAGAGGGGACCGGTAGAGTGACCCTTCTATCAGATTTAGTAGGGGCCTAGTCATCGGCCACCTTAGCGCAGCCTACATCGCGCATCACAATCTCGCCGGTACTGTGGCGAATTCCCCAATTATCCTCATGAAGGTCACACGGCACCACACCTCGCGATACAAGCTCACGCACATCAGCTGCGACACGCTCGAACTGTTCCCCTACATGGGGCTCGAAGCTCTTAGCCGCCCGTTGTCGTTCCTCCTTTATTAACTCGTCGTAACCGCGCAGGTAGTCCTCTCGACCCATGCCCCTTTTTGCTCTCATGTAAAGGAGAATGTCGTTCAGATGCCGTCCAAATCCGGACGGCCGGTACCAATTCCCGAAGAATGCTTGAAGCTGCTTTTCCTGTGGGTCATCAGCGTTAAGGTCACGAAGGTTCTCTCGATGGATCGCCGTTACCCCTCTTTTCATCACTGGGTCATTAGTACTTAATGGTGTAACGCTTCCAAAGCGCGGGAGGGACGAGAGCTTGCTGAGGACAGGGTCTCGCATTACGGCCTCAGCGAGCACACCTTCATCAAGGCCTCTATCGATCTTCATGATCGCCTCCGTGCCATCTGATAGCGGAGGGGCCCTGTAGACGCAGCCGAACTTGCCGCAGCCGAGCTCATCACCGAGTTGGAGCTCTGGGCGAGACTGTTTTAGTTCCTTAACGGCGGTCTCTCCCGTCTCACGCATTGTCCGTGCAAGGCCATCATCACCGTAAGCGTCACGCAGCGCTATCAAACTTTTGTGCTGGCGGGAGCGGGGCATGCCGGAGTGCCCGCCAAGGTCTCGGCGTAGGCTAGGAGGAAGCCCAGGAATGTGCTTCCCTCTAGCCGCCTCGAACCCGGCCATATAGGCCTCTTGGTTATCGGAGGCGCTAGGGTCCTGCTCATGTCCGCGAACAGCATGATGGTAGCCGAGGTCGTGGGCGCGTCTCTTCTTGTCCTCGGGCGTTTCATTCGCTCGCATGTTGTCGTAAAAAGCCTTCGTGTTGGCAGCCATTTCTGCCTTTTCGCGTGCCACTGTGGCGGGGCTCTTAGGGGTGTTAAGGACCCAGTCCTCTTTCTCATGGTCCCAATATCCAGATGGGGATCCTTCCATCAGCCTTAGAGGGGACCGGTAGAGCGAACCTTCAATAAGATTGAAGTTTTGTGCGAGCATCAGCTCATCTTAGCCTATCTCTCAGAGTCAGAGGGGTTAGCTCTAAATCTGCGGACGCGGACCAGAGGGCTTTCTTACGACACGATAGCTGCCGATATCGCGGACAACGACCTCGTTCGTGGATGGTCTGACACCGAGGTTCACAAGATGGCGGTCATTGTCTGTAACGGACATATCAGATGGCAGGATCCCGTTTTGGGCCATTGACTTTATGTTCTCTGAAAACTGATCGAACTGCTCAAGATCCTCTGGGTGCATATTCGGTCGATGTTCACTGGTGATCTGGTCCAGAAGACTACCGATATTGTCGCGCCCGGCAGTAGTGTGAAAGTTGAACTGCTGGGTCCCGATTGAATTGCCTGCGGCGCTAACATATTTGCGCCACGCCTCTTCGTCATTGAATTCAACGTCTTTGAGATCCTCGCGATGGATGGCGTGCACAGTCTGACCAGGTTCCATCCGCCTGTCCCTCGGGGCGTGTTCCGTGCGGGTTACCCCATGGAAATTAGGTAAAGCTCCGTTGTTCCGAAGAGCTTCATTGCCCATTACATATTCAGCTAGTCGCGCTTCGCTGTTACCCAGTTCGAGCTTAGTGACGTGGTCTGGGTGCAATCCTCCCCTGAAGACCATAGCAGTGCCGCCGATCCCTAACCGCTCCCCGTACTTGTGCCCCTGACTACTCTCCAGATCCCCACTGGCGTCTCTAATTGAGTCATACATGTCATACTGGAAGTCTTTACGATCATTCTTAAAGACTCGATGCCACCAGGGAGTTTTAGGCTGACTACGGTCAAAGGCATCCCAGACTTCGTCACCCTCTTCAGCTGGCGCCACCTGAATCTTCTCGTGACTCTTCATCCCAGAATCGTAGCCAGCGTTGTAGGCTTTATATTCTTCACCTTGAAAATCGAAATTGCTTACCCCGGTACCTCTGACGGCGTGGTGGTAGCCACGGTCCCACACCTTTTTCAGCTCTGGGTCCATCTCTTCCATCAGCCTTAGAGGGGACCGGTAGAGCGAACCTTCAATAAGATTGAAGTTTTGTGCGAGCATCAGCTCATCTTAGCCTATCCGAGTCCGCCACCAAACTCGAATAGCCGCCCTTAGAGGTATACTGGGCAACATGGTAGGACCTCGTACAGGTAGAACTCCTCTGATTCTGCTGAATCAGTTATTCAGGTCCCCGCTGAATCATGTTTCAGTTGAAGCCGTATCTCCATCAGGGGCGCCGCATAGGCGTCCGGTTGGGCCCAGTCGTCCTAGAGAGCCTAGAACTAAGCCAGGCGCACCCTCGCAGCCAGTTCATCCGAGTCTAGCGCACTACGATCCAGCTCGACATCACGTCGCGGTCACCTTGTCGCCTAAATCTAAGCAACGACTGCTTAATGGCGTCCCTCCGAAGCACGCCAATGTGCAGGGCGATCATGTGACGATTGTTCCTCCAGGTCAACATCTTACGGATGAACATAAGAAAGCGCTCTCCAAGCACATCGGTCAGCAGGTTAACTTCCACGTAACTCACCGCGCTGCAAACGACGAGATCGAAGCAGGGCGAGTTCGAGGACTTAACCACCTCTCGAACAAGCCGGACAAGCACGTGACGATAGGGTCGGCTCACGGAGTGCCAGCGGTCCGGTCAAATAACCTTCTGAAGAACTCCCAGGGAGAGCGCTTGTCCGACTGGATCCCGCTCACCGGCACCGTTCACGTTGTCGATCGGATGGCACGCTAAGGACCCTACCCGTTCTCGCACGTGCTCTGCCAGCAGGGATCGCACCAGTAGCTGGTCCCATCACTGCAGAGATCGCCCCTATCGAACGTCTCGTAAGGTTCGTGGCACGTGCAGTGACAGGATTCTTTGTGATCTTCCATACAGTGTTCTACCTTCACAGCAGCTTTCGTTTGCTGAATCCGGCGATCTTGAACCGCTTCCTCAGCTTTCTGATCTGGTATACGGTTGTTCCGACTATGTCGGCGATCTGCTTATCCGGCAGCAGTCCAAGGACCGGCCTAGCTCTCCGTTTCCAGTCCGGAATTGCTGGCACTTCGTAATCAATTCCGATCCGCTTGTAGGCGGCGGAGATGTTCCCGAAGTGGACGACCGCAGAGTGTAGGACATCAGTGTAGTCTCGCTCAAGCTGATAGAACGGCACGCTGCCGAGGTCCACCAGCCTGTCTAGCGTCTGCTCTGGGCAATAGAAGGCGAAGTTGTAGCGTCCTGTCTCCTGGACCTTGCCGAGCAGTCTCGGCTGTGTCTTGTTCCCGCATCTAGGGCACGCAGTCCTCGTGTCGGTGACGTCGTTGCTGAAGCCTTTCAGGATATCGATGGGTTTGATCATCCGGCCGCAGTTATCGCACTCGCACCAGAGCCTGTATTTGATGTCGTGGACTCTCTTGATTAGCAGCAGGCGCTTGGCGAGCATCCGCTCCTCGACTATTAGTCGTTGGGTCAGTGTGAGTCGTTGATCAAGTCGTAGTTCTTGCCGATAGGAGAGGTCTTGGGAAAAGGAAAGGGAGAGGTGCATGAGATCCTGGTATCTGTTGGTGTTTACTAAATCACCAAACCAAGACGCAGGATCCGTGCCATTCGTGCTTATTAACTTAACTCGTGGATTACGGTTAGTCGGGCCAGCCGCAGCCAGCCGTGGCTAGCCGTGGCTAGCCGCGTTTGGCCGGAATCAGCCGGAATCGGCCAGGACTAGTCGCGCCTAGCTCAGGACTAGTCGCGCTCCCTGGGGAGCGGATTCAGGTTCCCTGGGGAGCGCCGGGTTCCTGGGGAGCCCCCCACCGAAGGCTGGGTATAAGAAGACATGAATCAACCACAAACGTGCGATTGCGGAAACGAAGCCGACCTTCTCCCTCCGGTCACTGAAGAGCCGATGTGCCTTCGCTGTCAGGTCATGCTCACAGCTATGGTCTCCCTAGTGCCGGATCCATCCGCCATAGCTCAGTCTGAGGAGCAGGTATCCATGTTGGAAAAGAGATTCCCTGATGCCCCAATCAGGGAGTTCATGGAGTCCGCCAGAGCGATCCTTCTGAGCAACGAGTCGTTCCTGTTCCATCGCTCACTGAATCTCTAGTCCGTACATGCAAAAAGGCCACCCCGAAGGGTGACCTTTCGCAATCGCCGACCGTCGGTTAGACAAGGTTTGTGATGTTGACCATGCTCAGAGAGGCTGCAGTGCCAGAGAATCATCTGGCCTCTTTCCATGTTCGTAGATTTACGATGTCACTGATGATCCAGCGACCCACCTTGAACTCTTCCGCTAGATCAGACACCTTCTCTCCCTGTGCGGCTCGTGCTCGAACCTCTCTGACCTTGGCCCAGTTCATCTTTGCGCGAGGGTTGTTCTCACCAGAGAAGACTGGGATCTTCCTGTGCGGAGTAAATCCCTCAACTACAACGTGGTCCCATGCTTTTCCTGTCCGAACATTCGCGATGGTGTCGATGCTGACTCCATAGACACCGGCGATATCTACGTCCTTCTTGGCTGGATTGTCTCGCAGCCAGGCCTTGATCTCGCGAACTTCGTCTGCAGTCAGCCTACGGTTCATGACATTAACGCGGGCCGGGGTAGTCAGCGTCTTCTCAACAGACCACCCCGCGTTCAGTCTATTGTAGAACACGTGCGGTTTCGTGCTCTTTATGCGAGCCCACTCGGTGAGTGTGTGCGTTTCATCACCAAGTGTAAGTCGGCGGTTGGAGCTCTTGTTGTTAGCCTGTTCTGTGTCAGTCGCCCACTCGCAGTTCTTGAGAGTGTAATTGCCGTCGTTGTCGATGCGATTTATTGAATGCTTATCGGACGGGCGCTTTCCCATGTCTTCGTAGAAGTTGCGAAACCCATTCTTCCCCCTCCAGCGGTCGCACACCCTGATTCCGCGACCACCATACCGCCCATAAGACGCACTGTTTGGGTTGTAGCAACGAGCGCTCATCCCACTCCAGGTATACCATTCCACGGTATATGTCAGACCGTGGTCTCGGCGGGCCGCCGACCTACGTTCACTAAGATCATGCCCGCACGTCCGGACGCCATTTTTTCTCATGTGGCGACCTGGGATGACCTTCTCGTTGCCGCAGTCGCATACGCACAGCCAGTGTGCGTGCTGCCTTATGTAGAGCCCAGCTTCCGGAGGAGGATCGACTCGCTTGACCACTAGGAGACTGCCGTACCTCTTCCCTGTCATGTCTATTAAGCCCATGATGTGTTATACCCATAGGACGAGCCGGGAAAGGTGCGCTAACACCTTATACCGGCCCTGACCAGCAGACCGGAGAGGGTCCACATGGCTGCCAGCGAGAGTATCCTCCTAGAGCTCGAATCTCAAGAAGAAGCACGATTCTGGGCTAAGGTGCAGAAACTGCGGCCCGATCAGTGCTGGCCGTGGATCGCCAAGAGCAAGGCCCACGGGTATGGCCTCTGGAGGGTCAGGAAAAAGCTCTACCGAGCGCACCGCGTGGCCTACATCCTCGGCAACGGTAAGGTCCTGGGGCCCTTAGACGCGCTCCACAGCTGCCACGTTAGGTCCTGCTGCAATCCTGCTCACCTGAGCCCTGGAACGCACCTACAAAATATGCAGCAGATGGTGGCTGCGGGCCGCCACTGGCGTAAGGGCACGGCCAAGCCGAAGGTCTACAGGCCGCACAGACCTACTAAGCCCATCCCTGAGCTCACTGGTCCTGACGAGGACAGGTTCTGGTCCTACGTCGATAAAGGAGCCCCAGACGAGTGCTGGCTATGGATCGGTGCCACCAGGAAGAATCAGTTCGCTGATGGTCGAGGCTATGGAGTGCTTCGGATCTCCGGGAAAACGGTCGATACCCACAAGATCAGCTACGCCCTCGCGAATGGATATGGGCACGGACTGTTCGTTCTTCACGAATGTGATGAACCGTGGTGCGTGAACCCACAGCACCTAGTCGGCGGGACACAGCGCAAGAACCTTGAGGACATGTATGCGCGTGGCCGAGGCCGAAAGGCACGCGGCGCATCTGCCGGAAAGGCTAAGCTGCAGCCGGAGGACGTAATAGCAATCCGCGAGCGATTGAATTCCGGCGAGAAGAACATCGTCTTGGCCAAAGAGTTCGGCGTCCACTCGGCTACCATCGGCGACATCAAATATCAGCGATCCTGGAAACACCTGTAGATGCGAAAAAGCCCACCCCGAAGGGTGGGCTTCTTCTTGGTCACACTGGTCAGGTCTAGGACCTAACCCCTTGCCTAGACAAGGTTTGTGATGTTAACCATAGAAAAGAATTCAGGACGAACCATCGAGATCTTGTGTCGGGTCCGGATGGCACGCCTCAGCGACATGTCATTTGGATCAACGAAGTTCGGCGTGATCTCCATCGGGATGTAGGGCGAGTAGATGACGCCCGTATCGAGGATGCTTGGTCCTTGATACCCCATGAGGATCTTGTCTTGCGGGAAGACAGGATCAACGTAGATGACCCACTTGCGGTTGAGAACACCAGCCTTGCTGATGCCGCCCTGGTAGACGTGACCTTCGTCAATCGCCGAGAAGCCTTCCATCGTCTCCAGAAGAGCAGCGACCTCAGACGAGGTGATCGCCCAGTTGGCCGGTGCACGCTGGGTGCGACGGTGAATGACCTGCGAGGCAGTCGACATGCGGATCACGAGCGACTTGAGGTGCTCAGGATCCGAAACGGCCGAAGGTGTCGCACGGTCCCAAGGGACAATGGCGGCAGACTCGACACCGTTAAGAATCGTGCCGACGATCTCGCGATCGATTTCAGCGGTCATCTCATCGGACATCTGGGCGACCAGGTCCGCATCGACGTCACGGCCCCAGAGGGCGCGGAGGTCATCAGCGGCTTCGACGCTGGCGAGGCTCTTGAGCTTGCGGCTCTCGGCCTGGATCTCCTGGATCGTGATGTCCAGCTGAACTTCCGGGATACGAGCGTTGAGCTCGTTGTTGTACCGGTAGAAGACCTCGACCGTGTCACCGAGCGCAGGCGCGGTTCCGAAGTTGAGGGTGACGGTGCCCGTGGTGTAGTTGATGGTTCCAGAACCACCAGCCATGGCGCCAGCCAGAGCGGTGAAGGTGCCACCGGCGTCAACCGCGAGGACAGCCGTTCCGCCAGCCTGGGTGCGAATCTGAACCGTTCCGCCGATCACTGGAGGCCACTTGAGGGCACCCGTGAAGGTAGCAGTAACGCCATCGCCGGTGCCGAACGGCTCGCCGTCGATGAAGTTGCTGGAATACCAGCGGTTAAAGTTCTTGTTCATCTCCGTGCCAGCCGTGATCTGACCCTTGTCAGAAGCGTAGCGAGGACGGTAGAACGCGATGCCACCGATCGGGCCCGTCATGGGCTGGACCGATGCGATCGAGGTTGCAACCAAGCGAATCGCGGTTCGCCTGATAACGGGGAAAACGAATTTGAGGAATGGGCCGACCGACAAGGCGCGGGTTTCCTCAGAGAGACGGCGAAGGTGCTTACTCTCGTTTTCCAGCATGAAGGCAGCGATGCTCTTCACGTAGGAGGTATGGCCTGGAGGAACGAAATCCGCGATCTCGTGCTCCATGCCCTCTAGTACCGGGGCCCACTTGCGCGTGTAGGCGCCGACCACACTGTCGTCCGACAGAGCAACACCATCCATGTTCTCTGTCAGCATTTGTCTTGCTTGAAACATCATTGCCTCCTTGGCAAATCAAAGCCGACGCCTTTGTCGGCTGTTGTGAATTAGCTCGGCGCTACCTGCGCCGACCTGCAGATCCCAAAGTCCTGATCTCCTCCATGGAGATGTCCATTCCTTCGAGGTTGGGGACTGGGGTTCCACGACCGCCGGACTGCTCGTTCATCACTTCTTGACGACGGCGATCCTGATCGGGGGCGAACTCCCGGCCTGAGCCGAAGAACGTACGGACGCGCTCTTTGGCGCCCATTTCGTCCGCACTCCAGTCGGAGTGTTCGGCGATTTGATTGATTCGTTCTTTGCCGCGAACCTCGCCGCTTTCGATGCGGCCCAGGAGCTCTCGACGGTTTGGGTGACCGGCCAGACGGGTGGACGCGTAGGAGCGATCCTCCATCTGTGCAGCGAGCTGATTGGCCCGTCCAAGGCGCTGCTGCATCTCGTCGTTCTGCTGGGCCAGGTTAGAGATCGTTCGATCCTTACTGGCGAGGCCCTCTTCAAGGCGCTCAGCGAGAGCTGACATCTGCTTGCGCAGTTCGGAGTCTTCTTCCTTGAGACGGTCCGCACGCTTCTGGGCGAGCTTGGCCTTCTGCTGCTCAACCTTGAGCTCAGTGTCGCGCTCTTCGCGGACCGCAGATTTCGCCTCTTCCAAAGCCTGGTCGGCAGAGTTGATCGCCGTCTCAACGCGCTGCTGAAGAACCTCGACGTCGGTAATAAGGGCAATGTCGCCGACCATCTCTTTGATCGTGGTCGCATCGCTGCGGCCCGCAGTGATCTCGGAGACGTAGAGGCGGAAGCCGAGGTTACGGGCGTGCTCGACAGCTTCGGCCTTCTCAGCCGCAGCTTCTGCGAGCTTGGCCTGGTAGCCCTTGATGTTCTGGGAGAGGCTCTGAACTTCCTCATGCTTCTCGTCAATGACCTTCTTGACGTCGACGGGAGGGTTGAAGGGGATCACGAGCTTGGCGATCTGCTCCAGAGCGAGCTTGGCGCCAGCGACCTGTGGATCCGCTGCCATCTCAGAGCGGACGACGGCTTCGACCTCTTCGCGGATACCAGCGGTTGCCCGAACCAGCTTGGCCGCGAAGTCTTCTTTCAGCTCCTTGACGACCACTGGGTAGAGCTCGACCTTGAAGTCCTCACGGAGGGTCTCACGACTCGCCGCAAGTGCCTTCTGGACGTCTTGCTCCATCTCGACTCGCATCGCCTCGACGGTGGTCGAAGATCCAATGCTGAGTGCCTGCTCCTCAATCGAGTTGATCAAGCTAGGGAACTTGGCGCGAAGATCGTCTGAGGTGACGTTCTCGGCGATGCCCTCATCTGATTCGGAGAAGAACTTGGGGTAGGCGGTGGAGACTGCGGGGTCGAGGACGAAGTCGAACGCGACGAGGCGGAAGTCCTCACCAACGATCTCTTTGCCGGACTCGTGGTGTGGGCGGGTCGACCCGAGGCCACGGCTAGAAACACCAACGGCGCCGCCAGCGCGAAGAATTGCGGCCAGGTTGCGGCCGTGGTCGGTCTCTTCAATGATCTGGAACTTGCCGAAGATCGTTCCGTCAGATTCGATGCGGAGGGCACGGATGATCGCACCGGTGTCGCGGATACGACTCTTGCCATCGCCTGGGTGATCAACGGCTGCGTAGAGAGACGACTCATCGATGCGTGTCTGAAGGCGGTCCAACTCACGGTTCATGAGTCGAGTGGGGTAGATGCGCCCGTTAGCTGTTGGGGTGTCGCAGTGTCCGATCTTGCCTTCTGCGAAGAGCTTCTTGTCTCCGCCGTCCTCCGATTCAACGATGGACGCCGCGAGTTGCGCTACGCCCTGGTTGTCGATCAGAACACGACGCTCAGTAATTAGCGTGGTCGACATGTGTGCTCCCTTGTTTCTTTATCGTGAAGCCAGGATTCGAACCCGGCGCTAGTTGTTAAGGCCAGCTTGCCCCCAATGGGCACTCCACAAACCATTGCTAGCCAAGCATCAGGCTAGCATCAAACGTTACAGCTGTGCGAGACCCCTCTTGAGATCGCGAGACAGGCTGTTGAGGTCTTCGATCGCGTCGTCCACATCAGTGGTCTGGCTTTCGGAGATCGCCCTGAGGAGAAGCACCGCATCGCTTGCGACACCCTCGAAGAACTTGCCGAGCTTCACGCGTGGGTTGCCGGACGTGACCCGCTGGTTCGACTCGCGGAGCTGGTTAGCGATGCCGTGAGCAACTTCGCTGGCCGTGTCGCGGATCGCCTCGAAACCCTCGATGATCTTGTTGCCAAGATCCTGCATCTCGTCGTTGGACTCGGTCTTCGCCGTCAGCTTCTTGAGCTCACCGACGAGGCTGCCGAGAGACTCGGCCTTTTCGCTGGGGCGAGGGGAAGCGTCGTGGTAACGCCAGCCCTTGTTCTGACGCATCGCGTTAGTCCCGTCGACCTTTTCGATCGGGTTGTTCTCGCCGTTACCAGCCCATGCTGGGAAGTTTCCGGCGGGAAGCTCATCGGGATCGTGGTCAGGCTCCTGCTTGAGGTACTTGCCCTGGGTCTCGATGATGAAGGACATGGCGTTGACGACGGTCTTATAGTCGGACTCGTTGAGACGCTCATTGCGCTCGTTGAGGGCGTAGTACTGCTTGACGCAGTTCCATGCGGACTCGTAGGACGCGTACTCTTCTTCTGGGGACATGTCGTAGTCGCTGAAGCCAGCGCCCGTGTCGTAGTTTTCCTTCTCTTCCGGCTCAGGGGCAGGAGCAGGAGCAGGAGCAGGAGGAGCTCCGCCGCCGCCCTTGGGCTGGAACGGAGTGAGCTTGGGCGCCGGAGCAGCGGGAGCGCCGGTCGGATCTGGCGCGGCCATGCTGGGATCTTCTTCAGGCGCCATCGGATCATTCGGATCATCCATCTCGTTGAGACGGCGATTGCCCCTTGGCTGCTTGACGAGACCGAGGACTTGGAGGTCCTCCATCAGCGAGGTTGTCGGCTTCTGGTCGTACATTTCTTACTCCTGTCCGGAATCCCTGGAAGTCGCCCCGGTCAAGTGGGTGAGGAAGTTGATGCCTGCGAGTAGGCGCGGCACAACTTGCCGTACTTCCTCGTGGACTTGGATCATCTCTTCAAGATCGGTGCGGTTGACGTCATTCAAAATTGACATCGCCGATTTGAGGTCTTCGGCAATATCACCAGCGCACTCAATCGCGCCAGTATTTGGGGTCCCGGCGGTATGGAGCTCGGTCAACGCGGTAACCGCGAAAGTCGTGCTCTCCTTCAGGAGTGTGTGCATCGCCTCAATGGCGTCAGACATTTCTGCCAGCTCACTCGACTGAACGACCCCTGGAATGACGACGTCAGCGGCGAACTGCTCACCGATCGTCTCCTGCCACCACGTTTTGCGGCCCAGGCTCTTCAACTGAACTGCCATCGACAGGCGACGGTGGAGGTCACCCTTCACGTCGAGGGCGCCCGCAATGCCACGAATCATCGGGTCTGCGGCCTCGTGGTCCTCTGCGAGGAGGAACTCGACGGCTCGCTTCGCCGTCTCCATGACCTCGGTTCCGATATCCCCGACAGGTGTGGGGACGGAGAACACATCGGCTTTGCCGAATGTGAGGTTGCCATCTTCTTCGGCTACGGGGATCCGCATCAGGACCCCTTCCTTGCGAGCAATGGCGTGGTGGGGGTAGCTGGCAATAAGCTCAGCCGGTCCTCCATCCCAGTCATTACTTTTAAGAGCTTCTGAGATGCGATCACGACGAGCTTCAAGCGAACCCTCCTTGAGCTTAGTGATGAGGTCAACCTCACCACGGGCAGCTCGGAGTGCTTCTGCAATAGTCGAATCGTTTGACATAGATGTCTCCGTTAGTGATGGTTCTAAGTCCATCAGTGACCGTGGGCAAGGGCAATTTCAACAAGGGATAGATGCGTCCCGCCAGAATCGATCAATTAAGCGATCCCCAGAGCGCATTAAGTGGGTTCTGATATCAGCATTTCGCCAAATGATGCCTAATAAAGGGCATCTACATCAATACCTTGCAGACATTGATGATTCTGATAGACTCGGTGAGTCTGATCGACTCTTTCGAGGGAATACGAGCGAGGCATGCTAATCACTATGGCGCCAGATAATGTCCGGCTTAACTACACGATTTCTAATTCGATAGACGATCTCCTCTCCGGCTACTGCGAGATCACGGGTCGGACCGCATCGGACCTAGTGAGACAGCTCGTATGCGAGGTCCTTGAGGACGACCGCCCATTGCCCCCTCCGGCGGATATCGTCGCCTTTGTGCGTGATGGTGATCGCAGAGATCGACGGACGGACATGTGGATGTCAGCTCATTCATTAACCACATTCGATAAAAAGCTGACCGAGGACGGATACCCAGGCAAAAGCGCGGTGATCGCGTTCCTGCTTAATGAGTTCTTGTCTACAAGAGCAAACCATGCTGGCACTGAAATGGTGAGGATCGCACCTTTCATTGACCGGATCACCTTCACCAAATTGGCGATGGTGGCTGCTGATCGCCAGCAGCCAGTCGAAGAACTAGTCTACGATCTATGCAAAGCATTTGTAACTCAAGGTAAGCCAACAACTTAAGCGCTTTACCGCCAAGGAGCATCACAGTGGCAGCACCACACAACAACATCCCGAACCTAGAAGTGTTCGGCAAAGGGCGCGGCGACTTCAGGCTGCCGTGCGGCTATGTCAGCGCCGAGGGTCGTGTTTACAACCATGTCTACCTCCGAGAAATGTCTGGTCTGGAGGACGACATTATGGGAGACGACGATCTGCACCTATCAGATCGTATGACTCAGATCATTGGCAACTGCATCGAAAAGCTCTCCACGATAAGCAAGGAGGGCGCAGGCCCTCAGATGATCACCGATCGAGACGAGATCATGGGCGCTGTGGGTGATGATCTGAAAGGTGGATTGGCGTTCACAATTGCGGACCGCATGGCGTGTTTGCTCTACATTCGTCGGCTGTCTCTTGGTGACAACTACAAGGTGGACGGGCGCATTTGCCCAGGGTGCAACAAGCCGCTCCACAACAAGCGCATCGACCTGTCTAAGCTAGAGGTTGGCTTCTGCAAAGACGCTACGAAGCGCAATGTGCGGGTCAAGCTGCCCAAGAGTAAGAAGACGGCCACTCTCACAGTTCTCGCGGCTTCGGGAGAGCGTCGTGTGTCTGAGGCGCGTCCCACAGCCAAGAACGCTCGATCCTACGCCATCCTCGGACGGCTGGTCTCAATCGATGACTACGCCGTTACCGGCGAGAATGACGTTGAGGACCTGAAGGTAGTTCAAAGTCTGCCTCGCGTAGATCGCATTCACCTCATTAACGTAATCAACATCATGGAAGGGAGTATCGAGACAGAGATCGAAATCAATTGCAATCGACCCGGCTGTCAGACCGAGTTCAAATTTGACTTGGATTTGGGCCAGGTTTTTTTCTCCAACCCCGAGGAGGAAGAGCTCAGCGTGGAGACTCTGGACTGGGTGTAGAAACCCCCGTCATCTACGACCAGTCCGGCTGGTGGACTGTGGATGGCCCCAGGTTCTTTGCGTTTTCCCCACTCGGGTCAAAATCGCAGCTTGAAATCGACATGCTAATTCTGGCCAAGGTATTTCACTGGTCACCAGAGTCAGTCATGAACATGACCTCATCAAGACGTCGGAGGATGCTCCGATTGCAAGAAGAGGTCACACGGCAGGAAAACGCAGCAAGTAAAGGTCAAACAACAAATCTACAGCCATCAGTTCCGACAGGTATCGAGCCAGCACATACTTCTTCGGAGGCGATTAGCTTAGACTACGGCGTATAGGAGCATCAAAAGGAAGACGGCATGCCTAGGAACCCAAACTACGCAATCCAAGGAGAGTTTCGTGGTGCACGCGCCATCATCACGAACCTTAACCAAATTGCATCTCAACTAGATGTAACTCGGATCGCCGCTACCAAGACGTTTGCCATTGATCGACAGATCAAGAATTTTGGCATTCAGATGGGACTCAATCGCCAACAGACGACGCAGATGGCAGACACGATTACCGGTCTGTCCAACGTCACTGGACTGAGTACCGAAAAGACGGGCGCACTCGTCAACGCAATGGCTGCGGCCGGACTAACCGCCGAAGACTTGGACAAGAGTCTTAAGGGACAAAAGGACACCTTCGGGGCCATCAGTAAGGGCGGCGCCAAGAACCTTGAGATGATGGCCGAGCTGACCGGTCGACATGGTCTAGCTGCGTCCGCCGTTATCAAGACGAACAAGTCGCTTAGTCACATGGGATCGTCCCTGGGGGATTTGTCAGACGATGTCACCAAGTGGCAGAAGGAATACAAGATCCCCGGAATGATCGGCCAGATCCCTATAGCCGTGTCATTCGCCGAGAAGTCCGTTGTGGAGTTCGGAGCACTCCTCGGAGTTAACTCGCGGGATATGGTCGAAAATACGATAAAGCTCGGTGCTACCTTCGCGAAGGTCTACGGGACAGACATCGCTGGCGGGATCGCTAAAGCTCAGCAGCACCAGCAGCACTTCATGCAGCAGTCTGCGACAAACAAGAAGGTATTCCTCGGATTGGCGGATAGCTTTAGCCCTCTCACCAATGCCTTATTTGAAGCTGGTCTGCAGTTCAGCGAAGTCGATGAGTTGATAACTAAGGGTCAAGATAATCCAGCCGAATTTGCTGATCAAATTTTGAAGATGCGCGATGCGATGCTCGCGACAGGCCCGGCCGGGGAGATGATGGCAGGCCGCTTGATGGAGCAGGTAAGGGCGTCATCTTCCGAGACCGTACAGGATATGCTCCAGTTCCCGAGCAAGATTAAAGAGTCGTTTGAGGCTGCGAGTGCGGCCGAGAAGGAGGCGGCGTCTAATTTTGGAAAGGGGAAAGCAACTTTCGCTCAAATGTCCGGCGCACTCCGTAAAGTTGGAGCTACGGCGCTCGACACCCTCAAAAACCTTCTAGACCTTGGGAAGTCCATTATTGGGCTTTCAATAGTGGACGACGCCTCGAAATCTTTCGAGGATCTCCATGACTGGGCGAAGGCTCTCAACCTCAGGATCAAGGGCCTTGCAACCAGCTTCGCTGATTGGCGGGACGAAAACAAACCTGTTGTTGCTCAGATTCAGAAGCTGATTAAGTACGGCGCCATCCTCGGAGCTACTGCTGCCACGCTGGCCTCAGCTGTCGGTGCTCTGGTCCTGCCGTTCACATCTTTGAAGGTACTTCTGACTAGACTCCCGATCGTAGGCGGTCCGGTTTCTAGTCTCTTCGGCGGTCTTGGGAAGATCGCCATGACTCTCGGCAAGAAGATCCTGTTCCCGCTTACGGCTATCGCGGCCGTTGTTACGGCTATCGAGGGGTTTGGTAAAGCCCTGGCCGACCCGAACCTCGGCGGCGCTGAGGCGATGCTGAAGGGAGTTGAAAGCGTCTTTGTTGGCATCGTTGACCTCGTCGATGGGCTACTGATGGGCATCCCAACAAAGATCGTGAAGTTCTTCTTCCCTAAAATGCGGGGTACACTCGCAGATGGTACTCGTCGTTTGTTCCTCCACCTCCAAGCGGAGATGGTTCGAGCCGGTAATTCCTCGTTCTCAGAGGTGTTCACCAGAATCGGCATTTGGATGGGCGAAAAGCTCGACAACATCTGGGCCAACATGAAGGGGAAACTTGAGGGCTGGAAGACCGGTGCTCGTGAAATGGGTAAGAACATCGGTCGAGTCTTGGGTCGACTGGGAAAGTGGGCCTGGGACGGCATCAAAGAGCTGTTCAAAGTCAGTAACTGGCAGAAGGCGTGGAAAGCCGTCACCGAATGGTTCGCCTCTGATACGGATCTCAATAACTCTTTCATGAACATCTTGGGAGGGGTTTGGGACGTCGTGTCAGAATTTTCTGCTGGGGTTGCCGAGGAGATATTCTTGAGCTTTGGGTCCAGCCTGGAGGAGGTTAAGGCGTCGTTCCAGGATGTCGGAGATTGGTTCCAGGACTGGGCAGATTGGTTCAAAGACGTAGCAATGGCTCCGATTACCGCAACGTGGTTAGAGGTAAAAGCGGATGCCTTAGAGGTATGGTCAGCCTTGGTCGTAGAAACGTCAAAGACGTGGAACACCATTAAGTACTCAATGGCCACAGCCATCGGCTGGATAATTGAGCATACATTCGGGCCGCTGTTGCAGGGCTACGCAAAGGTAGCAATGGCGATGGCTGAGGCCAGTTATGCAGCTAACGGCGAGGAGGCTGACCTGTTAAAGGCGAACGCTCTCTACAAAGAGCGAATGAAGGTCGCCGATGCCACAGCCGCCTCTCTGGGCAAAGAGGCCGAGGCATCGATAAAAGCGAGCACAATCAAGACAAAGGGGATCGAAGAAGCGGCAAAGGCAGCTCGGACGGCTGCGGACGGTTACGCGACTATTTTCGCTGAAGAAGAAAAGAGGGGTAAGGCGTCTTACAAGCTCAAGGCTGAGGCGCGTGATAAGAATGCAAGAGAGCGACGAGGCCGTGCTGAGCAGACAGCGAAATCTAAGCACCTCCGCCGTAAAGCTGTACACGATGAAAAGCTCGCCCAGGGCGCAATCGCCGACAAGATGCGCGGCGGATTTATTGGCCGTACCGAGGCCCTGATGGGTCGTCTTGCCCACTACCAAGGCCAGTACGCCAAGGCGGGCAAGATTGAATTCGCGGATCGCATCGGTTCAACAATGTCGCAGATGAGCGAGAACATTGACAAGTTCACGGTCATGCACGATCCAAACAAGATGATGTCTCTCATGAAGGAGACAGAAGGCCTTGTCGGGTCACAGGTGCTTGGCGAGGCTAAGGCTAGTGATGCCTACAAGACGGCAGGATCGGCTGACCCGTCACAAGCTGTTCAGGAGAACGTGCGTAAGGCCACTGCAAAGGCAGTCCCAACCCCGGCCGGGGCTGCGTCAGCGGGGCTTGGCCCGGTTGCCCCCGGTCAGGGACAAGGTCAAGGGGCGTTCTGGGACAAACCTCCCGCGTGGTGGCAGGTTCCGCCCCATTTCCAGGTCGGACTCGCTGCGAATGCTCAAGAGAGTCTCAAAGTGAAGGCTGATGAGAATGATCTAGCCGGAAAGACTGGAGCCGGTCAATAAATGGGAGTTAAACGAAACCCAACTGGACCACTTACCACGTCGACTCTGCGTCGAGTGAACGAGGTAATCTTCTGGGCGCCAACCAGGCCCCCGGAGATCCTGCCTCGTGACGATGATGTTGTCTATCTCATCCGCAGTCACGACCGCCTCGACAACATTGCAGCGGAGCAGCTCCTGGATGAACAACTGGGCTGGGTCATTCTCCACCGGAACGACCTCCGCCTAGCTCCCAACGATCTCGTACCTGGTCACAGGATCTTTATCCCGACTAGGGCGAGCTTGCAGGCACGGGGGATCGTTAAGTGAGTCAAGCGGGCGCCAAACTTCCAGACGATAGTGCCGATCCTGTATCTGGGTCCTCCCAGACCGGCAACGTCGGTGATCTGTTTGCGCCATTCTTTCGAGTGCAGTTTAAGAACGTCTCCAAGGAGCAAGTCGCTAACCAAAGAAACCAGGATCAGTTCGACATCGATCAAATAAACGACGCGCTTGCACTCGTTCCAGGTGCAGATCCACTTGCGGGCGCAACGAATGTATCGGCTCTCGGGAGCATCATCTCCAATCTTGGAAGTTCAGATTTCTCTGAGCAAGAATCCTTGGTTCCAGGAGATGATTCGTTCGCGCTCGATTCCAGACTGCTCCAGAATATAGCCGCGAATCTGAAGATTGAATCAAAGGCTGGGTCCCCGTTGAAGTTCACGCTGGTTCTGACCCCTCCATACGATGATGGGATCAGGCTGCTGAACAATAAACTGCTTAACTTCGGAACCCTAGTAAAGGTTCAATGGGGCTACGCGGGTTGGGGAGGGGCCACCATTCTTAGCGATGTCTATGTGTTCCGGAACAACTATCCGCAGGCCCAATTTGGGGAGGATATTTCGATCACCGTTTCTGGGCATGACCTGACCTACTCTGTTGGTTCTAGGAACACAGGTCGTAGGAACTGGCTGTTCAAAGAGTACAAGAACGATTGCGAGATCGTAGCTGAGATCGTAGGCCGAACTCAGACCCTTCTAGACATCTCGGCAGTGCCGGAAGATTCAACCTTCCTTACCGGAGCGAACAGGCCGGTAGAAGAGGGGCCCCCAGCCCCTCCAGGCGGGGTTATGCAGCAGGTCACAGATTGGGCCCTCATTAGAAGACTGTGCCGTGACCACTCGTTGACCTTCACATCATCGAGCAACACGTTCCGCATTTTTTCTTTGCACGATTCGTCTAAGGACAACACCTACTCCTATCGGTTTCTTTATCGTCAAGCCCCTGAGGGGCCGAACGATATACCCGTCATGAACATTAACGGGAATCTGCAACCGTGGGTTTTCCTACCAGTATCCGGTAGAGGGTTAGTTTCTTACAAATACGATCCTGATGCTGACGGTGACGACAAAAGCTCAATGGTTGAGGACACTGGGGCAGACTCAGACAAACCCCTGCTCGGTCCGGGAAGCGGTGAGCCCGGTAAGACCACAGGGAACTCTCCCGAGGATGCTGGAATTCTTTTCGATAAAGGAAGCGGAGTAAGCGAGCCGGACGAAGAGATAGGCCCTACTACACCGTCACCCGCAAACGAAAAGGATAAGGATCTTCCTAACGTGCTATCCACTCCAGCTAAAGGCCACAACGCTAATCAGAAAGCTGCGGCCGTAGTCAAGGAGGCGCAGACATTTTCCCACCCCAAGGTGGGGGTGACCGCCCCAGGTGTTGTTGATATGTGGCCTGGTGTAGTTGTGCAACTTGAGGGCACTAGCGTCCTGTTTGATGGTCCTTACTACGTCTTGAATGCGACGCACACCATCGGGAATAGCGGCTATGACATGCAGCTTGAATTGATGCGACTCACGGTTAAAGGGCACGATGTGAAAAAGCCGAAAGACGTGCGCTCGCCGACAACCGGGGCTGGCGGAGGGGATGCTACTGCAAGTGCAATTGAGGAAGAGAAACTAGACCTTCAAAAGGACCAAGTCCTCAATCTGGGGAATTAGTATGGAATTTACAGCTAACTCAGTAGTGAGATGGATCTCAAACGTAACCGAGCTCGGGCTAGAGTTCGCGTCGAGGCGCTACTACGGGCTCTACGGAGCCACTGTAGAGTCGAACGATGACAGGCGCCAGCAAGGACGTGTCTCAGCGAGAATTGGCGTCTTAGCAATCGGGACTACGGACGCGGCTAAAGTTTTTACTCCGGACGTTCACCCGGAAATGCTCATGCCTATGTCCATTTACGCAGGGGTCGAGCACGGCATCTACTTCCCTCCAGAAGACGGTGATTCGATCTACGTGTCCTTCGATCACGGTGATGGTCAAGCCCCTCGACAGGTCGGAAGTTTCTGGTCGAACCCAAACGCGTCGAAGGCGGCTAGCACATCTCACCTACCGACCGAATTCAAAGCCAAAAAGGGGAAGGGCATTCCACTGAAGCGTGGAATCAAGACTGGGTTCGGCCATGGTCTGATCTTCTGCGATGACCCAGAGGAGCCCTATGTGGCGATCTGGAGCGGCGAGCAGCTAGGAAAAGACGACAAGGGGCGTCCTAAGCAGGGTGAGGCTCGGCGCAGTCAGCAGATCACGCTCTCTGATACGACGGCCGCTCCCACTGTGAGGGATGAAACAGTTGAGGAAGGCATTTACGCCGACACGATCTACGGTCACCGCATCGCTCTTAACGACACATCCAAATACATCATGATCTCCGGACTCCGAGCTGATGTAGATGGAATCAATGCCAACTCGATCAAGATAGAAGACATACCTGGCAAGGTCACGGTTAAGACAGCTGGTCCAGCAGGCTTAGCGCATACGATCGACCTTGATAACAAGACTGGCCTGATCACAATTCAGTCAAGAGTTGGGCCCACTCAGTCTGTCGTTATCGACTCGAACACCGGGAACATCAACGTGACTGCTACTGGGGCTCTAACCATGTCCGCTGCTGGAGGCATCGCGATGGGCTCTGGGGCTGCGCCACCTGCTCCTAGTGGTCCTGGGGTTGCAGTCGAGACAGGGGTCGGTGCGAAGATCATCAACTTCGTAGGAGCTGTCACTGAGACGCTGGGATCGTTTGCCCAGACGGCCGCGACCGTGGCGATTACTGCGACCACATCGATGCTCATTACTACGCCTTCCCTGATCATTAACTCGGGGATCTTCAACGTCCCCGCAGCGGCTGTGTCTCTGGGGCCCCCTGGAACGGGGATCGTGTTGTTCGGCGGGCTCGTCACCATCGGTAACCCGGCTACTGCCAGGAACCTGGCCAATGACCTTCTTGTAGACTTTGTGCTTAATCACGAGCACCCTCTCGGAGACTCAGGCTCGCCGACCGGAATACCTACTCCAGGGCCTATCAGCACGCTTGCCCCTGGATTCGTTGGAAACGCTTTGCCCCCTATTACCTTGGCCCAATACGCATCAATCATGAAGTCGACCTAACATGACCAGAATCAAAGGAATCTCAGTCCCCTTCAAGTTCACGAGTCGTGGTTATCCAGAGTCGTGTGTGGATGAGAAGTGTCTTCACGACTCCGTATTCACAATCCTAAGCACGATTCCAGGAGAACGCGTAATGCGGTCGACCTTCGGGTCTTACCTACGCATTATTCTGTTCGATTCGATCTCAAGGGCCACCGGGTTCCGCGCTCGTGCTGAGGTGTTTCGGGCCATTTCAGTATGGGAGCCAAGGGTCGCTGTTCAAGATGTTTTGTTCGAGCTGGACGATACTACGATCACCCTCCATGTAACATGGAGGTCTAGTGGAAACCTTGAAGCCAGAACGACTTTGGCCCTCCCACGAGTGGTGTAACGGACAATGAGCATCGAACTTAGCCCAACCGCACGGCTCCTGACACGGTCCACATTTTTCGGCAAAGACTTCGACACCCATCGTCAGGAGATCATTGATGCGATCAACGCCACATTTGGCGCAGATGTAGCATCAAACATCGTCGCATCTGAGCAGGGAGTCATGCTCATCGAGGCGAACGCTAACGCCCTCTCTACCCTGTCGTGGTATGGAGATCGTCAGGGCGATGACGTCACACTTCAATACGCACGCTTGCGTTTTGCGGCCGTCACTATCGCCCGTCAGTTGGGCTACAAGACCACCTCGTCAGTTCCAGCCGTAGTTGATGTAAGAGTCCAGCTCGTAACAGCCCCTCCAGTGCAACTCACCATTCCGAAGGGTCAGAAGGCGTCCGGACCTGACGGGCTAGGCTTCGAGACCCTAGCGGATCTCGTGTTTGATCCTGGTCAAGTTGGCGCTGGGCTGCCCCTGGGCATGAACGTGGTCGAACTGGTCATCGATCCAGCGACACCAGCGACGATCTATGCGGCCACAACGTCCGGAGTGTTGAAAACACTCTCATCCGGTACGCTGTGGAGTTCTGCCAATAGTGGTCTGAGCAACACCAACATAACGGCGTTGGTTATTGATCCGCTTTCACCTACCACCCTCTACGCAGGGACGCTTACTTCTGGGGTCTTCAAGACGACAGATGGCGGACTAACGTGGGGACCCTCCAGCACCGGCTTGTCGAACATCAAGATAACCGCGCTTGCAGTCGACCCGGTTACCCCTTCGACGCTTTACGCCGGGACAAACGCTGGCGGGCTGTACAAGTCAATCAACTCAGGGACTACGTGGTCGTCGGTCAACGTAGGAATCATTGATTTTGTCATTCAGTCCATTGCCATCGATCCTGTTACCCCGGCTACTATCTACGCGGGAATGTTCAGCGGGGGAGTATTCAAGACCATCAACTCTGCCCTGTCATGGTCCGCATCGAACACCGGGCTCGCAGATACCAACGTCACAGACATCGCCATCGACCCAGTCACCCCCGCAACGATCTACTTGGCTACCGTAGGCGGGGGGATCTACAAGACGACGACATCTGGTGCACTCTGGGCCCAGACTAACGCCGGTTTCACCGCAACCTCCCCAGTAGACATTAAAATCGACCCGGTCACCCCATCGATCATTTACGCGGCATCAAGTGACTCTGGTGTCTTTAAGACCGTCGATAGCGGCGCAAACTGGGCCACAGCTGTTTCTGGTCTGACGGCCACGAACAATCAGGCCCTTGCTATTGATCCGTTGACCCCGGTAACCGTCTACGCTGGGTCAACCGATGGCGGCATCTTCGTGTCGATCAATTCAGCAGTCACATGGGATCCGATCAACAATGGGATTGATGATCCGATCAAGATCGTTCAGATGCGGGAGGGGAGAACGCTTCAGGCTGTGTTCCGTAGCACTGGAGAGCCGTTCCAGATATACGAACTCTCTGTACCGGGAACCTCTACCATCGCCCAGGGATCGCCTGTTACCTCAGTAGCTGGCATTCTGTGGCCGGAGACCGCTCTACTAGCGTATGAGCAGACTGATCAGGTTGAGATCGAGTATGGCCTGTCCCCTCCGCGCGTGATCTTCGGCGATGGTATTGCCGGAAACATTCCACCTAAAGATGCGGAGATCATCGTCACGTTCTTCGTAACATCTGGCGTATTTGGGTCGATTGCCTCTGACACGATTGGAAACTTCACCACTCCAATTGTGGCCGGGACGACCACCATCTCGACCGTGCTCTCAAACACGTCCCCGTCTACTCCAGGGTCTGACCCAGAGCCGCTGAACAGCATCAAGGTCAACGCCCCTCAAGTATTCCAAGCAGCTGGACGGGCGGTCACGGCTGACGACCTAACGGGCTGGATCAACTCTTACGTTGATCCTGTGTTTGGCGCGGTATCTAAAGGCCGTGCCACATCGCCTAGGTCAGCTATTGCTGACGCTGAAGCCCAGAGCATTATTGCTAGCCTGATCGCCCTCAACGTCCCAACCTCGCTCACAACTCGCCTCTCGGACTACGTCGAAGCTATCCTGTCATCAAACTGTTCGGCTAATGTGGTCAACGCGCAGATCCTCGCGGCCGATTCGATCGGGCGCTACGTCCCTGCCAGTGAAGGCCTGGCAAGAAACCTAGCGACGTTTTTGAATGGTATCGCTGAAAGCACTGTGGAGGCGGTCGTAACAGATGGTTCCGTCAACCTACTATCGGTGGATGCCATCATTGGTGTCAAAACCCTTAGTAACATCACCAGTGATGAGATACGAATCGGCATCGTCGACAATGTTCGTACGGCAGTTCAAAGTCTCCTGATTGGTCGGGAGTTTGGCGACTCTCTTAGGGCTGGAGACCTCTACCAGACAGTCGAGGCTATCACGGGGGTCGACTATTCCCACATCACAGTGGTTGTGCGAAACAACATCGGGGACGATATTAGCTCCACCAGACTCAACTCGTTCGGCGATCTCGAAATCTCGGAGTTCGAGGTGATTACGATGGGCGCTTCTCCTGATATATCGCTCTTGTAGGAGATAGGAAACAATGGCCGACCTAACCCCACAAAATGAATTCCCGATCCCGACAGAGTTCGAGGAGCCCTACTACCCGACCATCAAGTCTTACTTTCTCGCTACCGACATGGCCGATTGGGCTCTTGCTGAGAACGATAACTTTGTGTGGTCCGGAGGTGGGTCTTTCTCCTGGAGCGCCACTACGGGCGCTCTTATATGGTCGAACCCAGTGGAAATCCGCACCAAGACAACGGTCTGGAACATCACCATTCAAGGTCCGCCTGCCCCCGGTGGTTCTGTAGTACTACTGGATGGCGAGTGTGCCTATTTCAAGCACCCCCGACTGCTCGTTGGAAATCAGATCGCCTCTCTAATTGTTGGCCCGATCACTCTAATTCCTGGCACACGACTCCACGACATCACTCTCCTCGCCACGCGGGTAGGGACAACTGTATTCTTCGCTGACGGAAAGTCCCTGAAGGATGGAGAGTCTGGAGAGATATTCGGTGGAGGCACCGGATCTACTGTCCAACCACACGAGCATCAGACGGCGAAGATCATAGAGCCCCCACTTTCAGGGACATCAATCCTTGATCTGAACATTGCCAGCTTCGCCCCGGCGCTCCTCAAGCGGATTAGGCTCTTCCGTAACGGCGAGTTCCAGAGTGAGCCAGATGATTACTCTGTAGACACTGGTACCGGACTGGTCACGCTTGTAGTACCCAGCTTTCGGCCGAACCTCCTCGATCCGGATCCAGAGCGATTCGTCATCTTGATGGAGACCTTCCCTCCAATCATTACTACCGGCGATCACCAACATATGGCGCCGCGTGTCGTTGATCCCCTCTCAGGGACCTTCCAAATCGACATGCTTGTCACATCTCTGGATTACCCAGCTCTGCAGCGCATCGAGTTCCACCGAAACGGTTCGATCCAATCTGCTCCAGATGACTACACACTGGATCTACCATCTGGTCTGGTCACGATCACCATTCCTGCGGTTACCGGTGAGAGGTTCACCGTCTTCCGCGAGGTCGAGTTCTAGTGCCTGATTCCTCTATCGGTTGGGGACACAATCCGTTCGGAAGTCACCAATTCGGGTTTGGTGATTGGGCCGAAGAGATGCTCTGGAAAGCTATTCCAGAGACTTACAGGGATTGTGATGAAGAAGGTCCAACAGGAAGCTCGGTCCAGCAGCCACTAAGAAAGTTCCAATCGGCGCTCAAACCGTCCTACCAGGATCTACGGATCAAATGGCACCAGTTTTTAACTCTGTGGGATGCGATCAGGGTTCCGTTAGACCAACTCCCGCAGCTGGCCTACAACGTCGGGATTACGGTCGATCCAACCAAGTCTGAAGGCCTACAGCGAAGCTCGGTCCTCAATGCCAGCACACTCTGGGTGAATAAGGGCACCGATAAGGGTTACGACATCACTGCCGCATTTGAAGGACTGCTCGTTACGACCACCCCACTGTGGGCCCAGACCTGTGGGCCTGCGGACCATGTTCTCAGCACTATTGGAGAGCTCGCAACTCCGTTCGATCTTTCCACAACTCTCCTCAATCCACGTCCTATCGGCCCTGGAACCTTACACATCAACGTGACCACGAAATACGGTATTTCGGAACAGATCAGCGATGACGAACTTGGTTCGCTATTCGGAACTGGCAATCAGCAAAACGGTCCACTTACTCGCATCGATATTACCCCTACTACTACTCTGTCTCTCACGTCAATCGTCGGGCTTTTCGGAGTCGGCAACACGGTCACCCAGGGCGCCACAACCGGGACGATCATCGCCATAGGTGCCTCCTCTATCAATGTTGTCACTACTGCTGGCGTGTTTGGGACAGGCGCTATCCTCGACACCACGTCTCTCGCTACAGCTACGGTTACCATCACCTCGCCAGATGTAATCGCTGCTGGGGATACGTTCGTAGGAGAAACATCTGGGACTACCGCAGTTCTCAGAGACTTCAAAACGTCTTTCATGATCATTGACCGGATTACCACGCTTGCCGGGTTCACTCCCGGAGAAGTTCTGCGCTGTCTGACGGGCTCAGGCCGCGCTATCGCCGGAATTACCACTCAACTAGTGCCTGGTCCTCTACGGGCTCGCCTTACGCTCTCAGCCATAGTTGGCGCGTTTATCGCAGATGACGAGGTCACTGGCGGCACTAGCACCTCTGTAGGGTTGGTGGGAAGTGTCAGCGGATCAGCTATCAACGTCGAATTGATCACTCTCCCAGGATTTTCTGTTGGGGAAACTATTACCTCTGGGGCCAACTCGGCCACCATTGACGCAATCTCGTACGGCACAATTGATTACATCGGCGGATCGATGGTCGGAGAGACTGTGCCTCTTCTGGCCGGTTCCACGGTTAACTTCGTTGTCGAACTACTTACTGCTGGCCCTACCCAGTTCTTAGCGTCCTACGATGAGGTGAGTGCGGACCTCCTGCCTATAGACCTCATCAAGACGGACAGATACGAAGAATGGCCCGACACGCTCAGACCTGTGAGAATTAGGGGAGGGATCATCACCGATGGTGAGTGCCGGTCTCACTCACTGAGACTCTTCTTCTTTACCCCAGACAACACCGAAATCGAGAACTTTACCGATGTCGCGGCCCGAGTTCTGCTCGCTCTAGAGTCTTTTAGGCCGATTCACGTCGAGTTTGATAAAATTTCGTTCGATGGGGCACGTGCGTCATCACAGGTGTGGCGGATAGCTGGGGTTAATGCGGACTCGTCCGCAGCTGCCGTGTGGTCAGCTTCAGTGGTCGGAAATCAACTAGCAACTTCGCAGGTATGGACAACCGGTCCTGTATCAGCAGACGTCGCGGTCTAGAGAGGGTTAAATGGCTAAAGCGTTTGCGCTAAAGAGGTCGACTGGCCAGCCAGTAACCATCAACACGGTGGAGGCTACGGCCACAGATTTAGGCACTGTCATCACTGGCGTGCAAACTGCAGCGCCATTTCCAGCGCGTTGTGTGAATATCTACACCGTATTCCAGGGAAATCCCCTGATACTCGTCGTGTCCGCCGTCGGGGACATAGAAGTTCACCAGCTGATAGCTGGGACATGGTCCGTCGTTGCTGGGCCGTTCTCTCCTCTAGTTGGGCATGTCCTTACGCCAATCTGCTTACAGATCGTCAATGACACCGTTGTGGCCCTGTGGTCAGACGAAGCGGGCGCGGGGGACGGAATCTCGGTCTCGTCGTCTACTGACGGAACTACGTGGTCAACGCCTTTGACTGAGCTGGCCGTAATCGGCGCATCAAACGGTGGAGACTCAATCGTATATCGTGGCGCCATTTGGTTTGCAACGGCGATTGGTCTGTGGAGTTATGCGCCCCTAGCCAGGTTCATTACGCTCGCCGGTATCGTAGGGGCCTACACAGCAGGTGAGACCGTTACCGGAAGCGTTAGCCTAACTACAGGTGTGGTCAGGAGCTTCAGCGGTTCCCTGCTTCGCATTGATACGGTCTCAGGAACTGGCTTTGCCATAGGTGATGTAGTCACCGGTCTTAACAGCGGTGCCACTGGAAACTTTTCGTCGAGCACATCATTCGTAAACGCTGCACCGGATACCGGAAGCGACACGTTCCTTACGGGAGCATCGGGCTCAGCGAACCTGCTCGGGAGCTTTGCAAGCTGGGATGGCAATCTCTACTTTATGCAGCCGAAGACGGTCAATGGTCCTATCAGGATCTACTCGCTCGACGCGAGCTGGGAAGCCCCTCTCGTTGTCCCTGCCCCGCAGTGGACGGCTGTCATCTTCACAGGAGTCGGTGACGTTGGTATCGCAACCGTATCGGGAGATGCCGGTATGTGGTCGATGTTCGTCAACAAGACTGACGACCTCTGCTTGTTTTACTCTGGGTCTGGTAGCACCAAGTTGGCGAAAACAACCAGTAAGCTATTTCCTCTTTCGTTCTTGGATCTGACAAACACTATCCTCCCCTCAGCGATAGCGGCCAAGACGAGCCTCGGCATTACGCTATACACCGATGACCGACGCCGCGATAACATTCTTCAGACTCTTTTGATCCGCGACCTGAACGCAGGGACGACTCTAGTTACATCCTGGGATGGGGCCTCCGCTCTTGTAGAAGAAGGGATCATTACCGGGTCCGACTTTCTTCTACCAGCTACGCGCACAGGCGAAGGCGCAACCTTTACAAATCTGCAGCCAACGGTCCACATCACAAGTGCCGCACAACCTTTCCCTGGTCGGGTTAGGATTGATTACATCGTAAAGGCCGATCCGGCGCGTACTGTTGGAATACTCCCTGAGTATTCAATCGATGGAGACCAGTATTTCCCGATGACGCAAGGTGATGCCGATAGCGGCGTAGACAGTCTCGCAGCGACACCATCTGGCGATCCTTACTTCTTTAACTGGGATACGTTCGCCGACCTTGATGGTGACTTTGATAACCTACTCCTTCGCATCGTAGACAGGATTACTGGGGTTTAAGCATGGTAGCCGGACCAGTTCAAGTTTTCACAAAGGACGACGTCAAAGCGCGTTGGACTGAACGCTATACATCAGATGCCATCAACAAGAAATTCCTCGGGCTTCCCCGTGGGATCTACCTCGGGTTTGTCCCGTCCCCTACTGGAGCTGTTCTCGATCTCAAGGTCGATAAGGCCATCACATTCACTACGCTGGTAGGGTCATTCGTTATCGGAAGCGCGATCCTCGGCGGTATTAGCGGAGCGACCGCAACCATCCGCGTAATCAGCGATGGCTACATCCTCGTAGACAATGTGGTCGGGATATTCCAAACAGGGGAGACCGTCACTAGTGGTCCTATATCCGCTACGGTGGCACTCTTCATAGAAGAGGATGTTTCTATAGGGCGTGTTGTCTCCAGTTCTGCACTATCTGCGGGCCGCAGTGATCGCATGCTGGATGTGGTAACCACAGACACCACCTCGCTGGACTTCACAGGATTCAGCGACGGCACTTACTACGTCATCCTTCAGGCGTCTTACGAGGTTGGGGCCGCGACTCTAGGCTCGATTATTACCAGAACTACCCCAGAACCGTCCGGCGCTGCGGAGGTCCTGATCTGTGTCGTGACAAAGGTAGGAGCAGTGCTGACGGTTGCTGCGACAGCACCCGTGACACGACACGAGCCCGTAGCGTTCGACGGCACTCGGATCGGCTTCATGCCGGGCGGCTCGATCACCAAGCTGATCGCTGCCGCGATCACTACAGAAGAGGTAATCGCGTCACGCCAACTCATCGATGGAACTGCTGGGAGCACGTTCGACTCGCTCTTTCCTCAAACGACTGGACTCCCAGCGCGTCTTAAAGCTGATCTGTCTAACGTAAGCATGGCAGGGAGACTGGGTAAAAATCTCATCACTGTCAGAGGCAACGAGTTCACACTCGCTGCCCCTGGAACCTCTGCTAACGTCTCCGGATCATTTGCGGCCCGCAATAGGGACTTTGAGCCGTACAAGGACATCTCCCCTGCTACCGGAATTAACTTACCAGCAGGAGTGCCCGTAATCATTGCTGACGATGGATCTGAGTTCATTGACGTAGTGATCACCGGACTGGTTGGAACCTTCACACCGGGACTCCTCATAACAGGAGCTACGAGCGGTGGCACTGCCATCGTTAAAGAGGTGGTCGGGCTCACACTCACGTTAGGTGATTTTGTCGGATCACTCTTTGTCGGCGAGGTAATTAACCAGAGCGGCCCTCCTGCGGCAACGGCAACAGTCTCAACCGTGAGCCTAAGAGAAGGTGCCGTTACAGAGGTCTCTGGGGCCGTAATTGAGAGCCGGAACGTAGCAACCATTGTCGACTCCGACACTGGTCAGAAGCTCGTCAACACCACCGGCCAGATCATCTATGGTCGAGTGGTCTACGGTCCTGGCGGGGCAAGTAATCCAGGAGCCCTGACACTGGCGGCGGGCCAGCAACTCAACTTCACGGCGAGCACGTCGACGGTAGTTGTAGCTGCGGGAACCATCAACACCCCAGCGGATCTCGACGTTGGAGACATCATCGAAGGCGATGATGGAAGGTTCTACGAGATATCCTCGGTCACCGGCGGTCCGATCACGAGCTTCGACACTCCAGTCGCCAAGCCTTACGTTGGCCCGACCGCGATCAACGTCGGCAGCATGACCCGGCATCGTTACATTCTTGAGTTCTACACAGTGGTCGCTGGCGCTGAAGTAGCGGCTACACTTCCAGCCGGTGACTACCAGTTCTATTTCCCAGCGTGGTTTACGGCAGAGAAATCAAACTTCAATGCGGCCCTCGACGCGCAACCAGGCGAAGCTCCTCTGTCGGTCAGGGCTCAGTATGCGGGCACGGACACGGGCTCTACCCTAGGCGCAACGGCAATCAGTGCGCCTCAGGGAGTGCTCAACTTCATTGAAGGGGCGGATATTGGACTCGTCGTCAAAGACGATCCAGCAACAGGGCGGATCAACATCACTATCAGGTCGACAGCGGTAGCGCCTCCTGCCGGACTGGCGCTAGAAACAGGGACCCCACCCTTGATCGAAAGTGGGTCTGGCGCTGCTAACCCTCTTGGAAGTCTACTTGCCTCAGCATCAGACCACACTCACCCAGCCTCTTTAAAGGTCGATGTAGTTCCTCTAGCCTGGGCCAACTCTTTGACCGGTCAAAGTACCGGCGTCGTCTCCTTTACCCCTCTCTTCGGCTTCGTCATCTTCTCCGGATACACGACTGTCAGAAGTATCAGTGAATCTGCGAACAGCTTCGGGTTCATCACCGGTGCGGGTCAGTGGGCGGTCGGCGGCACCCACATGGCCACAGGTGGCGGCAATGGGCACGTCCATACCACGTGTACAGCTTCAGGAGAGATTGCTGGAGTGTTGGATGCCCTCACAGGTGGGTGGGGGACATCCTTCCAAAACAATGTCGGTTTCTCCGCTGCCATAGTCTCGTCGGCCCTCGGGGCTGGCGGTATAACACTGACACCATCCCTGGCCATAACTGGCGGCGCAGTTGTGATGTTCGTTGGTTAGTAATCGGAGAGTGACAAAGTGCTTGGTGATCTACTCGGTTTACTCGGTGGGCTGTCTAATCCGCCAACAGGCCAGCCGACCGCACCCATCAGTCTAAGTATCCCTAGGGATCATCCGATGGCTCAGGAGATCCTAAATGCGGCCCAAGCTCTAGCAACTACTAGAGAGACCGCATCAAAGGTGGTCTACCGGACTGGAAAGCTAGACCCGGACAAGTGCGTAGAGGACTTCCTCGTAGTGCTGAGGAAGCTCGCCAAGTACGAAGGCCTCGACCTCGACGCAGAGATCGACAAGCTGCGCAGCGTGCAACCAGGCGTCGGGAACGGACTCCTCGACATCGCTAAGAAGCTGGCTAAGAGTGAAGGGCTAGATATCCCAGGTATCCTAGGCTAGCAGCTTGAACCGGCAGGTCCTAGCTCTGAAGGTTCGTGAGTAATCGAAGGAGTCGATCAGCGCATTAACCGATGCTGTCGGTGTTGCCGTTGCTGTTTTTCCTGATGGCTTGCGCCCTACGTTACCCTTCAAGCCCTTCTTCGACAGGCTTCGGTTGTAGCACTTTGTGGAGCCATCAGCTTGTTTGTTGCAGCTTGTTGGATCATCATCGTCGCCAGCGTTTTCGACGCCTGGCATTAAACTGGCCGCGTCATCAGCATTACCACCGCCACCGCCAGCTGACTTTTCCCTCTTTCCTCCGATATTCGGAATAGCCTGGGCAGCACCACCTGGAGGCGCTGCTGCGTGCGGTGGTGTGTCGTGAAGGTCTATCTGCTCACCATCTCCAGTAGGGTCACCGAGAGGGTTGGCTTCTGGGTTACTGGCGACTGGCGCTGCTCCTCCTCCAAGATTACTTGGAAGTTGCTGGCCTTGGGCAGCAACTGGCGCTCCCCCACCTTTAAGGTTACTCGGGATGTTGGATGTTGGCTGATTAGTCTGCTGAGTATTTCTCCTGTTAATGTTTTGCTGATTTGCAAAATCAGCAGAGGCCTGGTCGTTCTTTTGTTGTGGGGTCAGCTCGACCTCAGGCTTGACCTCAGGCTTGGCGCCTTCTGGGTAGGAGAATGGCGCCCTCTGAGTCTGGGCGCCCTGGGCGTAGGCCTGGCTCATCGCACTGGCATCAGAAGCTGCTGGTGTTGGCGCTGCCGTTGGTGCTGCCGTTGGTGCTGCCGTTGGTGCTGCCGCTGCCCGTGCGCTGGGTCCGATGCTAGGTACAGCATCGGGCGGTAGAACTGCTGCCGCTTTTGCCTTGGCTACCTTATCAAGTCGTGCCTGCTTGCGAGCTTGATCCGCGAATTCGGCGGAAGGTCCGGCATTGGCTATCGCCTTACCTTGTGTCCATTGCTGCTTTTGTAAGGCATCAGCCGTAGCCTTAGAGGCCTTAGCGGTCCGGTTGCGCTCGGCGGCGGCGGCTTCCGGATTCATATTAAACGTGTCTAGTTTCGGTGTGTCGTCACCAGCAGCAGTAGCCCTTGCGTTAATGGCTGCTTTTTCCTTTTCACCTGCTTCCCACCTTGTAAACGGGGCATCTTGGGCATTCTGTGTTGATCTTACAGGGCCGTGTTCGTCCCCAGTTGGCGCATCTGCGGTTGGACCGCCCCCACGGTCCTGCCACTTCTGGCGCACCCACTTACCAGCTTTTGCTGCGCCGCGTCCAGCCGCCGCTGCCCCACCGGCGATGCTCTTACCAGCTTTTGCTGCCCCACTGGCGATGTGAGGGGCTGCCGCACCTATACCAGCGCCGATGGCCGTTCCAACGCCAGGAGCGATGGCTGAGCCAATTGCAGCACCGGCCAAAGCACCTCCTGCGGTCTTACCGCCGACCTGTGTCGACTGCATCCTATTGCCAAGGGCGTAAGCTGCGGTCTCCTTGGCCTTATCATCGCCCCCTCCAGCTGCTCCACGGGCAAAGTTCACAGCCGTATCAGCGACACCGCCAGCAACCTTCTTAGCGGCGTGACTTCCGGCATCGAACGCTGTTTTGCCTACGTGACCGATCCCCCTGCCGATCCCTCCGGCAATTCCCTTGCCTGCCCAGCCAAGTCCTCTTCCGATTCCTCTGGCCGCATCTCCGGCCAAGCCTTCATCAAGGAGAATCAGGGGGCTCCGGTAAAGAGCGTGTTCCAGTTCGAGCTCTTGATGCTCAACTAGATGATAAGCCCGACAGGCAATACTCTCGGACTCACGTAGTACTAAGGCAGATCGCTGTAGTGACATCTGGGCTGACCTATTCAGTGGCATTGATGCCAGGTTACGTGATCAGCACCTTCATGTGGTGGCTAAACCCAAGGGGTCCGGCCACTGAAACAGATATCTGTCCAGCAGTAGGGCGCACTCGCACGTAGCGGTGCGAAACGTCTCCAGCACCAAGAGGGAGTGTTGTCAGGGCGACGAGACCCTTCTGACCTAGGGTAGTCACAACTGGAACCGTGAGAAGTCCTGGCTCAGCCGTCACGCCACTCGAAATTTCGAACGTGGCGCCAGACGACACGGACGAAACCCAGATAACAGCGCCTAGAGACTGGGTGTCAAACTTGATCCAGAGATCGTCCAGCGGCGCTGCAACGAGCGGGATGTCGTCCTTTTTGATGTGCATCTGATTCTCCCGTTACTTTCTGTGTTGAGGGCGACTAGTGGTGTTAGTCACCGGCGATCATCGCCTCAAGCTCTGTTGCATTTGGACCGGCCGTGACGAAGAGAGCGGTGATGCCGTTTTCAGACATCAGGATTCCATCTCCAGGACCGAACGAGAATGCAGGCGCGACAATACTATCGAACTTAAGCATGACCGGAAAGTTGGTCCGCAGGAACAACCGCTTACACAGCTGCACCCCTCCGAAGCCTACTTGCTGATCTACAGCCCCGCCAGCGATGACCATTGGAAAGTGCTGAGTGACCTCAGACACGAGGAGTGTGTCGTTGAGGACCTTCTGCGCCTCGATAGTTCCAGCAGAATTGTAGACCTGGAAAGTACCGTTGACCTTGATTGTCTTTGCACCCATACCGCACCTCGTCCAGGCATTCTACACGACAGCATCAGTCGCGCGTAGCCAGTTACCTTTATGCCTTAGGCTTGCCATTCTTTGGCTTGATGGCAGCCTCAGCTGCTGCTTTGTCCTTTTTGGCCTGACTCTTGGGCGTTGAAGCCGTTTTCTGGTCATCGGCAGCCGCATCGTAGACCGAATCCAGTCCAGTGTCCGGGGCGCCCCTCTTGGGGGTGCTCACCGTAATGTCGATGTCGGTATCGCTAGGGGACAGCTCCTCCTTGAGCTTTGCAGCGAAATCTTCAACACTCTCAACCGTGGTGAACCCCGAACCGGACAGGGATTCCACCTTCATTTTTTCGTTGTTGGCGATCGTGAATATCTTTCGCGTTTGATTGCGGCCCGCAGACTTCCCAATGACCGAGAAGTCACCGTAGGACTCAACGGTGGACACAACGGCCTGGGAGGTTGGCTTCCAGCAGTTAGTGGTCAGGGGGAGCTCTCCGTGAGTCCCGAGACCAATCTCCAAGCAGAACTGCCCGCCAGGGGCAATAGCGTCGAAGACCTTGTTGAATATCTGCCTTGGGTGGGGGATGTCATCGACACCTTCGGCCCAAATGACCACATCGAACTTCTCAACGAGTTCGGCGTCTGCCTTCCTGCGGATAAACGATGTCCCGACAAGCTCGTCAACGAACTCAGCGATCGTGTTCATGGGCCGCAAGTAGATCGTGCGCGGCTCGAACCCTACGACCGTTGATGCTCCTGCGTGGATCGCCTCGATGCAGAGGCCAGAATTGCCTGGGCAGACAACTAGGACATTCTTGCCCTCAAGTTCAAGCCCGAGGCGAGCCAGGTAGTCTCGGGGGTTGTACTTTCCGGGAAGCGCAAACTCATCACTCAGCTTCACGCTGAAGCTATAAGGGTCTCCTGCCGTAAAGAACGAGGAGGCCTTAAAGGACTTGATGCGGGTCTCGATGGTATCAGTAACGCTCATTTGCTTACCTCAGCTGTTTGCTGGTGGTGATTAGGACTTCTTGGACTCTGGCTCTGACGCCGTTGTCCTAGTTAGTAGAGGGCTCCGTGTCGGGCCTTCTAGCTTAATTAGAGCGCAGAGACGTTCAAACTCTACTTCGTGAACTTCAAACGTCATGAACGATCGTTTGCACTTGGCGCATGAACGCCTTCTCTGTTTGCAAACATCAACCGCTTTGCGGGACGGTCTTGTCGACTTTAAGACATACGTCTTCTCATGCTCACACCGAGGGCATTTCATCGCTTACGGATTCTCGATCCGAGCACCTTACGAGGCGTCTTGACGTTCTTGAGCGTTTGATAACGGTCGCGAGCTTTCCGCTCACGTCGCGCTCGCAAGACATTGCGAGATAGTGGGGTGACCTTTTCTCGAACTCGCCGCTCGATGCGGTCCATGATTCCACGTTTATGGGGTTCGACGCCATCCTTTAGCTTCGGCTTCGGAGCATCAAACTTGCCGTGCACTATCCCTTCACGCAAGAGAATATCTGCCTCTTGAATGCTGTCTGCGATTAAATGCAGTGCATCGCTGACTTGTTGTCGTCTAGGCAAAGTCATCCCAGTATTTTACCAATAGTCGACCGGTGAGGTCCAGACCTGGTGATCAGATGATCCACGTTGGTAGACCGGTCCAATCTTCCCCGCCCTCAGTGGGTAGGGGCGGCTCGTCTGGCCACCTGAAATTACCGTCTGACGTAGGAACCGCCTCGCCTGGCAGGCCTGGAGTCTCGATAACAGAGGCGCCCATTGAAATGCCGCCCCCTCCAATGGATCTCCAGTTCGTGGCTAGGAAGTAGCAGACGGCCGCAAACGCATCGGCCAGATCCTTTGAGTTGTGGACAAAGATTCCTGCATCAAGAGCGAAGTTCGATGTCTCTTCGACTGAAATGTCGTAGACATCGGCGGTCCCACTAGGCTCAACGCTCACGACCTTGTGATTACCGGGCGCGATGCAGAACGCGTCGGGCGCGTTGTTTAGCTTCCCCCGGTCGTGGTGAATCAGTCCATTACCGTGCTGGTTGCCTGTGTAGCCCGGGTACTTCCACTTTCCGACCATCCGATGGGTGAAGTGCCACTTACCATCGCCGGGGCACAAGTAGAGCTCGTAACCGACCATCTTGTGGGCCGACTTTGTGGACAACTTGGTGTAGAGCGGCATCAACGAGTCGCCGGGTTGCAGCTCCCCGGCCTCGCGATAACTCCCATCTCGGAGCATGAACCTGTGGTCAGGCGTACACCTGACGGTCTCGCCGTTGTCCAACGTGACCGCCACTACAGGCGCGTTCTTAGCCGTCAGACGTGGTGCGTAACCGATTCCGACAGACACGGCACCTTCTCGCATCGTATAGGTGTGGAATCTCTGACCTTCTCCATACTCAGCCACTAGCTGCTCAAACGTGATCGCCCTCCCGTCCAAGAGGCGAACCTTCGTGTCACCCGCGAAGCAGCCCGTGCGCGGGTGATCGACTTTGGTTCCCTGGGAATTCAGCTCAAGCTCTCGGAGCTCCTTCGCCAAGAAGGTGTAAACAGGGCTCTCAATCCGCCCCTCATAGAGAGCTCCCTGTGCAGACAGGTAAGGATCAAGGGTTCTCTGGGTCGATATCTCCTGTGTCTTGAATCCGTGCTTAGCGATGAGCTGGAGGTTTGGAAGCCCCATCCAACGGTCCGCAGATACCGACTTGATCGGGAGACCACCCTCTCGGAGCATGTAGATCAACGATCTGACAAGTTGATGTTCAATCTCTCCCGCATGAGGGGCCAGGATACGGAGGCACAAGTCAATGTGGATTAGAGGGGCGTCCTCTTTCCTCTTCTCGTGAGTCTCTGGGTCCAGGCGCGAGACTTCGACCTCTCCGGCAACGTGGCCCACACAAAACCCTGTAGCGTCCTTGTTCTTTGAAAGGTCCATGTGGACGTGTCGGTGTGCGTTTGGGCAACATCTCGGGACCGGATCTCCGTGCACGTTCCGGATCATCATGTTGTCCCAGATCGGCTTGATCTCCCTACTGGTGACCCACTCGTAGATATGGAATGGGTGCGCCCGCTCTGGCTTCATCATTGCGTCAATGGCTTCTCGATTCGAGAAGAACGGACGGAACGATTCCAGCGCAATACCAGCAATGTCTCGGGCCGCACCTGCGGGATCGTTCAGAAAGTCCTGAAGATACTCATCAGGGAAGCGGAACCAAATCTCGTGGTCTTCTACCTCTTCCCCATCATCAAGGACGCGAACGCGGCCAATCTTCTGAGAAACGGCTGCACGCCACCATTTCTGGCCCATAAACGCGTTTGGTCGGACGTCCCAGGTGGCGTAATCTCGGACAAAAACGCTCGTATCGTTTTCCCGCATCGCCTCGCGGAGTCTTCGCTCGGTGAAGTCATATATCGACTTCTTCGATGAAATCATGATCAGACGACCACGAAGGCCTGTGGCCGAGTAGGTGCCTCGAATACGACGTCGCAGTGAATCGTAGATGGACTCGGACTTGTCGTCCTTACCGCCACCGGCGGCTACGTGACCCTTCTTCTGCTTACCCATGAAGTTGCCCTCATCGATAAGTGCGGCCCACACATTAAGACCAAGTGCAGCGCCCTCATTAGATCCACCACCAATGATGATGATGTCCTTACCTGGGAAGCGAATCTCCTCTTTAGTGACCTCGAACCGGCCCTTCCAGAATGGGGTCAGGGCGAGCTTACGCACGATTCCCTGGAAAACGACTCGTTGAGCAGCTTCCTTAGTATGCGAGATAGGGACGATGTGAATGATCTCACCACGACCAAGTCCCAGTGTGTCAGTGGGCCGCTTCAGGCAATAAAGCTCGTAGATGATCCGGATTAGGGCTGTAGTGCTGAAATAATCCTTACCCCAGCGTGTCGACCCAGTGAGGATGCACTCCGCATAGTCGCCCTCAAAATACTCAATCATGTCCTCCTTGAGCCTGGGCCACAGAGTGCGGGCCGTCTCGCCGAGGTAGTATTCGTCGTTGACCCACTGACGGATTGGGATGGCCGGTCCAGTATCAGAATCCCACTCAAGGCGCTCGGCAGCATCGGCAATCTCTTTTGCCTGCTTCCCAGCGATGTCCTTAATTAGGAGATCGAGAGCTCCTTTCTCATCAGGAGTGAGCTCATCAATTTCAGTCTGCAGAAGGGCCATTGCCTCTGCAACCGGTCGAACACTGCGAAATCGTCCGTTTTGGTAGGTGATCAAAGACTAGGCCGAATCACCGTTGGTGAGGCGCTTGCTGGCATCGGGGTCGGACGAGACCACCGTGCCCTCAACATCGATCGTCTCTTTACTCTCGGACAACCGAATGAACCGCTCGGCCATGGCGAGGAGTCTATGACGCTTTGTGTCATCATCAAGTGCTGTGGTGGCGTGATCTTCACCAAAGCGGTCCGCAAATGTCGCGACGTGCTCGACCTTAGTACGAATTTCAATGCCCGCTTTTGGCAGATATCCAGCATCCTGGAGGATACGCGTCTTGGTGCTCAGTGTCTTCGTGACAATGTCCAGGAACTTAGCCTTCTCTCCACCGCTCTTGGCCATGGAGTACTCCTGAAATGCGGCTGCCGTGCAGGAGTCGAGCTTGCGAATCGTTGTTCCAAGCTCGATGTTCGCGTAGTCGGGGTTCTCCTTGATGCGGCTAACCCGTCTAGCCAGCTTCAATTTCCAGTACTTGACGTCAAGCGCAACCGTAGACCGACTGACACATAGAAGGTTAGCCATCTCAGTCTGAGGGATGTCTTGGCACATCATCTCCCATACGTCATGTCGCCTTCGCTCAATAGCCTGAGCTGTGTGCTTTTTCCGCTTATTGTCGAGGGCTTCGAACTTTTGCTGAAACTCATGGATCGATGCCTGAGTCGCCTTAGCTCTTTTGCCTTGTTTCTTCTTTGCCATGTTTCTCTCTGGAATTTGACTCCATCACTATAGCAACATTACAGCCCGCATCGTCATAAGATAAGCTACTTGATCTTGTTGGAGCTATCCAGCTGATGCTATCCTCTCAACGTCTGTTCCTCCATCACACGGTTTTCGGAGTTGCTCAATGGCCAACACAGCAAAGATGGAATTTCACGCGGCTCGCGTGCTCAACATCCTTGAGAGCATCAATACTGATCTCGGTAGATCAGGCGCAATGCGCTTGGTTGAACGTGCTCACCAGTCCCCAGTCCCAGCAGGACTAAGTCGGACACACTCGCGCTTCGCGCTTCGCTTCTTGGCGGAGGCGGCTATCCCGAAGCAATCTCCTGAAGAGTTTGCTCAAGGCAAAGCCGCCCGTAAGGTGGCTAAGAACCGGGCGAACGAGAAGAACAAGGCTAAGCAGGCCAGAAAGCGTGCGGCGGCAAAAGCGGCGCGTGCAGCGGCCGGTGAGCCGGAGCCGGAAGCGTCCAAGTTCAAGCCGAAGATCGCTTATGACCGTAAGAAGATCGGGATGTCTCCAGATGAGATGAAGGCCCTGGCGAAGAAGGACAAGAAGGACAAGCCGCCCCGTGGTGGTGGTGGTGATGGTGGTGGTGGAACTCCACCTCCGGCTGCCCCAGGCGCCGGGGCCCAGGCCCTAGATGACGATCCAGGTTCCAAGAAAAAGTCGAAGAGGCCAGCTTGGCTAGGTCGTCCTACTCCTGGTCCTGACCGGCCTGAGCCTTCTCCGATTCCTGACGACGATGCAGTTGCGGACCGCATCAAAGGAAAGCTGAAAGGTGTTCGGAAGTCCCGCGCCAAGAAGGTAACGGGGATCGAAGACCCAGCAGACGTCTACAAAACACCAGCTGGCAATCGACAAGGTCGTAAGGCCGGACTGAACCGTATGGCCAAGCGCCGTGGAGAAGGCAAGGTCGGCAGCGGGGCCATGCCAGAAAAGACCATGGCCGGTGACAGCATCCACGACAAGGTCGCTGCGCTTCAGAACACGCTCAATGACCTGACGCAACACGTTGAGAAGGGTCGAAAGGCAACCAAGGCCGCTCCCTTCGTGGCGCCTAATCGTCGTAGGTCTCTGGCCCATCACCCAGAAGATACTCACGACGCTGAGCAGCACGCCCGCTATCGAGCATCGGCGAACGCCGACTTCCAATCGCTGAGTGACGAGCGTAAGCGCCGTGGCCGTGGCCGTGGAAACCGCGACTCAGCTCGTCGTATTGATCCGGATACCGGCAAGAAAGTAGGACCGGACAAGCACGGAATGGCCCAAGGGGTTACAGATCCTTCGGACCCTAACTACGCAGAACGATCAACACGGGCAAAGGCTGCCAAGCTCCGTCGGGCACAGTTCACAAACCCGTCCTCGCGCGATCGCGAGCATGACGATGCGAAGGGCTACAGCAAGGACGAGCACCCGAAGTGGAAGGGCCACCACAAGGACCCCGACACAGGTGAAAACGTCCACTCTTCCGGGAAGAAGAACAACAAGAAGTTTGCCAACGCGACGACGTTCGGCAACTCAGACGATGACGCGATGCTTCACACCGACAAGAGCAAGGCCGGATCTCGCGGGTCGGCCGGTGATGATCAGTTCGCCTTTGTCGGCGACACTGATAGGGATCCACGCCAAAAGTGGTATCGCGTCTCCAAGGAGGGCGGTTACGCATCAGCTATGGCTTCACTGGGCAAGTCCTACCACAAGGACCAGGAGACCAGTCAGCGCGTCATTGACAAGGTAAAGGGCACCGGATTCGCAGACTCGTCTGGACACCAGATCAATGTTCGCCCAACTGGTGATCTCCACGATGAGCGCCCTGCCTGCCAGAAGGATAAGGACGGCAACCTCGGCCAAGCGGGTCAAGCGCTGCAGGCTCGGGACCCGAAAGAGTTCTACCGTCTGTGCAAGGGTTCGCATGACGGCGTAGGCGGTACTAAGAAGGGTCGTAGTGAATACAAGACCGGGTTCGGGCCTGAGCACGACGACAAGGACAAGATTACTGGGCTCCACAAGGCTGCTGAGAGCGGCAAGAAGGACAAGCCGAGCCGCAATATCGCCCAAGACGCTGCAGCGCGGCAAAGCCGTCGCGACACTGGGTCGCCACGGAGATAATTCCTGTGTCTAAAAACGCGTCATTCGCAACCTGGGAGGGTGCCGTTCTAATTCCCGTTGATGCTCTAGTCTTGTGCGACTGGAACGTGAACGAGATGGACGAGCCTGAATTTGCGGCCCTACTTGAAGCAGTCAGGGACGGCGGGTTCGATGAGCCTGGACAGGTTGTTCCTATCACTGAGGGGGAGGACAAAGGAAAGTTCCGTCTCCTCGGTGGTGAGCACCGTAAGAAGGTGTGCCTGGCGCTTGAGATGACGCACATGCCGTGCGTCGTCAAAGAGCACCTCTCTGATGCGGACGAAGAAGCGCTCATGGAGTGGAGCGTTAAGCGGAACAACATCCGGGGCAAGATCAACCGGACGCGTTACGCAGAGCTTCAGAAGAAGATCACTGGCAAGTGGGGGATCTCATCTGAGGCTGCGCGTCGGCGCATGCTCGTTCGTGAAGAGCGAATGGAGGATCTCAAGAAGCGTTACAGCCAAGAAGTGATTGACACGATGGTCGAAGTGGAGAAGGCGAAGGTCGGCGGCGGATCCTCGAACTCCAAGACACCATCAGAGCAGGCCAACACTGGAGCCTCTCCAGATAAGCGCCGTCCCCCAAAGGATGACGAAGGTAACGAAGTCACGACCCAGCCGGGCAAGGGTAAGAAGAAGGCCTTCGCCGATCAAAGGGCCCTGCTGACATCACTGAAGGCGTTCCAGATGGACGTCCTGCAACAGAGCGCAGATACGTGCACCCAGGGATATCTCTACTTTGGCGTTGCCGGTCACACCCACTTGGTCGTCAACGAGACGGCGCATCTCAATAAACTAATTGGCGAGTTGGTCGAGACTTGCCAGGCAAATTCAGATCAGATCAATGAGTTCCTTATTTCTGCCATAAAGAAGGAGTTGCCTAACTGGCAATAGCGATGCCCGGTAAGCGTTGGACGTCAGACGATAATTCTCTGGGCCGTCTCCTCCTTGAGGAGAGCCGTGATCTTGGAGCTGTGGCCGACCAACTTGGTCGGTCTAGGACCTCCGTACGTCTCCGGAACAATCGTTATTGGAAGATCCGAGTCCCACATACCGGGGGCTCAAATCTCGTTCCTAACGAAGCATTCGTCGAGTCGTGGTCGGCGTCGTTGTCCTACGTTGTGGGGTTTTTGACCGCTGATGGGAACGTGAGGAAAAACGGCACCGGATTCTCCGTTAGTCAGAGCCATGAGAGCGGGCGTGACCACTTGCGATCCGTTCTTCCCCTGGTCGGGGGTAGTGTCCGTGGTCCCTACAAAGACGACGTTTACACGTTAAATGTGTGCAGCCCACGAATGGCCACCTGGCTCACCCAGGTAGGAGTCGTTCCGGCTAAGTCCCTAAAGATGGTTGACCTTCCTCTAGTTCCTGAAAGTCTGATGCAGCACTTCATGCTCGGACTATTCGACGGTGATGGATCTGTTTACCACAGCAACGGATCACGACCTGGGCGTAAGCCGATGGTCGGTCTATCTATCGCAGGAGCTAGTCCTAAGTTTCTGGAATCAGTAAAGTCTCGCCTCAGCGCTGAACTCAACACCAGGGGATCAGTAGTAACCAATCAGGTGATCTGGCCGCATCACGATTCGGTTACCATCCTAGAATGGATGTTTGAGATTCGCGATCAGGTCCCCCACCTGCCGCGAAAATATGAGACCTACAGACGGCTGATCGACGCACGCCAAGCGTGGGGGGATCGTAGTCACAGAACGGGCTTGATCTCAGCGATCAAGAAGGAGCTACCCGCATGGCAGTAGATGTAGGCAAATTGATTGCCGAGAGCATTGACGGGTTCTACTCTTGCAACGCCGTTCTTGAGCGAATGTATCAGAAGACCCTTGATGTTCTGGAGAGCCTATCCCCAGGTATCAAGGCGAAGCTCCTTAGTGAGGGCCCCGACTGGGATAACTACGACGACGATGACTTTGATGATGGGAGTGACGGCGCAGAAGAGCGCGACAGAGCTGCTGGAGATGAAGATGAAGACGACGATGCTATCCACGATTGGAGAATGAAAAACGATCCAGGTTATCGCAAAATTCACAAAGATTCTGAGGAGCCAGAGCCAAAGTCAGAGCCAAAGTCAGAACCAGAACCAGAGCCATTGTTCATCGATGATGGTAGCGATGATAATCCAGACGATGCTGGCTCCCTTCCTGATGATGACGCTGCTGCCAGGTTCATGCGGGGATCTGGAGGTCAGGCGCCGCAATCAAAGCCGGAGCCGGAGCCTAAGCCCGCTTCATCAAAATCTGGAGCAAGTGGAACCCCTGAGCACCGTAAGGGCTATCAGGCCGGTTGGGTGGCATCCAAGCGTGGAAAGGCTTACGAGGACCCGGCCGAGGGTGGAGAATACGCTGCGGGCTACAAAGAGGGCTATGACGCCCGCCAAAGCGGACATGCCATCAATAAAGGGCTTGCTGGGGCTAAGGAGGTACACGCTAAAGGTCATGGAGCAGGCATGACCCGCGCCCAGCGTACGGAGGCTAAACGCGCTGCGGCGAAGTACGTCGAGGACAATGTAAGGCCTCATATAAATGACATGGTGACCCGTCTTCACCCACACATCTCTGCTGCACTAAATGATGGGCAGAGTAATCCTCAGAGTGATGCTAGGGCTTCAGAGATTCTTGCCACATGGGCGACTCCGTCCGCCGGTAAGGGTAATGCGATTGGCGGTCGATCCGCTATGGCGAATGCCATCGCCACGAAGTTCAGGCACCACGATGACGCTATCCTCGGGCTAGGGCGAGAGCCCGTTAAAAAGGATTTTAGAGGTGATCCGGCAGGTTTTTCTGATGCAATGGATGCACACCGTGCAAAGAGGGCGGAAGCGCAGGCGGCGTGGGAGGCAGGGTCAATAAACCCCGAAGTTGACCACGACTCGCACCAAGACCACGCTTCAACCTTTGTTAAGCAATTGACGAACATGGGAAGATATATAGAAGGTCAAGCGGGGGTCGAAGGCTTAGGGGCACGAGGAAGACAGCAGGGCGAAGCGGGTCTGCGGTCCGCAATTAACGATAGGCGGCAGGGGACTGGCGCAGCCCGTCCTAGTTACACTCCTGAAGAACTTAAAGCTATGACGCCCAAGGAGCGGGCACAGGTTGCCCGCGACCAGACGATTGATAAACATGCAGAAGGTGCCCTGGAAAGAGCACGCGATGTGCAGGCCGCACCTCTCGACCCTGTGAAACAGCGAGCTGCTGGCGATGCACTCGGTAGACTCGCAATGGGTTCGGAGTTCGATGCGGCCCAACACGGAGATATGTCGCCGAGAGATGCTATCAAGGCCTACCAGGGGAGGGCTCTAGCGAGAGCGGAGAGACTGCTTACTGATCCACGACTAGGTGGAAACAAAGGGCGGCTTGGGGTTTTTGAACGATCCTACAAAGATCCAAATACCGGGGCGGTTGTGCCCTACACCGTCAACATGGGGGACTGGTTGCGCAGCACCCTCGGAGCTCCGGCGGTAGAGAACCCAAAGACTGGTCAGTTAGAGGCGGGGATGTTCAAGAGAGGTTCTGGAGCTGATTATTTCAGGACTGTGATCCCTAACTACACCCACAGTGGGCCGTGGACAGGTATCCTCAATGGTCTTCGGGACCGGGCGACACAGGCGTGGCATACCCACGCAGAAATTAAGCGACACATAGGTGAAGAGCCTCAGGCTCATGCCCAGCGTGTAGCCGCTAGGGGTGACATGCTTCGGACGCTTGGGCACCCGGCGCTCCAACCAATTTCAGTTGATAAGTTGGAGGTTCAACCACCACCCGGAATTGCGATCAACAACAATCAGCTCGATCCGGTCAAGCTAATGGCTGATTGGCAGGCCGGTTCTAAAAAGCCTGGTAGGAGTAAAATAGAGAGGGGGGCGGTTAAGACTTCAAAGAGTATGGCGGACGCTGTTAGAAAGCAGATTCCTCAGTGGGATCGCATCACCAGTTCCCTTAAGGGTTTGAAAGGTGAAGAGCTCACGTCCCACGAATACTACCCATTTTGGCATTCCATTGTTGGGCGCGACCATAAGTTGGGGAAACAAACAGGCAGTGTCGCTAAGCGGGCAGAAAACGCGATAAATCATAATGAAGAATGGCACGTTTTGCACCCAGCCCTAAAAGGGTTTTCTAGACAACAGGGTGCTCATACGCGCGAGCATGATCCTAATCAAGATCAGCGTCTCGTTGAAGACGACATGTTGGCCCTGTTCCGTGGGTGGCTCGGTGAGCACGTCAATCTCCACCCCGGTCGTCTCGACATCATCATCACTGAGCTGCGTGCTCTTCACGACGAGCAGGTGTTCTACGAGTCAGTTTCACTGAGGCTTTCCACCTAAATGGGATACCTCTCCGACAACCTCCCTCAGCGGAAAGAGCAGATTGTAGAGTGCCCAAAGCTCTACACTCTCGTGCTCAGGGTTCGTCGTCGGAGTCCGTTCCACGCAATGATTGCCGGAGAGACCGAGGATAGCATCGGTAAGATCATCCGAGGGGTGGTTCCAGATCCCGAGGACTGGCAGTTTGGCGGTAGCTTCGGCACCGATTTCGCCGAATTCCGGTTCCACCTGACCAACCAGCGAGAGCGGGCGCGTCAGGAACTACTTTTCAAGGGCTATTACACCGAGCTGGTGAACGAGTAGTGACTTGCATCACTTACCGCGTTACCATGAAGCCTGGTATAGACTTTAGCGAGTTTGAGGCAAACGAATGAGCAAGAACAAGTTCAACGCAGCGGCTGCGACTTTCCGCCGTCGTCTTTCTGAGAACTCGCCCCTTGAGGCGCCAGTTCGCGGCTTTAGCCGTTACGCCCGTGATATGAGCCCGGACACCAGAGAACTGGTTCTTCGAGCCCGTATGCCTGAGATTATGGCATTCGCTGAAGATCGCCGGATTGACCCGGCTGTAGTCGCCGGTGCTGTTGAGGCATCGATGCGCATGGGCCGCATTCCAGACCTTGGTCTTTATGGCCTGGCTGGTGATGAAGCGCTTGCTGTCAAGGACTTCGTCGCAACAGCGATGCTCGGCCTTGAGCAGGAGCTTCGCAAGGGACTCCCCGTTATCTCCGAGAACGAAGCGGCCAAGCATCTTGCATTCAAGAAGCACTACGCAACGCTGGCCGACCAGAGCGGCAGGGAAGAAGAAGAGCTAACCAGACTAGCGGGAGAAGCTAGCAAAGCTGGTCTGCCGTTCACTGCAGCGAAGCACCAGGCGAAGATGGGGATGCTCAAGCAGCTGCGCTCGTCGCATGCTGCGCTGGCGGACTATCACGGCTGTGAGTCAGAGCGCTGCGCCCAGGAAGCTGCTAAGAGATCAGCCGTCCCAGAGGGCGCTGGTCCCACCAATGTTGATCAACCCACCGGTCAGCCCCAGCGCACCGCACATCCGGCACAGGGCGCAACTGCGGCCCAACGACAAGAGGTGCCTACAAACCAGCGCCATGAGGCGACTAGTGCCCCATCTGTCGGCCCATTTCTGAAGCCTCTCGGCGACCTCAGCGACATCGGCAAAATGCGCCAAGGGGCCTTTCTTCAAAGGGAGCCACTCAACGCGCTAGGTGGCGGTAAGCGGAAGGATCCAAAAGATCAAGCCGCTGAGATCGAGATCCGCAGCGAGGCGATTCGGGACGAGAAGCGCCGCACGCGCACGCGCTCCAAGTCCTCAAACGGGTTCTTCCAGAAGACGACCATGATGGAGAGCATGATCGCGGAGGCCAAGAAGAGCAAGAGCAAGACCAAGAGCAAAAAGGGTGGTAAGAAGACCCCAGATAAGAAGGCTCTGGGCATCAAGGCCGACCCGGACAAGATGGACAAAACCATCGCCAACGTCAAAGTTGCGTCCCTGTTCCAGCAGCTCGGTCACAAAATGGACCATGCTTGCGCCGCCGTGAAGGACAAGAAGGTCACCGATACGTGGGCCAAGAAGCTCCACAAGAAGTGCCTCAGTAAGGGCGCACCGGACGCTTACCACGAGATTGTCAGCTCTTCTCTCGCAGAGCCTTGGATCAGAGATCAAGGCTTTGTCGCTGAGGGCGCCAACCTGACCCAGCTCTGGCAGACGATGATGTCGGCCGAGACTGAGCAAAACGCGTCTAGAGCGTCGTCCACTACTCCTGAGCCATTGGTGTTTACCATCAATCGCATGATCGATATGGCGCAGGGTCGCGGGTCGATCTACTAATCAAGTATGAGCTTATTCCTCGCTCCAACTTCAGGTAACTCGGTCGGGCGTGGATATTCCAGCGACCCGCCTCCTCCTGGAATTGACGTAGACAACATCAATAGGGTCCCATTGCGCCTTCTCAAGAAGACGATGGGTAAGCGACCGATCAAGCGACTAAAGATCGTCCCACCAGGTCGTCAGAGGGGCGAGATGGCGCCGCCCTATGCGTGGGATGCGATAGAGCGAGAAGACTGGAAGTATGATCTTCCGAAGCCCAAGCATATGGCTGAAGGCGAATTCAAGAGTAGCCCTCCTACTCATCCATCGTTCACTTCATCGACCGCCCACCCCTCCCCTGGGGCCCGAGACCATCGACACGATAGGGTTGATGCTATCCACAAAGAAATCGCCGAGCTTCGGAAAAAGGTCGCCGAGCTGAACCACCAGTCGCAACAATTAACACAGGCCGGGAAGGACTCCTTGTCCCAAAGACCAGCCTATGATCCTCAATCTGCGGTCCGGATTGGAGAGGCGCTCGGGGACTACCCACATACTCCCGGACCCGCTGACAGTGCGGGCGGAATGACCTGGGTTAATAACCTGGAGAAACCCCGAGAACAGCCTCTGGGACTGCGCAAAAAGACATCTAGAGACTATCGTCAGATTAGAAAGTCCGATAGCGAGCGTCTGCAGGTACAGCGCCAGCACGATCAAGGGAGACGCCACCACGCCCAGCCGCCACCACAGTCGGCACAGCTTATCGGGGTTCATCAGCAAATTGATCAAAAGCAGAAGCAGATCGATAGCCTGAATGACGAGCTAGAAGGACTGCTGCGGCAGATCAAACAATCTCAACCTCACCATGAGTCGTATAGACTCACTTCCAACAACTTGCCCCGTCTGAGCCTGTTGTTGAAGTAGACTGTACATTGATGCAGAATACCGTCGAAGGAATCTGACCATGAGCGCAGAACAAAACACTGTCAGCGATATCCTCTTCAAGGCTACCGGTAATCGGGCCAGTGGAAGGGAATACCTCGTTGCTGCAAAGCGGGCCATCCTATCCCCTGAGGCGAGCGTCACGCTCAAAGAACAGTGGAACAGTGCGGGCCGCGACAATGCAAGCATTGTGATGCGCCTCACTGAGGCTGATGGGTCAAATCCTCACTACGTTACTGGTTGGGATGGCAGAGAAACATTCGTCTGCATGACCGAGTCCGGCCTGACCTACGCCAACTACCACAAGCTCACAAAGATGACCCAGGACGCTGACTGGGACACCACCACTCGCCTGATCGAGGTGCGCCAGCCTCTTCTCCGAGAGACGATGGAGCGCACCGACGTCGACATGCTGCTCGACCGTATCAAGAAGACTCTGACCAAGAGCTCAAAGGGCCGTCGCAAGAGCCGTCTCCGGAACATGGAGAAGTTCTTTACCGAGAACGAGTGCAAGAAGGGCCCAGGCCCTGAGAGCGAGACGGAGTTCGAAGAGGTCAAGGAAAAGGACGATCGCGTTCCTAAGGCCCCTGAAGGTGCGGGCTCCAAGAGTGAGTCTTGGGATATGGAAGACGAGAACGGCTTTGTTCATCGTCGCCCTCTACGACACTCGATGATGCACGTCGAAGATGGAGATGCCCAGCTCGACAAGCGCGAACTGGTCGACGTCAACAGCGAGACTGGCGGTGGCAGCGGTGGCGCTACTTCTGGTGGAAACAAGTGCGACCCGCAGATGAAGCTGCGCCAGCTGGTCCGCATGAACAAGGACACTGGCGCGTTCAGTGAATCAGTCCGCAGGGACACCGGCCCTGGAAAGCAGTCCGGACTTGGCGGCGCTCCTCACCAGAACAGCTACCCGATCAAATCACCAGCTTACAATTTCGCCGACCACCTAAACCGCGCAACGACGAGTCACACGGGGCAGAAGACTGGACAGACTCCCTACTCCAAGCCTCAAGGGAAGGCCTACGACCGTACCGGTGATGGTCGTAGCGGAAACGCCGAGCGGAGGGGTATTACCAGGAGAGCGCGTCGTTCTGGTAATCAGGCAGCGCGTCAAGCGGGTGATGCCGAACACTTCCAGCGCAATCCAGACACTCAGTATTCGCTCGCAGCGTCAACTGACCCCCAGTTGACCTTGCGCCAGCAAGTCGCCATGAACAAAGAGGGCAAAGGCGGCGGCGGTTCAGCTACGCCTGGTGGCAACAAGACCGATCCTCAGCTCAGTGATCGTGAGCAGATCGATGTTCGCAACGAGGACAAATCCTGCGGCTGTAAGGGCTGCGGCGCGAGCGGTACGAGCTATACCGACTACGCCGGTCAACACGGCAAGTGCCCAGAATGTGGAGCACGTCCTGACATCGAAGTCCGCCACGAGGGTCTAGACCTTCCTGATGCGCTGAAGAAGAAGTTCGGCAAGAGCAAGTCGCCTAAAAAAGGTAACGAGGGGTTCATGTTCAGCCTCATCTTGGGCAAAAAGCCTGGCGCGTCCTCCATGTCCGAGAACACCACGAGCCGTAGCCGTCTAACTCTGGTCCGCGCCTCTGGTCGGACGCCTCGTTTGGGTAACCTTGCCGCCATTCGCAGCAAGGCCCGGACGCGTAGCTAATCACCAGAAGAGGAGACGACGTGGGCAATCACGACCTAAAGTTGATGGCTGAGGATCTTGCTAAGCTCCTGACAGCGGCTCCGCGTACCCACGACGCCCCTCAGATCGATGAGTCATTCTTCCTCGCAGCCGAGCCAACTACGAGCCCAGAGCAAAAGGCTATCGATGAGCGGGAGGAGCTGCTCCCAGAGCTGGTTCGCTCGATCGTTGAATACGCCATCACAAGGGCGCCGGGCGCGGCGACCCCTCGCAGTATCGGCGAGGCTATCGGCGTCGGCGTCGAAGCAGCCGTCGATCAGCTCAAACTTAACGATGAGTCCGTTTCCAAAGCGGTCAACTCATTTCTAACCGAACTCTGCGCAACAGTACGCGCCACGTTGACGACGGGATAGCTCGTGCGCCGCTCAAGGCTAATGTGCCTAGAGAAGATCGGACTGGTCCATGAAATGGACTTCGGCTACGGGGCTGCCTTCACAAGTGATGGGGTAAATCCTGTTCCACCGTCTGGTGATCCAGCCGAGGACGAGAAGCTCCGCGTCTACATGATCAAGAAGGCGCACGAAGAGACCACGGCTCGTGAGAGGCGCCTGAAGCGTCTCCGTAAGCTCGCCCGCATGGATTTCAAGATGGTGGGCGGCGTGGCGCCTGTGAGCGGCTCTAGGGGCGCTGGTGGTAGTTCCGGAAGCATGGGCTCCCGCACCTAGTCACCTCGATAACTTCTCATAGCAGCACCGCATGCTTCGTAGCACGAGAAGGTTGTACTGCTCACGCTTGGGCTCATTCCACATCGAACCGCCTAGGTGTCCTAGGGCAGCGGCGATCTTCATCTTCAAGTCTTTGAACTTGAGGGCGTCCCGTGAGAGGAAAGTACAGACCGTCTCTCGGTAGCCGTCCGGGTCACCTTTGACGTTCTCGGTCTGCAGGATTTTGCGGACCGCATCCCAGTCTTTGTTGATGTATCCCGCAACAAGTTTGCGGATGTCCGGTGAACCAGTGCTCAGAGCCTCACCAGAGTCATCTGATCCGACGTTGTAGGTGCCGAGGACTACCTTGTCCAAGAGGTTCAGAAGGTCGCGGACTGACCCCTCGGCACGCATGAACAGGTCGTCCAGCACGGACTCTTCGGGGAGTTCCTTGCCTACGTCAGCCATCACCTGCTCGATCAGAGAGTTGGCCTGAGACCTCGTCACTCTCCTAAAGTTGATCTTGTTGCACCGGCCCAATAAGGTTCGTTTAAGTCCTTTTTTGTTAGTCGTGCAGAGGAAGATTTTGATGTGCTCGGGCGGCTCCTCTAGAACCTTATTGAGAAGCTCTTGTGCTGCGGGCGTAATCTGCTGCGCTTCATCGAAGATGTAAATCTTCGTGCCCTTACCAGGCTGAAGCTGTCCACCGTACTGTCGGAACCCAGGCGTGATCGCTCGCATAGCTTCGATGCCACGAACGTCTGCTCCGTTGATCTCCATGTAGTCGTTACTGGACTCCATTGCCTTGCACGGAGTGCATTGGAGGCACGGCTTCTCGGCCTCTGTCGAACTGCAGACCGTGGCCCTGGCGATGATCCTAGCCAGCGTAGTTTTTCCGCACCCCGTCAACCCCTCAAACAGGTAAACCTGTGAGGCATTTGGGTCTGTGAGGATGTTCTTGGCCTCTTTGACCGGGAAGGTCGGGCAGATTTCACTGAGTCTCTGCGGCCTATACCGAGTCTTAAGGTCACCTTCGCCGCGAGCTTTGATCTTGAATGCCATATAAGGTTCTACCCGAATGAGCGGTAACGAAAGAAAGAGGACCCATTAGGCCCTCTTTCCTTCCCTGCTCACCTCCGGTTGGGACCAAGCTACGGGAGAGCTTGCTCCGTGGATCCGAACGAGACGGTGCACTGATCGCCGTCACAGTACTTCGGTGTCGCGTCGATGTCGTGTCCGATTCCAGTGAAGCTGGTTGAACTGAGTTTAGCCGCAGCTTCTTTGTAGGTGTCCACATCGATCGTGATGTATGGCGCCTGCTCATACCCATGATCGTTCAATGGGAGGAAGGACACCGTCTTGAGTCGACTCTCATAGAGCTCCAGGCAGCGCTGAACGTCGTCGCCCTCTTCGGGCTTAAACGAGACAGTGATGGAGACACTGTTGTCAGACCAATACTTCTGTAGCTTGGCCGCGTTTTCCATTTGCTCCCAGATGGAAACATCGGACTTGCCGCGCTCAAAGAGCTCGGCTTTGATGGGGAAGTAGATGACCGAAGTGCGGCCCGACTTGTCGTAGACGTCTTGCTCCACGCGATACCCAGCATTGCGGTATTCCTCCACTAGAGGGCTGTGAGCCGCAATCCGCACCGTACGGAAGTAGTATTCCGCGTGTTCGTAATGGATACCAGGCGTGACTCCAGGTAGCAGCGATGTAGTCCCTGCGGGCTTGACCGTGGTGGTCTTGATGGATTTGCGAATGCAAAGCCATTCCGAGTAGAGCCGATCCGTCTTTTGGATGTAGTTGTAGCCCCGATCGCACCACTCGAAGTGCCGACGGCGCCCGTGGCGCTTGAAGCTCTGGACGATCCCAGACTGGCTCACACCTATCCGCCGGTTGCGGAGCGTGACCATGTTGGTCTTGGGGTTATGCGTCGGGATAAGGGACACCGTCTTCGCGTAGAGGTAAGCGAACTTGAGGGTTCGCTCGAATTCCTCGTAGGAGGCGTGACGTGATGGGAAGGTCTCAACCAGGTTGCAGAGTTCGTTACTCTCCAAACTGATCTCGGCGCATGGGTTGAACCCGAGGACGCGGCTGTCCTCGCGAAGCTCGCCCATACGACCATACTTCCGGGCGTTATCCATCCACATGTAGCCCGGCTCACCGGCCTTAGCTGCGATTGCGGCCGTCTCGGTGTAGTCCATGCCGACATCAGCGAAGATTGAGTTGTTGGACGCCCACCGGTGGCTCTTCATGGCCTCTGAGTTGACCTTTGGGTTCTTAAGGTTGAGGAACTCGGTGTCGTCCTTCTCGCCGAACATGATAATTGCGGTCCGACGGACGTTACCAGCGACCACACAGACGCCCACAAGGTCGCACAGATCAACGATCGCCTCAGAAGTGATCGGTTGGTCAATCAGGGCATTCAAGATGCGCTGCACCTCCTCAATGAGGCGAATCAGCGGATCCGGCCCGGACGCTGTCCCGCCGAAGCCTTTGATGAGAGCCCCGTAAGGGCGGACCTTGCTGTAGTCGATGGACTTGGGAAGTGAGCCGTTGCCGACGTATGCCTCCAGGATGCGGAAGAGTAGATCGACCCACCCTTCGCGGGTATCCGCGACGACGTGGACGTCATCACCTTGGACTGGTCGCTGAATGACAACCTTGCCAGCGCCACGGCAATCACTCCCGACGCCGACGCCGAGCATAGAAAAGTCCATGAGGTAGCAGAAGGGCTCTGCGAAGGCGAGGTCGATCTCGTTGGTGCTGACGAACGCGCAGTTACCAGTCAGGATGTTATCCGCCAGCGCAAAGGCCCCGTAACCATCTACGGTAGCACAGAAGACCTCTTCGACAGCGTTGGTCTTCTGCACATCAGACACGGTCCAATACCTAGATGAGGCATCGGAATTGGCGGCGAAGTTGCGCCGGTGTTCATCGACTAGGAAGAATTTCTCGCTCAACGTATCTCGCATGAGTGTCAGGCGATACATGGTTGATTCTCTGCCCGTCAGGTTTGACTCTCTAGTCTGCTCAGAGATGGAGTAGCTCCCCACGCCGAGGACGGCGCACACATCTTTCACGAAGAGGATGTTTTCGCGGATGCTGCTCGACAGCGATACCTGACCCTGCTTGCTTACATTCCCATCAGCCGCGAGATAACCGGCCAACCAGCCGAAGAGGAAGGCCTTGTTCTCCCGAATCGATGGCAATTCCCGGAAACTATTGGGGATCCCAGCTACTCTGATCGCCCCGCCATCGGACACCTCGGGGGCGTCGGTAACTGCACAATGTGAGAAGAACTTAGCCAACTGTTCATCCTTCTCACCGCAGAGGTACAAGCAGTTAGCATTTCGTTCACCGGGAATGGTGGTGCCATCTCCGAAAGCGATTCCGTGCGCGATGCCGAACGCCGATGGCTTGACGTTCTTGATCCCCTGCCCAAAGACATACTGGAGGCGATGAACCTCGGGCCGGAGGTTCTCGGTCGTGAACTCCGAGTGTCCCTTGTCCCGGTGCGCCTGTCGTCGATCCTTGGCAAACCAGCGATGGTCGGGAGTGGCGTAGATCTCCTTCTCCGCGCCTTGACGCCTCAGCGTTACCCTCATCAGTTTCTGGTGTCCAAATGACCGAACTGGAGCGTCGACCCACTTGCCGCCCCGCGTCAGCAGCGTCTGGACTGTCCCTGCACAGTCACCGATCTTCTTGATCCCGTCAGCGGTGATGATCTCCGTGTTGTATCCGAGGCAGTTGTTGAGCGCAGCTGACCCGTGCTTTTCCACGTAGTCGGTGCCCATCATCCACAGCCCACGACCGCCAGGGAGGAACTTGAAGTCCCACATGAGCTCGAACATTATCTGGGCGCTGCGCTGGGCCTTGGAATCGAGCCACGGCAGGTTGAGGCGGAGGCAATGCGCCTTCTGGACCGTGTAAACGCCGTTGACGATTCGCTCTAGGCACTGCCAGAACTCTTCCGTCTCCAGGTTGTCCTCGCTGAGGGGACGTGCGTAAGTCCTTTTGAACGTGAACTTTCCGACTGGACCCCACTCAGGCTCTTGTCCCTCAAACTTAGCCAGGAACTCCGGGGCTAGCTTGAAGCGGTCACTGTCTCGGATGTTGAGCACGGGGCGTTGAACGGCGTTTGAATAGTAGGATTTGGTCCCGAAATCCATAAGGATCTCCCCGTAGTAGCTATTGATGCTTGGTTAGAGAGGGGGTTCAGGCAGTTGATGCTTAAGCTATCAGACTTCACAGCGCCCCTCACGACTCAGACATGATACTCCCCGACGACACCGAACGCGGTGAAGTTGCTAAGGAGAAATCCCAGTCGCTAGATCGGTCTTATACCGACGAATGGCAGTAGCGAAATGAAAGATTTTCGAGAAGTTTTTGATATCAGAAGTGAGGTGTTTTTCACAATTTTCTGAATCTCTACTCACGCTTGATCTCTTAGTCCCGCTGCCGCCCTCAAGGAATATCACCCCCTCGCGGTCCGCGTCAAGAGTTCATTATGAGATCAGCGGCAACGCCTTTCAGCTCGGTGAGATGACTTAGTGCGTCGTAAAAACGAGCATCGATAGCTCAGCCTACCAAGTGATGAGTCTGATAGAATACCTAGAAGTTACGACCACCCTGCTGGAGCAGTTATGGCCCTTCTAGATGCGATTGCAGCGCCTCGGCAGAGTGTGGCTTATCTATTCCCAGAGTTTAGCGGAACGACCAACCAGGCTGGCAAAGGAAACGGTAGCGGCGGATTTACAGCTGGGGCTAACACTAACGATGTTTTCGTATTCCAGTTCTGGCCCAGTCAAGTAACAGACAGCTACACGCCTAACTATTCAACAAAGCAAATTCCCGGTGCGAGCCACCCCCTCTTTCAATACATCGGCGGTTCAGGTCGTAACATCTCCTTCACCGCAAACTTTGTTGCTGAAATTCGCGAGCAGGAGGTTGGGAACAACGTCCCGTTTAACCAACGAATCCAGGACGCGTCTGCTGGCTCTCCCACCAATGTTGAGATAACAACGGCTCGGCTCGGGGCTGGGATGCTTCCATCCTCTCGTTACAGGGTAAACGTGTCAGCCGCGTTGGCGGCGCTCCAACAATACCTCTACCCAACATACGGAGATCAGACAGCTGGAAAGGGCGTCACGAGACCGCCCAAAAAGCTGGTATTGGTGCTTCCTGGGACCAAACTCGGTCGCGCCAAAGATCAGGACGGCATCCTGTGCATTATGAAGGCTGCGAACGTCACGATGGAATCATGGTTCCCTTCTGGCGAATTGCGGTCCGCATCAGTATCATTGCAATTTGCCGAAATCGTCCAACTTACGTCCTCCCAGGGCACAAACGTTCGCTACATTGGCGCAGAGGCTTACTCGGCGTTGGCCAGGGATTACCAAATCTCCGCCCACAGCCCAACTGATCTTTCATTGTAAGGTATAGAACATGGGACCTTTTGATTCGAGCGTTCGTAGTTACCGCTTCTACGTACGAGACAACGTCAGCGGCGGAACCGGTCCGACGTTGACCACTGATTTTGCGGACTGCAAGCTCGTGATCGTTGACAAAGGCGACGGAAAGACCAACTTCGTCAGTCAGGGCATGATCATCGCCAATGACGACACCGTAACTGAGATTCAATTCTCGTTTGACGGCATCACCATCGAGGGCGACCTTGTGGCAGGGGAATCCATGAACTTCTTCACCTTCAGACGCAAAGTCGTCTACCTGCGCGGCGGGTCTGGTGGGGAAGAATACCGGGTCTGGGCCTGGTAAGGAGAGTAATCAATGTCTGGACCATTCGATTCGAGCGTTCGTAGCTACCGCTTTTACGTGAGGGACCTCGCCAGTGGCGGCATCGGGCCAGACCTGACTACCGACTTCGCCGACTGCAAACTCGTGTTCATCGACAAGGGTGACGGAAAAACCAACTTCATCAGTCAGGGACTGATCGTGGCGAATGATCACTCCGCCAGAGAGATCCAGTTCTCATTCGATGGTGTCACCGTCGAAGGCGATCTCCTCGCCCAGGAATCGATGAACTTCTTCACCTTCAGGCGGAAAATCGTCTACTTGCGGGGCGCTACTGGAGACGAAGAGTATCGGGTCTGGGCTTGGTAGAAAAGGACTGATGCCTGTTAAGCTATAGGCCTAGGAGACGAAATCATGCTCAGTAAAGGCGGATCACACGGGGGAGGAGTAAAGCGGCAGCCGCGCTTCCAGAAGATCGTCAACACGGTAGCGGATCTCCCATCTGCGCTCGATACAGAACCTGGAACACGCATCATCGTGCGGGAGTCGGAAGAGGTCTTTGGCCTGGACAAGACCACCCGCATGTGGTCAGTCATCGGAACTCTGAAGAAGGTTGGCGGCAAGCTCCCAGAAGAACTTGCGGACCATGTCGACTCCGAGGGGAACCCTCACAAGACAACGCTCCAAGACATCGTTGGAGATGGCGCGTCGGTAAAGGTCCCCAAGGGCGTTGCCCTCTCGGGCAAAAATAAGGCCGACCAACTGCGCATCATGTCTGGTGACACCGTCCTACGGGTCGGCCTAGACGCCGGAAATAAAGAAGGCCTCCTGTGGGTCAACGCCGGTAACGGCGCCCAAACCGTCCTCCGCGTTGTAGGCGGCAAGGGCTCGGACTTGTTCGTGGTATCCGGGGACGGCTCACTGAAGTCGTCAGGCGCCGCACAATTCGCCGGTGGGTTCAAGGGACCAGCCGCCTTTGACGACGAAATCACCGCGTCAGAGGGACTCTACGGCGCCAAGGGGCACGACCTGGTTCTCGGTGCGGACAAAGGCACCATTTTCATGGTTGGCAAACAGATCAAGGCGCAGCTCACTTCGAGTGGCCTGAATCTGTCTGGCTCACTTGATGTGAAAAACCACCTCTCTGTTGGTGGGACCGTGCGGTCCAGCCTGAACCCGAACCCGTCCAGGAGTCTCACGCTAGGCGTGCCCCTATCTCGGTGGAAGTCGGCCGCACTTGTTGATCTCGACATCAGCGGCGGAGCGGTGTTCCAGATCGCTTCTAACTCGAAGCAGTCTCCACTAAAGATTCTCGGATCGGCCCCCGGAAACTCTCTTATCGTCTCCCCAACCGGCCAGCTTGGACTTGGAACTGAGTCCCCTGAAGGACGTCTTGATGTTCGCGGTGACATCCTAGTCGGAGACGGGACCTCTCGTCTCAAGCTGACAAGCGGAGAGATTACCGGAGGCTCATGGGGCGCTGTATTCGGCGACGAATTCGTTCTGAGGGACGGGGATAGCGCCCGTCTGCGGGTCAACGATGACGGCACAACCATCTTTGGTGGCGCCAAAGTCCAGGGCGACCTAATCGTGCTCGGCCAGATATCGATCGATGGGATCTCCGGTCACGCCGATGAGAGCATGACCTTCTCGAATGGCGCTACCTCCTACAAGGCTAGGTCGCACACCTTCTCAGGTGCGGTCCGCGTATCGTCCGACACCAGCACACCGTTTGAGGTGGCTGGAGGCTTTGCCTCTACGGATGGGGATCTAGTCGGGGTTGGCGGGGCTCTGAAGAAGTGGAGCTCGCTGACAGTTAAGAAGTTCGTCTCCGTAGCCGATACGGGTTACAGGTCGGGCAGCATTTCTCACCCTGTCGACTTCGCTATCGATGCACCGGTCCTGGTGACCAACAACCTCCAGTTGCTTAAGTCTCCGAAGATCGAGGTCAGCAACACGCTGCGCCTGCAGGGAGCGGGGGGCTCTGCCACGTTCTCGATGGGTGGGCCCAACTGCGGACTCTCCTTTGAGGGCAAGAGCTGGGAGCTGCTTGGTGTGTCGAAACTGGATGCCGGTGAAGTCAAGGCCAAGGCGCTTGGCGTTGCTGGCGGCGCCAGTTTCTGTGATGACAAAGTCGTTTTCGAGAAGAGCGGGGTTCACCTTTCGTGCGATCTTGCAGTAGGTGGACTCGTATTCAAGAGTCACACAGAAGAGCTCGATCTCAGCAAGGGCAACAGCACTAGTTTCGAGATCCCGGCCGGTGTTCGAGTCGAGGCCGTGATGGTCAAGCTCGTGACCGACGTTGGCGGGGTTCGCTTCCTGATGGTCGGAGACACTGCAGACCCGAACAGGTTCTCAGGGCCGAGCACCGATCTCGCTGGTGGCGCGTTGATCTATGGCATGGACCACTGGGCTCAAAGTCGCATGGTTCAGAAGAGTAAAGCACCAATCATTGTGTCCGGAGACGCCCCAGCAAGTGGAATCGTTTCCGTCACTATTCATTATGTTGATCCCGCCGCTCTCTAAGGAGTCCACGTAGGCACAAGACACGTCAGAGGAGCATCAGCTGAGTTAGACTGGGGGTTCCAGGGATAGATTATGGGCACCTTCGGCCTCGGCGGACTACATAGAAAGAGCACGTGGCTCTACCCAGTACCCACGTTCGGGGACCTTCCCGTATCGTGCGTCGACGGGTCTGTGGTCGTCGTCAAAGACACCAACCTTCTCTATCAATGTGATGCTGGTGTCTGGATTCCTGTCGGTGGGGGCGGTAGCGGCAGCATTAACTCGCACTGGGATCCTGTCCGAGTCACCTCAGTCGGGAACATCGTCCTCTCAGGTGAGCAGGTTATTGATGGCGTTCTCACGAGTGCGGACCGCGTATTGGTTAATGGTCAAGCGGTTCCAGCTGACAACGGCATTTATGTGTCCGACGCAGGAGCCTGGGTCCGCTCTACAGATGCCGACACTGACGCAGAGATCCTCGCAGCAAAGCTGGTCTCGGTCAGTGAGGGCACCGCATACAGCGATTCGCTCTGGATCCTAACTACCAACAATCCGATCACAGTTGGCGCTACCGGCCTGTCCTTCGCTGAGATCAAGAGCGCCACTGGTGGCAGCAATGCTCACTGGGATCCTGCTCGGGTAGCCACAACCGGCAACATCACCCTCTCAGGTGAGCAAGTCATCGACGGTGTTCTGACTAGTGCCTATCGGGTGCTGGTTAAGAACCAGACCACTGCCAGCGAGAATGGTATCTACGTTTCTGATGCAGGAGCTTGGGTCCGAGCCGTTGATGCTGATGCTGACCCAGAGGTTGTTGGCGCCAAGATGGTCTCGGTCAGTGAGGGAACCGCGCACGGGGACACCCTCTGGCAGCTAACGACTAACGATCCGATCACAGTCGGAGTTACCGGTCTCACTTTTACCGAGAATCAGAGCACTGGCGGGGGCGGCGGAGGCGGCGGAAGCACCGTTACTCTGGGTTATCGTGGGGTCATTCCGGCTTCCACTACCTTCCAATACCTCAGCGTTTGGGGTCCGACCGCGTCGTCCGATGTCGGGTTTACGCCGATGGCTGCATCAACGCTAATCGGCTGCTCGATTACGGTAAACCTCGCCCATCCGACGAATACTTACACATTAGAGATTATGGAGGACCCTACAGGTCGCCAGGGGACCGGACCTCTCGTGCTGGGATCAATCGTGCTCTCGCCGACTGACCGAAACAACGAACGACGAAATCTATCCGTGGCAATTGGGCTGGGTGTCGAAATTGGGGCCCGAGTTCGACGGACAGGCGGTTCTGGTAATTCTAATCCCATCAAGAGCATCATTGGTGCGCTAGAATACACAACGCCATGACCTTCAGAACCCTCACAATCACTACTCACCCGTCTACAGGTAGTCCTGTCATCATCCCGGACTTGGGATTCGACGTCCCGGCTGCAGCTGCGACACCTGTCAGCATCACTGATCCAGTGCTCCTAGACAACGCGGCAAATTCCGATTCGTTACGGACTTTAGCAACTGATGCGGCTTTCCCATCCGGGTTTGGTACGATCAGCCTAGACGATGGCGGAAGGCCTATTCCTCCGTCTCTCGTATCTGCACGTCTCGACGCCCTTTCAAGGTTTGAGGAGGATTGGATTGTTGTCGCTTCTGGACCGCTCACCAGCCTTCACGAGACAACTGTGGTTACGGCCGGGGGTGATGCGGTAGTGGCTACCGGACCATGACTGAGCACCGCGATCTACCTCCGGTTCACTGGCACGGCAACACGTTTGTCGGCGCTGCCGGTACACCCGTAGGCTCGGTCACTCCGGACCAGATTGGTCAGACCTATCGCAATACGACCGACGACTCGATTTGGATGGCCACCGGGTTTACAGACTCGGACTGGGTCCAGATATTCCCGATCCTTGTGCCTAGTGGACTCCTGCTCACAGACCAGGGCTCCTCAGACGGAACGTCCATCTCCAACGGAACAACAGCGTTTCAGGTCAAACTAGCCTTTGCCCCCACTGGGGCACCATTTACAGGCACATTTAGATTGGGTTGGAGTTCTGAATTCTCACACACTCCAGCAGGCGGCGATACCGAATGTCAGGTAGTGCGGACCGATGGTGGTTCGACCGTGCTGGGCTACGCCGAGGAGGAAGCCCAAGACGGCGATGACTGGAATTCCTTTTCGGGGTTCATCTACGTCGTACTCGCCGCTGAAACACCCACCTTTGAATTACAATACCGAACTGTCCAGGCACTACAGAATGGACTGATCCGCAGGACTCGCTTTGAGTTCTTTGAGGTGGCGACCTAATGTCGGTCCATAATTATGTAATCAGCACGGACTTCGGATGGCCAGGATCCCCTGCACAGGTCACCGACTACGTCTACCCTTCTCAGCTCAACCAGGAGATCGAAGACTCGCTCGGGTTTGCAGCCGACACCATCTTCGTTGACGAAGACGCTGATGATGTAGAGATCACGTTTACGGCTGTTTTAACGGGTCCACAGGTCACCGCCCTAGACGCTGTAGTCGCGGCCCACACCCCAGTTGACCCGACACCAGAGGACCCAACCGAGGGCAGGCCTGGAGTTATCTCGCGTCTATACGAGACGGGTGTTGCCGTTAGAGACGTGGTCTACCAGAAGGCCAACGGGAAAGTCGAGAAGGCCTCGTGCGCCACTGTAGCTACCTCGATCCTCGCTGGGTTTGTCGAGCAAATCGACGTTCCAATGGTCGGTTACGCCGTTATTCGCTACCTGGGCGATCTAGAGGGATTTACCGGCCTAACCGTTGGTGAAATTTATCTGCTCGGCCAGACCGCCGGGTTAATTGTCGAAGAAACAGACACCGTAGACGTAGACTATCCAGACGAAACACCACAAAGCGGCCATACACGATACAAGGTGGGTTTGGCCGCATCAGCTAGTAAGCTATGGGTGGACATCAGTAGGGGATTCGATGAATACTAATCCCTGTTATGATGCCACTTCCGTGGAGGAACACAGATGGCTGACGTAATTCTTCTCAAGAGAGCCGCCGGTAAGGGCCACCTTACCTCTCTCGCCGAGGGCACCGACGATGCTGTTCTGAGCAGTCTCGTAAGGCGCACCACCGGCGTGACTACCCTCTGGAATGAGGCGTTCACCACGGGAATCACCATTGGTGGTTCGGTGCAGACCACTGGCTCGCTCTTCGATGGTGTGTTGATGGACACGCTAACCGTCGGCGCAGGCATGGGTGTCGGCGACAACCTCACACTAGGCGGGGCGGGTTCAACCGTAACCGTCAGCGGTGACCTGGTTGTGAGCGGGACCACTGTCTCGGTCGACTCCGAGGTGGTCAACATCGCCGACAACCACCTCTACCTGAACAAGGACTACACCACGGTCGCGGCCCAGACTGGCGGGCTCGTAGTCAACTACCTGCCCACAGCGACCGCCTCCACGACGGACACAGGTGGGTTTGCCACCACGTCCACGGTCAATGTGGTCGACGGAACGGCGATTGCCGCCGGTGACTTCATCCAGGTAAGCGGCGCAGCCATCGCCGCTAACGACGGCCTCTACGAGGTCCTGTCCGTCGCCGCCGGTGGTGACCCGGACATCATCACGATCGACACCACCCCAACCCACTCCTTCTCGCAAACAGCCTTCACGGTTGATGCGACGGACACCACGGCCACGATCACAAAGGTCACGGTCTCGGCAATCCAGTCCGGAACAGACGGCATTTGGGAGACTGGCGCCGGTTCCACGGTCGGCGCTCTGGTTTTCACGGACCTGGCCTCGGCCGCCGGTTCTACGCTGCAGGCGTCCTACGTCGCTGGTAACACGATCTCGATGACGGACGCCGAGGGAGACTTCGACGTCTCCGTCACGTCTGGCACACCGGCGATTAGCCTCGACGCCGCTGATGCCTCGAACTTCACGGTGGCCAGCGGTAACCTCACGCTGAGCACGACCACCTCTGGTGCGATTGACGTCACGAGTGCGGGAATCCTCGACCTCGACGCTGCTGGCGCTCTCTCGGTCAACAGCTCGGGCGGCGCGATCAACGTCGGTGACGACGCCAACGCTCAGGCGATCAACATTGGAACGGCGGCGGCCCGCACAATCACCATTGGTAACGCCTCAGCCACTGAGGTTCAGGTCGACGCCCTTCTGGTCGACATCAATGCTGGTGCGACCGGCATGACAGTCGACAGCGCCGCAGGCGTTGCGATCGAGGCCGACACGGCTTCTACCTTCAACGTCACCACCGGCCCGCTGACCCTTAGCACGACCACTTCTGGCGACCTGACTCTCTCGACCGTAACCGCAGGCAACATTCTTCTGAGTGGTGCAGCTGAGATCGACCTGGACGCCGCCGGTCTGATCGACATCAACGCAGGCGCCAACCTCGACATTGACGTCACTGGCACCTACGACATGCTCGCCACGAGCACGTTCAGCATCGACGGAACGGGCGCCAGCAACGTCTCGGCCACTTCTGGCAACCTGTCTCTTCAGACGGTGAGCTCGGGAACCCTGATCCTGGGGTCGGCCGGTGCGGTCACCATCGACGCCAGCGCCGCAAACGACTCCGGTGTCAGCATCGACGCCTTCGGTGACTCGAACCTGACGGCCACCAACACGGCAGCTTCGACCAACATCACCCAGACGATCACGGTCGACAACACCGGCGCCATTGCTGGCGACTCCACCCTGGATATCAACGCCACGAGCACCAACGGCTCGGGCGTCATTGATATTGATGCTGACGACACGATCACCGTCGACACGCTCGCCTCGGGCACGATCAGCATTGGGGCAGACGCCGTTGCTGGCACGCTGAACTTCGGAACCGGTGCTGCGGCCAAGACCCTCACCATTGGCTCGCTGACCACGACGTCCTCGCTTCTGCTCCAGTCTGGTGCAACCGGGGATATCACTTTCGACGGCAACACCATGACGACGCCGTTGCCGTTCAACGGAACGACATCAGGCGACACGGGTAACCAGGATCTCTCCTCTAGCTTCACGGCAACCACACTTGTCGGTGTCCTGAACGAGTTGAAGGAAGCTGGAGAGGCTGACGCCGTCATCAGTGATCTGATCACTACTGGCCTGGCCATTGGAAACCCCGTTTACATTACAACGACCGACGACACTACGGCCGCGACCCAGGCCGACGTTCTAGCTACCTCTGAGGCTTTCGTCGGAATCGTTCGGACAATCGGGGCGCTCGGCACCGGTGAGGTCGTCACATCTGGAACGGCCTCGGCCCTGGTCGAAGCAGGGCTCACTACCACCGACTACCCAGTTGCTGGTGACCCGGTTTACCTGTCTGAGCTTGTGGCCGGGCGCGTTACGACCATCGCCCCGTCTGGTAACCCCCAGTCAGGTGAGGTGATCTACCAGATCGGCTACGTGCGGAACGACACGGGCCTAACCGCCACCACGACCGGAGCCTCCGATCTGCTCAACATTGAGCTGCGTCCCGGCACGTTTATCGAGTTGTAAGCCACAAGTAACCCAGTTCTCGGCTAGGCTGGGTTACTTGATCCCTGCTCTAGCACTGGTGGGTGAATGGCTGTTCTGCTCGAAGGAATTGGCGACGACTGGGTGGTCATGAGACGAGAAGGGGGAAGTCCTGAACTTCTGACCTTCTCGTCCATGTCTGATTTCAGGGCCCAGGCCACCAGGATGCTCGCTAAGGCTGAGCAGACCCGGTCCGTAAAGCGAACCCCGGTCAAGCTGCCACAGGCATCACAAGCACCTCCTCCGCCTCCTCTGTCGGCGGTGATCGGAGCCGCGAAGCCGACTGTGTTCCGCGAGCCGGAGAAGAGGCAGAAGAAGCAATACCCGCCTCTGCCAGATGATGCGGACTGCAGGAAGTGCGGGGCATGCTGCGGTCCCAGGGACCAGCGGAAAGACACACACGCGGCGCTTGAGCCAGAGGATGTGGCCAATATCCCCTCGGTAATGCGTAAGACGCTGATTGTCAGAGACGGTGGTCACCCATACATCAAGACCAAGAAAAACGCCGATGGTCACACAGTTTGCGCCGCTCTCAGCGGGTCGATTGGCAAGTCGTGCAAGTGCGGCATCTACAGCAAACGCCCAATGGTGTGCGTTATCTTCGAGAAGGGAAGTGAGGAGTGTCTCGCAGCACGGGCGAGCTTTGGAGTATGATGTGGATGGTAGACTCACCCGCAGATGGTAGACTCACCCGCATCAGGCAGTAGGCGGAGATACACATGACAAGGGATTACGCATGTCGAAGCGCAAGCGCAAGAGGACATCAGTGAAGAATCGAATCAATGGCGCAGCCAACAACGAGGGACTCGGAGGGGTCAGTAAGCCCTCTCAGCCGACTCCAGAATTCGAGAGGGTTCCTGCTACCGATGCTGCGTGGGAGGCTGGCCAGCTACATGAGGCTCGTGCGGACAACTGCGAGCTCCGGCAGAAGCTCCTTGAGCAGGAACAGCTCATCATCAAGAAGGATCAGCTGATCATCGCGCTTCGTCAGAAGGTCCACGACAACGACCTGAAGGCTCTGGAGACAAAGCGGACCGAGGTCAACGACGCGAACACCAAGCTGCGCGAGGACTACGGCCTCGTCGTAGGACGACAGCTCAAGAAGGATCCCAAAACGGGAGAGGTTTACTGGCTCGTCGCAAGGTCCGAAGAACAGAAGTAAGGTCTGAGGCTGTTACGTGCCGTCAATCACCATCCTAAAGAGACAAACCGGCAAGGGACACCTAACGTCGGCTGATGAGGCGAACGATACCGTCGCCATCTCTGGATTGGTACGTACGGCCGCTGGAACCGCCGCTCTCTATACTGACGCCTTTACGACCGCGATCACGATTGGCTCCGCTGGGACGCCTGTCACGATTGCAGACGCGCTCCGAGGACCGGACGACGGAACCGGGCTCGTGATCGGCCACGCGCCGTCTGGCGCTACGACTGGGTCTGCTCCTCAGGCAGTCTCGGTCACCACAGCGCAGAAGGGTCAGCTTGTCGCCGCCAACGGTATGTCGATCTACGACACAGACCTTGGCGAGTATCAGGTCCGCTCTGGAGGGGCTTGGGTCACTGTTGGTGGTGGTGGCAGCGGCAACATCGACACAGCCAATACCGTCTGGGTAGCCAAAGACGGCAATGACGGCACCGGAACAACCGCTCGTCAAGACTTGCCATTTCTAACCATCAGCGCAGCATTTGCTGTGGCAGTGAGTGGGGATACGGTGCGCGTCAGAGGAGGCACCTATGTCGAATCTGGACTCACTGTCCCGACTGGCGTAGCTTGCATCGGAGACGGGTTGCTGACCACCATTGTCGGTGACGCAAGTGCAACGGCTGACATCTTCACGTTGTCTAGTGGGAGCCTATTACAGGGCTTCCGACTCACCCTCCCGGCTCCGGTTTCGGCATCCCCGATCTATGCGGGGATTAAGCACTCAGCAGGCACCGGCACGCTGTATGACTTGGATCTCCGAGGTAATGGAGCGACCGGCAAAGGAACTGGCATCTACAAGACGGGGACCGGGAAGATCGTTGGGGGCAACGTCCGATGCGAGGGAGGCGGCATGGCTGCTCTGCTTCGCGTTGATGCGGCAGTGCTTGCCTTGGATGATGTGCATGTTCCACAGTCTGCGGGCACGATTGACGACGTAGTTCTGGTGCAAGGAACGGGAAAGTTCCAAGGCCAAGGGGTCAACATCGAGAGCAGCAATGCCGTTGATTGCTTGCACATCGAAGGCACAGCCACCGCGATTATCTACTCACCAAACTGGGGGGCGGCACCAATCGGCGGGCATATCGCAGCTGATGGAATCACCGTAGTTATTGAAGGCGGTCGTATTGCTACGACAGTCTCCACGCTCCTAGTGGACCCGGCGCTGACAGGTGTGGGCACGACCATCACAGTGACCGGCACCGACATCCAGCCGCTGTTCTCGTTCCCTTCGGCGGCTATAGCCGAGATGAAGCTGTCTGCGTCGTTTCACCAGCCTGAAACAGATGTTCGGAACGCAGAGTCCAGAGTGGTCGGCTCGGCCCTTGTGACTGGGTTCCCGGAGCTTGGGTCTGGCCTGATGGTCGGTGAGGGGTCGTCGTATTCGGATGGGATCAAGGTCGTCACAAGTGACGGCACCGCGACCAGCACGACCCTCGGAGGCAACCTGACGGACGCTACGGCAGCGGCGCAATCCCGTAGCGGGTCCACGGTGTCGTTCCAGGGCTTGACGGCAAATCACTGTATCTACGTCGCGAGCACCAGGACGCTGCCTGCGGGCACCGAAATGAAGCATTGGGGGCTATTCACTTCACAGGTGACGGCAGGCGTGGGCGGCTCCTACGCTGTTGAGATTTGGGATGGTGCCGCATGGGTTGCGGTTGGCGTCATGGCGTCCAGCTTGGTCGAGACATATCGTTATGCTGATGCGCTGTTTCTGCGGGCAGCATCAGAAGAGATCATCCAGTACGGTATCGACGCCACGACGACTCAGGCAGTGATTGCAGTCGATGGTACGACTGCCTACTGGGTCCGTCTGCGGGTAGCGACGACACTAACCACGGCTCCGACATTTGAGCGACTGTGGCTCACTCCGTCCCATGTGATGTATTCACCCCTGGGGCGTAGGCGTGCGCTCGGCCTGTCTTCCTGGCGGCAGACCTTAGTGTCTGCCGGGAACGTCTTCGGGGAAACTGGGACAGTGGTATCCGCGAACTTTGATGTAGGTACGGGTGGAATCCCTACTGAGTGGACGCACAACTCCCCAAACAGCTTGATGAATTCGAATGGCGACGCGATATACGCGCAGTTCGCGCTACCTGGCGGCATCTGCACAGCATTCCCTTTAAGGGTTGAGATTGTTTTTGCCATGCAACCTGGAGGAACACTATCTGCTCCGGTCATTGGGTTTGTGTCTGCGATACCTGTGCAAACGGCATTCAACACGGTGGCTGATTCAGCAGGAGGCAAAGTGCCTGTCCCGCGAGCTATTGCTGACACCGAGACGACTATAGCGAAAGCGGCTATCTCTTACACGTTCGACTCGTCACTGATAGGAACCGTCTGGCCCGCAGACACCCTTTACAAAGCTGATTTCGGGCCGTACCCCATCGCAGGCTATTATGCCGAAGATGTGATCCTGGTCCGGATGGAGCTAGACAATGACGGCACTCCGAACCAGAACATTGCGATCATTGCGATGATCATTGAAGGTGTAATGTTCACTGACGGAGAGACACTGTAAATGGCGGGCAATTTCTACAAGCTACACGAAAAGGCATTCGTATCCCAAACTAGTGTGACTGTGGTGCATGGTTTGGATCGCCTCCAGGTTGCCATCTCTGTCCGCATCGGTGAAGTAGCTCGCAACGACCTAATCGAGTCTGCGTACCCAAACCCGGCAGATCCTCGTAACGAGGTGGTCGTTACCTTTGGGACTGCACAGACAGGCAACATCGTAATCATCGACACGGACTACGTCTTCAGCAGCATCCCTACCCCAGAGAATACAGCAGTGCTATCAGGCGGCACTGCGATGACTGCTGATGTCTACGATCCAACAACCGTGGCTGCCGATACTTTCGCCAGAGGTAACCATACGGGCACTCAGACGGCGAGCACCATTTCGGACTTTGATACAGAGGTCGACAATAACACCACGGTGCAAGCTGCGATTCACGACAACACAGCTGGTGAGATTGCGGCTGTGACTTTGAAGGGCACGCCGGTTTCTGCCGATGTTCTCCTGATCGAGGACTCGGCGGCAGCCAATGCGAAGAAGCGAGTCACCATTGGCAGTCTGCCTGGCGGTGGTGGTGGCTCGACTATTGTCGTTGAAGAGGATGGCAGCATCGTCAGTGGTGGGCCGCACTCGACGCTGAATTTCGTTGGCCTGACTGCGACAGACGCCGGGACTGGCGTTGCGGACATAGCACCCGTCCCTGCTATCTACGTGGATTTCTACCATGCGGTGGCTTATGCCGGGATCACCACGAGCGCCAGCACCCTGCCGCTGGACACGACCCGCCAGACCGACGCCGCATTCAGTAAGAATGTGAATGGGGAGATCACCTGTAACACTGCTGGCGACTATCGCATTGACTACGACTGTTCTACAGCGGAGGCGTCAGCAAACGACCTCACCGCAGAAATGTGGATTGAGGTCAATGGCGTCGAGCAAGGCGGCACCCGGTCCAGGCTTTTCCATGACTCCAATCAAGACGACAATGGGAGCCACGGAATGGCGATCCTGACCCTTGCCGCTACGGAGGTGATACGGATCAGGGCACAGGTCGTGATGGGGTCCAGTCAGCTAGACACCGCACCAAACAGCGTCCGCGTAATGATTCACGCTATCGGCGCGAATGGCGCAACAGGCGCAACAGGCGCAACGGGTGCAACGGGCTCCGGCAGCAATGTCATCGTCCAAGACGACGGAGTAACGGTCAGCGGTGGACCGCACGGGACACTTAATTTCATTGACTGCGCGGTAGCTGACGGGGGTGGAGGTGTAGCGGAGATCACGCCAGCCGCGCTATTCGGTCGGGACTACCAGACGGCGGTTTCGGTAGCCTTGTCCACCACGACGAGCACGACGTTTCAGACAAAGATCACCATGACTACGCCTTCTCTGACGGGCACATACCGGGTCGGCTGGTGTGCGCTTGTAGGCCAATCCAATACTAGAGACCAGGTCGAGTGCCGGCTGCGAAACACCACTGACGGCGTCACTCTCGGGGCCGACCCTGCGGGAAGCGGCGCGAACGGGTCGAGAAACGAGCCGAAAGACATACTGGATCGAATGACCACGGCGGGGTTTGCTGAGGTCGTGTTTTCTGGCGCGGCAAAAACGTTCGAGCTTCAGTATCGCCAGCAGGGCGGCAACACGGCGAGTATTCGCAACGCGCACGTGGAAATCTGGAGGGTGGCCTAGTGCCCGCGACAAAATATACCCTGAGCCTCGCAGCCGACTTTGGCGGATCGTTCGACTCGGACGGCTGGGTCGCTGAGGTGGGCTTTTCAATCACCAGCCCGATTGACCATGAGGCGGGCGGCGTATCCACCGAGGGCGACATCATAGACACATGGTTCGTTTCCGCGCTCAGCCCCGCAGAGGAAGCGACCTTCCTCGCGCTCCCGGCAAGTCATTACCCTCTCTGGCGCGAACCGATCTTGGACTCGATCACAAGAAAACGAGAGAAGCGGCTAGCGACTGTAATCCTGGCAGAGTATCCACCTGCCTCTGGCCTGATGTTCGGCTGTTCGACTGCTGACCAAGATAATTGGTCCAAGCTGGCAATGCTCGACTCGCGCGGGCTCATAACCTATCCGTTCACGACCCACACGGCAGACCACGCGGGGTCGTATGACTTGGTGAGCAGCGCCGACCTCACAGGGGCACTTGGAACGATCTCGCTGGCTGTTCTGACGGAACGTAATCTGGCTGAAACCTACCTTGCTGCCGTTGCCGCGGCACCGGACGAAGCAAGCGCGGAAGCCGCCGCAGCACCATATTTAACCTAGATGCTATGCGTCCTCGATTCCCCTACTTTCCAGCCAGCTGATGTATATGCAGGTCCACCTCGGTGGCCCTGTCGAGTTCGACGGGACTTGGGCCACTATTGTCATCTACGGGATTGAAGTGGACGAATAGAAGTATCGAAGAAGGTGGGTGAGTCTGATAGAATCCTATGATGCGTAAGGATGGGACATGGCAGTAGACACTACACCTGGGGTCAAAACTCTTGAACTCCCAACTTCCGACAAGCATCATCTGATTCGGCTAGCACTTGCTGCTGAGGTCCAGAAAAAGAAGGCCGAACTCGCCAGGGTGGAGTGGGAACAGTCTAGCGCCATTTCAGAGGCAGCGGGCGATGCAGTAACGACCAGAATGGGAGTTCCGCGCGAGGCTAAGGACGTTACGATTAACCTCAACGAGGGCATCGTTACCTACAAGATGCCCGGCATCGAAGCGAGCGAGGTCATCTAATGGCAGCCACGAAGCAGGTACTACGTCTCCAGAGTGACCAGACTCTAGATGATCCGCAAATAGCCACACGCGTCCGCCTGTTGGACCTGGCGGCTACTCGTGCCATCAATCTCATCTGGGTTGAGCCAGCGGTAACTGACCGCGACATCACATTTAAGGACCCAACTGCTAACGACGCGGTCGTCTACGAGAACCTAGCGCAGACCCTCTCGAACAAGACTCTGCCTACTCCTACGATCACCGATTTCACCAACGCCCAACACGACCACTCATCCCCGGCGGAGGGCGGAGCGGTTGATCACAACGGTCTCAGCAGCCTGACCGTTGGCGATGTTCACACTCAGTATGGGATCCTTGCGGGCCGTGCGGGTGGACAGGTACTAATCGGTGGCTCTGCTGCCAACGAGGACCTATCACTCCAATCGACTTCTGATGTCACCAGGGGCGAGATTGTCGCCATTGACGACATTCTCATGGGCTCGGGTAAAGAGGTGCTCGGTCTCCCGGTGACTCCTAGTGGGCCTACGGCGGCAGCCTCCAAAGCCTACGTCGATGTAGCCGTATCTGGCGGAGCTAGCTGGAAAGAGACTTTGCTCTCAGCGAACCAGCTCGACAGCGTTAACAACGCAGTCTCTAACGGTGGTGCGTTCTACCTGGTCAATACAGCACAAATCGGCGATACGTTTGTTCTCTCAGACGGAGGAACCACCGAAACCTGGACATTTGCAGGCGGTTCTGGGGCCTTCGCTCCAGCGATAGGTGCGTCGGCGCTTGATTCGATGACTGATCTTGCGGCCCGTATCAACACTGATTCGACCGCATGGGCAGCAATCTTCTACGCCAGTACTCTTCAAGGAATCAACTCAGGCACCGGTGATGTCGTAATCGTTTACCGCCAGGTCCCTACCGCCGTTACCGCCGACAGGCTCTACGGAGTGTTTGCCACCCCAGCAGATGCTCAGTTTGTCGATTTCGGCGGCGACACAGACTACCGGGATGGGACCAGCATTCAGGTAGTACCCGCTGACCCAACAACGGCTAACTTCGGGCTCGGTCGTATTACCTCAGCGCTGCAGCCAAACGATACTCACCTCGTCCGTGCTGAGGATAGCGCCTTCGTGTGGAATGAGGATGCCGGGACCTGGCAGCTAAGTGCTGGAGCCGTCTCCCTGGCCACCTCTGGTCCCGGTGGACTCGTCGTAGGGCAATCCACGTTCGATGAAGACTTCGGACTTGAGGTCGTTGGTGGCGGCATCGCTAGAGTTCGCGTTGATACCTCCTCAATTACCTTCGACGGTGGCGGACAGCTCACAATAGCTGGAGGAGCAATCGCCTTCTCGACATCTGGCTCTGGGGGTGCGGTAGCTGGCAAGGTGACGATGGACTCTGACAAGGGTCTGTTGATCACCGGCGGTCCGACTAATGCAATCGCAGAAGTGAGAGTTGACACTACCTCTATCGCTTTCAATGTCAGCGGTGAACTCACAGCCACGGGAGCGCCCATCAGCCCTACAGGGCTTGTCTCGCACGGTGTGCTTACTACTAGAGATATCCTAGGAGTCACCGCACCCACAGCAGGCTTCATTTCTGCTGATGTCCCGGTTCAGGACTACGTTGACGTCATCACCACAGGACAACTATTCGACTTCGTAGTCCCTGCAGACTACGACGGCGGGGACATGGAGCTCCTGGCGTCCTACCAGATGACTACGGCCGTAGCCCAGGACATCGTGCTAGAGACGACAGCTAAGATCATCAGATCGTCGACCGGCACCGTCGATACTGTAACTTTCCCAGCTGCAACCGCCAATCTGGTCGTACCTGCTACTACCGACCTAACCCGCAGCGTAATCAAAGTACTGGTAAACCCAGGAGAGATCAACTTTCTCCCCGGAGACACCATTCAGTTTTATGTGAAGCGACTGGGGGGAGATGGCGCTGACCTTCACACAGGCAGCTGGCGCGTCACGGCGTTTCAATTCCGCTATACAGGTCAAGTCAGCACGCGGCTCATGGAGCCGGTCGTTGATATCTTCACGCCAGTTTCAGGATCAGCCTCTCCCAGCAACGATTTCTTCGCGACTGACATTCCAGTCATCACCTACTCAGATTTGACCGACCAGGCCGCATCTGCCAGGTTCGTAGTTCCAGACAACTGGGATGGCAACAGTGACGCACTCTTGAGGCTCCAATACGGCCTTGATACTGCCTCTGGCGGAACAGTTCGCCTGAACACTTCGGGTAATATCGCAGACGTTGGCGGTGGGGCCGTAATCCCAATTTCTTCAGTAGATTTCGACGTAACCGTAACTGCCGATATCGATCCTCACCGAACGTCCATTATCAGATCAATCCCAGCTAGCCTAATGACACCTGGCAGTGTCATCCAGATCGCTATCACACGAGACATTTCTGTGGGCGGCAACGCAGCAGCAGGTTACTCAGCCATTAACGCCACCCTTGCGTTTGGCGTGGTGCCGATCGCCGGGTTCGCATCGATCACCGATTTCTACCTCGATGATCCAGTGTTCGGCAACATTGCTGGAACTGTAGACGCGAGGCCGGTTTACCCGTTGTTCGCTTCAGACTTCGAGTATTTCTTTGAAATGAGCTCGACGGCTGCTGCTGGTGCAGTTCATGGCGCATTTGTAGGGCGTCTGGCGCCGGTTCAAACCGAGATATCTCAGATTTGCATCTTCGTCAAAGGCGTTGATACGGGGACCGTAACCTACGACATCAAGGTCTACGCTGAGGGGTCCGGGGCGGTGCCAGTATTTTCCACCGGAGCTGCTACTCCGCCAGCGTCCTCAACCGAGATCGGTATTCTCGGAACGGCCTTGTCCGCCCAACCAACCGGCGATAAGCGATTCTTCGTCGTGATTGAAGCCGCTGCCATGGAGAATGGCGAATCAGTGAGCTTCAGCAAGCCATTTGTGCAGGTGCAGTAAACTACTCGCTTGTTATAGGTTACGTCGTGCGGGATACTGATATCAGTAATGACCCACGACGACCTAGTAAAAATCGCTAAGAAGTGGCTAATCAAGGGCCGCAACTGCTCTGTTGTACTTACGGAAACTCAAGCTCAGAGCGGGGAAGTTCCGGACGCGATAGGTTGGCGAGGGCAGCATTCGACCCTAATCGAATGTAAGACGTCTAAAGCTGATTTCCGCCGGGATCTGAAGAAGTGGTATCGGAACTCTGGGCCAGGCATCGGCCAGCAGCGCTATTTTATGGCCCCCAAGGGCATTATCCCGGTATCAGAGGTTCCGGTCGGCTGGGGGCTTCTGGAGGTCTCTGGGAAGCTCGTGAAGACCACTAAGAAGCTCGACCTCCTCTACCTTGATGAGCGTGTAGCTTCGGCCGAAGTTCCGCTATTAGTTGCGGCCCTCCGGAGAACTCAAATACGCGCATCAGGGCGTCGTAAAAGGCGTAAAAAAGCGTATAGTCGGGCCTGAAAGAGAGACTCCAAATGAAGGAAGCACTCAAGGGCCTGTTCGGCTCCAAGAAGGCACTCGCAGCTATTGGCGGGGCAGCCGCATCGGCCGCTGTCCTCCTCGCAAACAAATACGGCTTCGGACTCGATCCAGAAGCTACAGCTACTCTCGTCCAAGCGATCCTTGGACTCGCTGGCGTCTTCATCCTCAGCCAGGGTGCTGCGGACATCGGTAAGGAGAAGGCTAAGGTGGAGTCAGCGGTGGTGGAGCTTGCCATGTCAGCTCACAGGCTAGAAAACGCGGAGCTCGACGACGATGACGCTGAGGACGCCGTAGAGGCTGATGAGGCCCCTGAGCCAGAAGTCCTCACCGAATAGCCGTGGGGTTCTTCCCCTGCGCTACAGAGGGCTGTGGGGGCTACTTCTGTAGTGTAGACATGTCCTCACGGCCCCACGCCACGTTCTGCGAGCTTTACGTGGAGCCAGAGCCTAATCCCCCGGAAGCGCCTCAAGGCTCGTAGAGACATCAGTACAAGGAACAAGCCCAGAGGGAAACCCTCTGGGCTTGTTTTGATCCTTGGGTCTAGGCCTAGAAGATGCCCTGGACCTTGCTGTCGACGCCGTGCGCCAGAGCAGCCGCGTTGGACACGCGGGTCGCCGAGAAGCGGCAATCGAAAGCGGTGCCATCCGTCGCTGCAGCAGCGGTGGTGGTGTTCGCCGTCAGCGCAACCACGTGCTCACCCTTGGTGAGGGTCACGGGAAGCGTGAAGTTCACGGGAAGCTGAAGCTGCCCAGTGAGGAACGTGTGACCCAAAAGGGGCAGAGCGGTCGCGGCAACGCCATCGACCTCGAAGCCCATCGTGAGAACGGCGGCGGTAACACCGAGAATGTTGCCTTGGAAGTTGAGATGAAGAAGCATCTCGTCTTCCTCGACGCGGACGCTCATCTGAGCGCCAGTGACGACGGCGGTTCCGCCGGAGGGGAGGGTGACATTTCCGAGAGGCAGTTGACTGTAAAGACTCATGTTGGTTTTCCTTCTTGTTTCCTAGGAAGATCAGCCAGGTGTGTTCTAAGCCGTTAGGCTTAGAGGCCCTGGTTGCTCCCGTAGTTGGCGTTGTGGAGGCCGAAGTCGAACCGACCGGTGAGTCCACAGCTAGCGATGGTGCCGCCGGTGACTTTGAAGAGAGAAACGCGGGCGCCAGCCTCGTCTTCCGCGATGATCAGCCGAGCCAGAAGCTCAGTCGTGATTGTCGCGTTACCGAGATACTCGTTGCCAGTGGTGCTGAGCACGGTCCGAGCGACCGTTCCGTCCCAAGCCATGATCTCGACCGCGCGAACGGCGACATCGCCGATAGCGCATGCTGCGTTGAGCTGCAGGACGGCAAGGCCACCCTCAAACTCCTGACGACGGTATGGACGAGCCACGTGGTCGATGGTGTTCCGCTCTACCGGAAGGGTACGCGGACGGTTGACGGTGAAGGCGACCGGGGCGGTGTTGTTGACCGTAGCCAACGCCGATGGCACACCGTATTGAGTGCGAACTGTCATGTTGTTTTCCTTGCCCTATTGTTTAGGCCTGGTTTCGTCACCGAAGTTGGTGATGCGGTCATCCTATATGCATCACTAGGGCGAGTCAACGGAGATGGACCACTAAAACCCAGGAAATTCCTGGGTTAGTGGCATATCTATCCCAGTCCGCCTAGGAGCGTCTTAATCCCAGCCTTGGCGATGGCACCGAGGCCAGTTCCGATCACTTCCATGACCTTGCCGAAGGATTCCCAGAAGGTGCGGACCGCGAGGATCTCACCTGCGACCTTCAGATTGAGGAGCTGCGCGTTGATGTGCTTCTCGGCCTCAGAGACGTCCTCGCCCTGGAGCTTCTTGACTGCAAGACGCCCCGCATCCTTGGCTACGTCAGCGAGGATGTCCTTGACCTCATCCTTGACGCTGTCCCAGGCATCACCGAAGTCGTCCTTAACCTGATCGAGGACCTTACCGCCGAGATCCTTCGCGAGGTCTTCAAGGCTACCTGTGAGTTCGGCCACGGCTACTCTCCTTCGCCATCAGCAGGAAGCACGGGAGCTTCAGCTTGCTCCAGGCGGAGGCGCCAGGTGGTGATAGTCCGCTTACCTCGCTTCTTCGCGTCCTTGTCGAGCGTCGTGTCCCCGTCGAGGTAAGCCTCGTAGGCGGGAGCGACTGCATCGAAGGTAGCTCGGTCAGCCTTCGTGTAGTCGGCCCGGATCAGGTCTACGGTAGCGCAGCAGCCGGTGGACAGGGCCAGCCCGATGGCGAAGATGGAATTTCGTAGTGCTCTCATGTGACTTCCTCTGTGCATCAGATTAACACTTTCAGGCCAAAAAGAGCGTATCAAATAGAAGCTCCTGGGACCCCTGGGACCACTGGAGCATTTGGAACACTGGGGGGTCCTGGGATCCCTGGGAGAACCTCTACCTGGTGCACAGACACGGTTAAGCTCTCGATCGATAGCTCGCTGGAACTGGCATCAAAGTTAGAAGACGGCTGCCAGCTTTTAGGGACGCACCCAAAGAGATTGACGACCCGCCTGGGGATGAGCTTGTCAGCTCTCGTGTGGACCACAGTGAAGTTACGCCGGGGCGCCCCTGTTCCCCACACTGCCTGGAAGAACCACAGATAGAAGTCCATTGAGAGCGGGGTCACAGCAGCCTCGATAGTCGTATCTCCTGTTGTGATCTGTCCTGTAGGAATTTGGTGTGCATACGGCCAGTTTCCCTCCTGAATCGTCTTCATCCCCATTGATACGGATGGAATTGAGATGGACTTAAAGCTCAGTAGCTGTCCCTCTGAAAGTCCCTGGCCGATTTTGAATGGGAACGCTACTGGAGGGCTTGCCGCGACTGGAATGTCTAGCAGGTAATAGGAGAAGTTCTGTAGGGGATCGGTGCTGAGCGCTCTGGCCACGGGGTTAACCTCCGGTGTGCATCACATCAATGAGTCTATCAGATTCGCCCGCTCAGAGACGCGCCATTCTGTCCAGAACCTCTGGAACGTCGATGAAGTTAGAGAGCGTTACCCTCGCGTGAGGCTGCAGGGACCCAGGCTCATCAACTATCAGGATCTCGGCTCCACCAATAGAGACGTCAGCCCACACCGAGATACCACCTATGGCCCCGACCTCGACCGGCCATTCTTGGGCCTCGTGAAACTTGAACGACCCGAAGCGGGCCGGATCTACCACGCTCAGCATTGACGCGATCATCGGATGGACCGCAAAAATTCCAGTCCCTCCAGCCTGCCAGTACATCTGGACCAACATCAGAGGAAGAGATTGAACGTGCTCGGTGTAGGAGACGCCGCTCGGGCAGGCATTGTCCCACGATCCGTGGTACTTGAGTCCGTTCTCCATACGGTCTGGTCTTCTCTTGCTGTAAACTGATGCTAATTCCGGCACCGCCGGGTGAGATCTCAGATTACCCGATAGGCGCCCACGATGCACCTCCAGCGCAACTTCGTATGGACTCTGGACCTGAGCGATAGGGAGCTCAAGGTCATCATCAAGTGCCTGGAAGGGGGAACAGGCCTCGACGCGGCTGAGGTGAGCCTAGCTAAGAAGTTGGCTGACGCCATTCCCGGAATGGCCTCACGTCTTGAGCGTGTGAGCAGCGGAAAGCGACGTCGACACACCAAGTCTGACTGATGAAAAAGAGCGCCCACTAGGGGCGCTATCTTCCAATTGGGTCTAGATACGGGGCGTCTAGTTGACGACCAGTTCCACGACTATCTTCTTGGCGTAGTAGTTGATGAGGCTATGACTCACGCCTAGTTCTTCTGCCAGCTGCTTCTGATTCAACCCTGCAGCGAGCTTCGCTGGAATAGACGCGATCTGCTCTTTAGTGAGCTTCGCGTTGCCGTGCTTCTTGATGAGATTCGGCAGGTCCCAACTCTCACCACGAAGTACACGAGATATCTGGGTAGGAGTCACGCCATAATCTGCGGCCAGGCGCTTCCCGGTTACTCGCTTCCCTGAGTCCAATCCCTCTTGATACCGCGCACGGATCCTCGTGACCTGCTGGTAATCCAGCTTCGACATCCCGTGCTTGGCGCCGCGAACCCGGCACTCAGGCTTAGTGTATGCGCCGTTTTGCGGCCCGCGTGCGGCTCGACTAGGATCCCTCCGCATGGGATGGCTCTCACCTCGTAGAACCTTCTCCGGATGCCTACGCGTCCAGTGGTCATCGCCAGTGGGCGCCGTCTGACCACCAGAGGCATCGTTTGCAAGAAGGTTCAATCCTATTGAACTAATGTGCTCGACTTCGAGCTTGAGCGCTTTGGACTCGGTGAGGTTCTCGGCGATCCTATGCTCAACGGGCTTGAGACCGGCCGCAAGTAGCTTGCGGATGATCGCGAACTTGTGCCCCTTCTTCCCGGACTTAGCCTTCCGGATGTGAGCGTCAACTCGTGGTTGCTGACGATCTGACCCCTTGCCCACGTAGAACACATTGTCGGTGTCTGGCCGGATCAGTTCGTAGACGTAGTAGACCTCTGCTTTGTCCAAATATGGCGAGTTGGGATCGGTTTTCTGGTGGACACGAGGCCGAGTGGACCCGTAACGGGAGAGCTGAACTCCGTGCTGTTCCCGTAGCTCGTTCACCAGCTTCTTAGCTGCATTTACGTGCAGATTCTCGGCGATAGCTAGGTAGCACAAACTAAGGCCTTGTTCGACCAAGCGTCTGACCACTAAATGACGTTTGCTGTTACCGCCACGCCTTGTATCCGACAAAAGCCTGTTGAGCGCGTATCGGCCGTTTCCAGACTGCTTCTCTCGGCCAACGTAAATTACTGCGCCATCAATTGGATTCTTGATAACTACGACTCTGTACATGGAATTGCGGGCTCCTGGGTTTGTATCCCAGACTAGCCCGCAACTATGCCCGAATCAAGGTAGAAACCTAAGTCTCTAGTTGACAACGAGTTCCACGACTATCTCCTCGACAGCGAGGGTGATCTCCTGGATGGCGACGTCGGAGCTCGAAGCGTCCTTGTCACCGGTCGGCTTGACAGAGGTCGGGAAGACCTCCTTGAGCTGAATGACCTTCGAGGGACTACCGTCAATGCCCCATTCGTCGGCAATGTGGTATTCCTGGATCGTGATGTCAGAACGGTAGGTCTCACCGCCGTTGATGCACTTGAAGATCCAGAGGAGGAAGTCGGAGTCCTTCTTGACCACGCCCTTGCTCAGGGAGCAATCACCGACCTTCGGAATGCCAGGATACTTTCGGGTGTACTTGAACACGCCCTCACGGTACTCCGCCATGTCGACGGTGAGGTCGGGGATGCTGGCGGTCCGGAAGCCTGCAACTGGGTCCAGGTTCTGACCCGCCGGGTCGACAACGTGAAACCGGAAGTTGTGATAGAGGTCTGTGTCAACTGCTCTAGCCATAAGGGTTTATGCTCCTGTTCATACCTTAAAAAAGGCGAACGCCTGATCCCTTTAGGACGCGAGCGTCCCAAATCTCGAACGGAATGTGGGGATACTGTTGGCAGAAGAGTTCGATTTTCTCCTGCTGCCCAGTGGGCCACCATCGGCCCTTGACGTCCACAACAGCCTCCAGCTCTCCGCACGTTGCGTAGATCCAAAAGTCTGGCGTGTAGGTGGCGACACCATCATCTACGATGACTGTGTATTTAGCTTTTTCGTAGTCCCAAGACTTCCCAAGCAGGTCCAAATGCTGGGCAACTCGTAGCTCCCAGAGAGACTTGAATGTGAAGGCGCGACCGCAGTCATCAGTCCACGTGTGGAAGCCAGGGCGTTTCCTAATCTTCGCTCCCATACGCCTGAGCTCGACGAGAATGCGCTTGTGGAAGACGTCAAAGTCTTCAGCAATAGCGCCTGCCGTCTCTCCGGCCTCATACCGATTCTTAACGCTCTGCAGCTCAGTCGCAGAAAGCTCTCGCTTTTTGTAGCGCGTTTGGGTTCCCGTCCTTTTCAGGATCGAGGAGATCGCTGACTGGCTTGTATTCCAGGTTCGGGCTAATCCGACCTGAGTCTCGCCCTCCAGGTAAGCATCAATGATCTGGTCTTCTTGATCGTCCGTCCATCGCCGGTTTCGACAGCCAGTCACATCGCGGCACACGCCTGCGGTATGGAGTACCTTGTAGACCTGGTCAACTCCTACATCAAACTGCAGAGCGATTTTAGGACCAGATAGGCCGAGCTCATAGAGACGCACCGCTTCGGTCCGCTGCTTGGAATCCAAGCTGCGGCGCCGCTTGCGCTGCTTCTCAACTGCTCTGGCCATGTCGTCTCCTGTGACAGATGCTCGTGTTGTGCATCACCACAACTGAGTCTAACAGAATCGGATGCGTCGGTCCATATTACCGCCGCGCTTTCGGAGATTCCCTGTTCCACTTGGTCCAGGTCGACTTAGACCCGCTTGTAGCGCCAAGTTTGCGGATCATTTCCACGAATTTTCTGTTGCAGAGGGCGCTCAACCCTTGTTGGGGAGTCCTATTCCGCCTCACAAGACTGATCGCCTCTTCAGGTCCCATGTGGGTCGCTTTCATCAACGTAAGAGCCGTCACCAACCCAGAGCGATTGAGGCCCATGTTGCACGACGACACGCACCCTTTCCCCTCGCGTAGAGCAACCGCGAATCTATCCGAGAAATGACTGGCTAATTCTCCAACTTTTTTCAACTCATCATCATTTGCAGCGTCATTATCGTCGTACCCGCCCCTAAGTAGTTCGTAATGATTATTTGGATCAGTCGGCTGAAACTCCTGCGCAAATAGACCGATTAGATCAACTTCTTTATTAGGGCGCTGAAGGAGGGCTTTAACGTCGTTCTTATCCCCCTGCCAAATACGACCACCAGACCTATGCGTGTAAATGAGATTCATGCGGTTTATGGACTATGGCTGTAAGGTATTAAAGGGCGCATCAGAGGTAAGTACCGCGAGCAGGGGGCCAAGGGCGTTGGCAACAGACAGGCGACTTTTGTTCATCGAAGCTCTTCGCAGATCGTCTAACAAACCGGCGAGGCGTCGTCGCGGGTCTGCTCGTTGCTATGGTCCCCCATGTGAGATTCCAGATTGCACGGGCCGCACCGTCGGAAACAAACCTTACTGTCTCGATCATGTAGTAATGATGCCCTATGCAGCCAAGATACAACGTCGGGAGGAAGCACGCGAGGAGGAGATCATAACTACGACACCTCCTATCGACGGTTATGTAGCCCAAGACCTACTCGGTGCGATCCAACTTAATCAGTCATCAATCCCGGCGCTCTCTAGGGATCTACGCGTTCCACATGATGTAGTGGAGTGGCTCGTATACAGATTGGTGGACGCAAAGATAGTCACCATTCGCCGGTCGAAGCGGAGCGTATACGTTAAGTTGGTTCCGAAAGCAGTTCCACGACCATCGGGAGGATCTCTCTAGTAAACCACTCGCCACGGTGGTGCCACCTACTGAACAGCCTGTGAAGCTGGAGCTCTGTTGTCCCCGCCGCTTGATCCGCGATAACGGAACCAAGAAGTCGTAACTGGCAATCAGATCCCGTCTGAAGCGCAACTACGCGAGCGTTAACCGAGCTTGTCGTGAACCCCACTTTGATGCGGCCCGTCTCAGTATTTTCTATGAAATAGACCTTGGTTCTAGTATGAGAGGGCATGACTACTTCATACCCTCCTGGCCTCTACAACATGATCCGCATTACAGATCAGACCGGTGTTTCCGGAACAGGTCGCGTTGCACAGGTAGCCGTTTTCGAGGACGGCTCTGCCGTCACAAGGTGGATGACCGGAAAGGACTCCTTCGCCGTCTGGGCATCGATTGAGGACCTACTTGATATCCACATACGATCTCACCCAGACACTACGAAGCTCTTACCGGCTGGTGTGGACCTCTGCGAGCACGGGGTCGACAATCACGCGGAATACTGCGACCCCTGCGCGGAAGCTGCAGTTGCTGCCGATAGGGCAGCGCACAGACGTGCTCCTACTCAGATGTTCAAGCGCGGTGATGGGGGCCCGGCAACCATCACCGACGGACCAGCGAACATTGGCGTTCTATGCCTCACATGCACCCTGCCATTCACTACAAGCAACGACTCCTACCAAACCAGTGAAGCTAAATGCCCAGCATGCGGCGGTGGTAGGCTCTCCAAGAAGCCCGAGCAGATCGGGTAGAAAGTATCAGAGAGAAGGGAGGTCCTAATGGCCATTAAACTGGAGAACGCAGGGCAGAAGAAGATCGCAGTGATTAAGGAGATCAGGTCCGCCTACGGGTTCGACCTCAAGACCTCCAAACAATGGATGGACATGGCTCCGGTCGTTCTTCCGGACTTGAACCCGGCCATGACCCAAGCACTCGCCATGAAGTTGCGTGAATGCGGAGCTAGGGTCTTCACTGACCCAGGACCCCTCGATCGTCTAACCGCCCTCGGCTGTATTCATACCGCAGAAGAGGCTCTTGGTAACGGTGAGATAGACGAGGCTCGCGCTAATTTGCGGAACGCGCTAACCCTAATCGGGGACATGTAGTTGGTCGACCCGGAGGGCATTGACTGCAAGTCCTGCGGGGCATGCTGTATCTCCTCCAACAAGGCTGATACCTACGTCTATGTCGGGGATGGCGATGTTCGTCGTCTCCGACTGGCGTATACCGAGAAGACGGTCAGACGCCTCGTCAGCAAGATAAACGACCCCTTCGAGATAGGGGTGCGAACCAAGACGAACGTTCAGGGGCTCGTGACCTGCATATCGCTTCGTGGGTCTGTAGGAAAGCAGTGCTCTTGTTCAATCTACGATGCACGTCCTGATGCTTGTAGGGAGTTCATTCCGAGCGAGTTCGCCTGCCTTGCGGCCCGTAAATCAGCTGAGATCGACTAGCCCTGCTTCTGCAGAAGCTCTGGTGGGATTCGCCAAACACTCCCATCAGGTCGCTTCTGGAGGACCGTGCCCTCTCCTACATCGAACTCCGCCTCAAGTCCATCAATCTCAGACTGCGACTGCTTAGCCCGGAAAAGGGCATTCTCGGATTGTAGCTCGGCCACTAGAGTCCTAAGGTTTGCCTCTGTGGCGAGGAGCTCGCGAAGCCGAGCCGCCAGGAATACGACCCGTTCGACCTGCACTGGGACAGGCGGCGGCGCGACAGCTGGTTTCTCGGTTTGCGGCACGATCTCTTGTGGGAGTGACGTAATGGGGTCTGTCATGTGTATTCTCCTGCACTTACCGGGGATTGATGGAGCGTACCAGAGAATGACCTAAATGTCATCAGCTGATGCGATGACTACGAAATCGGCCCCGGAAGATCGAATCTTCTATTTCTAGGGAAGAATCTAGGCTTCAGCCCTGTAGTCACCAGGGAGGGAAGCACTGGGGCGCCCTTCAGCCATCGGAAAGGCGCACTGGGGCGCGGAGTCTGAGCCGCCCCCTTCGTCCAGAGGAATGGAGCACTAGGGCGTGGTGTTTGTGCTGCCCCTTTCGTCCAGAGGAATGGTGCGCTTAATTCGGCCACAGAACTATGCCAGTTCTGCGATCAAGAGGCCCGTGTCGCCCTCGTCAATGCCCGCGCTCGCCGTGTCGAGGATCACGCTGTAGAGCGTCCTACCGCCGTCTGGGGTCAGATTGATAACAGTGTTCGCACTGATCGACGGCTGACCCGCCGCGTAGGGAGTGAGCCCCTCTAGCTCAAAGCCTGCGCCTGAATTGTAGACGTACCCGCGCTCAGTTGCGCCCAAGGCTCGTGTCCAAATTGCAAGCTCGTCAATCACTCCGTTGAATGGCGCGACTTGACTCACCGAGTCTCCGATCCAGAACGGAGTAGCGGTGGCTGCATTGGCTACGAATGCAGTGGACGCACGCTCGACCCCGTCTACGAAAATCTTGATCGTATCTCCGTCTGCGACCACCATGACGTGCTGGAGGGTCGCAGCGGTAATGTCCCCCGTAGGTGTGAGGACTATGCCTGTGCCGTTGTAGACGAACTCAACTTCTCCTGTGGGTTCGACGTAGAGAGTCCAGCCTCCAGGGTTGCTATATTTCTCGCAGATCACGGAGCGCGTGGCCAGCGACGTGAGATTGATCCACGCGGAGATCGTGTAGTGGCCGACCAACTCAAGAGCGGTGAGATCAGTAGGGCTCGTTTCGGCGTGGACGCCGTCCACGCCCGCTAGCGAGTAACCGTTCCCAAACCTCCCGGTCGCGTAGGCTTCAGCGCCTGAGTAGGTGAGGTGCCGAAGGTTGGGGGAGGAGTCGTCACCGTTGTCGTTGAATTTGTAGTAGACCTCCAGGTCAAGGTCGAGCAATGGCTTGGTTAACGTGAGAGACGCAGCAACGATAGGAACGATAGTGGTCGGTGCGCCTTGGTTGTCGGAGCCTCTGAACTGGAGAGTCTTGGCTGTATCTGCTCCTGCTGCGCGGAAGAATATCTGAGTGCCACCCGAGACTTCAGCGGGTGGATTCGCGATGTCGCCGATTGAGATTCGCGCCGTGCTGGGTGTACGGTGTCCCCCACCCGCCGTCACGTAGGGGATCGCGTAGTTGTCGGAAATCCCAGCACCCGCACCGACCGACTCGATCTCTGCTCCGATACCCTTCCACTCCCAGCACTCGGTAGTGCCGCCAGGGAGCCAGGTGTAAATGAACGTGCGAACAGTGCCAGGGGCAGTGACGATGTCTACGAAAACAGAGAAGCGGCGAATCTCGCTCGCGGCCCCGCCACCGGCTGCGTATTTATCTGCCCCTTCGACAGCACCCAAGACTGTCGCTTGGATCTCCGAGAACGAAGGGGAACCGCCGGTTGCGTTTTGAATGCGTCCGACACGGACACCGGGGATACCGCCACCACCGTTCGTGTCGCCAGACATGAAGACGATCAGGTCTCCAGTGGCCGGGTCAGTGAACATGGCCGAGTGACCGTAGGCTCCCGTGTTACCAGCGGCAGCTTCGCCAAACTGATTCGTAGCGGTCTGGACGGCTGCGAACGAACCAGCGAGTTTAGCCACGCTGTAGCCTGCCGTCCCTGGTGTCCAGCCGAACACGAACAAGACGCTGTCGTGAACGTGCAGCCCGTAAGAGCAGCCTGGGTTGACCGCGTCGAAGAGAGCTACAGGGTCGTAGCGCGTGAGCAGCCCCGTACTGAAATCGAACTGGGTGATACAGCCGTTGCCCGCAGAATCAGAATGACGGATATGCGACCAAACGATTGAACTCTTGAAGGCAATAGCCTGACCCGCCTGGAGAACGGTCGCCCCCGTTGCAGCAATCACGCCCGTCGAGATCCAGTTCGATCCGCTGACGCCGTCTGTCGTACTAAACGCCATGATCCTGTTGCCGGTAGTGTTCTTGAGATAGCAGAGCGTTGGGACGCCATTCGGGTGAAGAACAAACAGTCCACTGGTCGCGCCAACCTGTAGAGCCTCGTCACCAGCCTCAGAAACTAGGCCCCACTGTTCAACCCCACCTTGACCTCTCCGGTAGCAGCCAGACTGATTCAAGCCCCCGGCTGTTGAGGCGGTGAGCGCGTAGCGGTCGTCCCTGAATTCCACGGCGCGGTTGAAGGCGATAGTTCCCGCGTGTGCTGCGGCCTCTGCCTGTGCCACGGCAGCGCCGCCCGTGCCCAAATCAGCCCCGTCCTGAGCGCCAAGACTAGCGCCGCCCAAGAGAACGGACACAATCGGAGCCGCGCCTTCGATAAGTACGACTATCTGTGCTGCTGGCGTGTTAGCCATTAGACGACCACCGGAGCAGACAGGACTTCGTTATGAGGCTGGCCTGCAACATTGCAGATTTTGTCACCCTGCACGACGTTTTGCGCCTCGACCATACCCTTACCAAGCACATCGATTAGGTGTGCGTTATCCTCAACATGGGCACTAGTGCCGTTACCTAAATCAAATGTTACAGCCATTAGGAGATCCTGTTCACCCAACCGAACACTGATACGACAGCGGTCGTATCAGCAAAAGCTCGGACTACGAGGCTGTTGGTCATGGGCGTGCCAGGAACAATCAGCACCGGCCCACCATCAGCGGTGAGGGTAACGGTGATCAGATCACCAGCGGTTACGCCGCCAAGCTCGATAGTGAGTACGACATCGCCCGTATGCCGGTTTAGCGCGTAGAGCCATACCTCATCGATCGCCGAGGCATCAGCGGTGTGTAAGAGATCACCAGCGGTGGCTGTTTGCACCACAGAAACGGGGCGTCCATCAGTACTGCCTGAGAGAATTACCTTTGAAAATGTAGCCATTGGCGTCCCTACCTAAAGACCTGGTTGGCGATAATGTGGTTGTCCGAGTCAGTAGCAGTGGCCACATCAAGTTCATTGATGGCCTCGACAAGGGTCTGTGCCGTCGTGGTCAGCGCGGGCCCAGAGGTCGTTGCGTCCGTAAGCGGATAGGATGTGCCACTAGACGTGAGGAGAATACGGCCAGGATTCCCTGCACCATTCTCATTACCAGGCAGAAGCGTGACGTCCCCACCGTCGTTGTTCGTCGGACCGTTGGCGTTACCAGCGGAAATGGTCACGGTTCCAGGAACCGTGTCTCCTGCGGGGTCGGTGCAGGAGATTGAGAGCGAATCGCCCGGCGCGGCCGTCAGTTCCTGGCCTGCTGCAATCAGGATATCGTTGGCGCCGGTGGTGTTTCCAAGTCCAAGAACGGTGGCCAGGTCTGGTGTGCCAGCCGTCTCAATCGTGTTGACGGCGCGAACCACCGAGAACCCGGCCACTGTGCCGGTAAAGGCCAGGTGGCCGACTTCGTTAAATGGGATAGCGGTGCTGCCACGCGCAGCTAGGTCTAGGTCGCCTGCCGCCCCGGCCGTGAGTCCCAGCCCGACGGTGGCTGTGATCGCGCCATCACCGATCGTGACAGCGCTCGTTCCTCCCTCCGCGACTACACCGCTAGTTCCGATGAAGACGGTTCTTGGGCGAGTCGCCGCCGATGCGCCGATGTCATAGGTGTTATCGACTCCGGCCACGAGGTGGCCGGTCGGACCGACGATCCACCTATCGGTGTTTCCGGTTCGGAGGCGTAGCTCGCCATCAGTTCCTGAGCCAAGGGCGCGACCCGCCTCCAGTGTGAGGACACCGCCGTTCTCAACCCCATCGGCATTTCCACCACGGAGGAGAACAGATAGGACCGCGTCCACTCCAGTTCGGTCCGCAGCGTCTTCAGCTCTAAACTCGGCCGTTCCGCCGTTTACAGTGGCCTTTAGCCCTCGAATGCCGGTAGAGCCGTAGATGGCGAGCTCATTTGAGGCCCCTCCAATAAGCATCATCCGGTTGGCGGTATTGTCCCTGAGCACCAGCTCCGAGGTGCTCGCATCCCAGAATAGGATCCCTGTCTGAACTCCGGTCAGCGTAGCGTCGTTGCCAAAGATGAAGTCACCCTCGGCTGCGGTCAGTGCGGTATTGCGGCCCACCCTAAGAGCCCCTGGGTCTGCAAGGAGCTCAATGACCTTATTTGCAGACGTATCGTAGAGGTTGACGGCTCCATCAACGTCCATGACAAGGGGGTTCGCGTAGTTTCCACGGAACTCGATCTTGCCGTCTGTTCCTATACCGTTCTTTGCTCCAGCGGTAAGGACGACAGCTCCACCATTATCGTTGGAGAGCGCTACAGCATCGCCCCCAGAGAGGCTCAGGTCAGTTGCCGCTCCGGAGATCACTAATAGAGCGGCGCTGCCGGTGACCGCTCCAGTGTTGACTGTGACCGTGTCCCCGATGATGATGCTGGTCTTTACATAAATCGTATCGGGTCGGAGCAGAGTCGCCCCCGCGTCCGGTGTCCCGATTCCCCAACCACCATCAGACTGGCCGATGATGTTGTCAGCATCGGTCATCTCGATGTCGTTCCCGCCGGTTGTGGGATCGATCACGAGCGCGACTAGGAGCCCCCCATTCGGACCAATGGGGCCGATGGGACCAACAGGCCCGATAGGGCCAATGGGCCCTTGAATTACCGTTGTTCCGGTCGATGAAGGCCCTGTCGTCTCGATGATTTGCTCAATCCCGAGCAGTCTTACAACAGAAGGGTTCGAGGTTAGAGCCTCGAAAACAGCCCCCGGCTGGTAGCTGATCGAGATGCCCCCGTCCTCTACCACTACTGGTAGAGCAGAGACTACAAGATAAGTCTTGGTGGACGCTGACATGGCTACTCCGCCGGGGAAGCTGCAGTTACAGCATCAGTATACACCAGCTGCTAGCTGAGCATCACCATGTGAAAATCGGTAATGTCACCCCCACCTGTGGAGTGGCGGAAGGCCAGGTAGGTATTGGCCGCAGCCTTGGTGAAATAGGCGCTATCGCCCACTGCGGTCAAAAGAGCCAATTCTGCCGTGAACACAGGAGAAGCTCCGGCGTAAGCAATACCGGTCGAGTTCGTGATACCGCTACTGACCGAGAGCGTAGGCGTGACGACGCTCGTTCCGAAGTAGCCTGTGCGAGGACGAGTAGTACCAGAGGCACCAATGTCGTAGGCGTTGTCGGCAACCGCAACGAAGTGTCCCGCGCTCAACATCTCCCAGCGGCTGGTGCTGAATTGGGCGCCCGTAGGCGTAGTCCCAAACTGGAGCTTTCCTGGTGCCGAAGTAGCACCAGGGACACCGTCCGCGATAACTCGGATGGCACCAAGCTGCATCATGCCGTCACCACCAGCGCTTGGGTGGTAGCCAAAGCCGGACACGGAGAGAGCGGTATCGCCATTAAGGTAGACCGTAGGAGAGCCTGGTGTGCCGCGAGCCTTCAACCCCCTGAAGGTGCCGCCAGCAGTGTTCGCTGATATGCGGTAGTGGTCAAACCCGCCAGCACCAGTAGCCGTTACAGAAAGCGGTGTCGCTGCGCCATAAAGCGCATCACCAACACGAAGCAGTTTTGCGCTCGCGTCCCAGGACATCTCATTGGTGCCATCACCTGCGGATAGATCGCCATCTGCAGCCGCAGAAGTTGCGCTCCCGAAGTTTGCGCGTCCGCCGCCGATTTGCTGGCCACTAGTGATGACGATGCTAGTCGGCCCTGTGGTGTTTCCCGCAACGAGAACCGCAGGCAAATCAATTGAGATCGCTGCAATGGCCGCATCAAGCTCGTTGATAGATCCGACGATTGTCTGGTTTGTCGTGTCGAGCGTCAGCTCCGTAGCCTCATTTAAGGCGATTGCGGTCCCTCGCCCGGTGAGGGTCAGATCAGAGGTCGCACCAGTCGAGGACAGCGCCAAAGCGCCGCTTCCCACAATGGAGTTGGTATCGATGGTGATCGTGTTCCCAACCACGATCTGCGTTCCAACGTAGATATTTGCGGGCCGTCTAGCTCCAGGTTGGCCAATACTCCATCCACCGTCAGTGGCACCAATGAGGTTGTCCCCATTGGACATGATGATCGGGTTACCACCGGTGATATTTCCTACACCCAGTACAGCCTGGAGGCTGTTAATGCCGGTGGTGTTGTCAATTACGAACCCAGAAGGGGAGGGGCCGAACGACTCAACAATATGCTGCGCTGCGAGCAGCCGAACTACAGATGGGTTGTTCTCACTAGCAGTGAAAAACTCTCCCGCCTCGTAGCTTGTAGTAGTCCCAAGCGCCAAGTCCTCGACCACGATTGGGGTCTGAGAGATGACGACGTAAGTCTTGACAATCCATGCCATAGGTGATGCCCTCCCCAGATAAGGGACTGAAGCATCAGTATACACCGGCGACTAGCGATAAGTCCCAGGCAGGTCGAGTATCCTGCTCGTCCGCAGAGGCCGAGAAGGGTAGAAGTAATCAACGACTGGAGGTGTAGGGATGGATCAGCAGAATTCAGAGCTCAAAATGTTCAAGCACGGCGAAACTGTAAGGTTCATAGGTGACGGCTGGACGCCAAGTCAGCGACAGTGCCTCTGGGTCGTGGAGTTCGAGAACAGGGATCGCGACGACTGGGGCGCATCAAACGTGAAGGTATACCGACAGACAGACCCAGACTGCATTATCTGGGCGCCTCGACGGTTAATCACGACGGCAACCGTGTTGGACTTGCTGGCTAGTGTCTAGTGACGCCTGCGGGCCCGCTTAAGACCCTTCGGTCGGTCGAGCTTGGGAATGTTCCCATAGTAGATTTCGCCGTAGCAAGAGCCGCAGAAGGCGCCTGATCTCTTCCCTACTAGCTTGATCTTGGTGGCCTTGGTTCCACACCCGGCCATACAGGGGAGACGCCTGTGGGCGACCTCCTCCTTGATCCACGCGACCCATTCTCGGTCGTGTTTTGGTACCACAAACATTGCATCCTCCTAGGATTACGGGATTTAGGGGTCCGTTGGTACGTACCCTGGGCCCGTAATTCAACTAGGAGGGCTGGTGAAAGCTCCTGTGACGCCCGGCGTCGATTCGGATTGCAGTTCGTGGAATTCGCATGACTTAGTTGCGGATACTAGGCCCCCGCACAGGCTTGTCGAATTAGAAAGCTACCATCTCAGTGCGGCTAAGGAAGAGACTGGAACAGATTGGTTAGGTATCCGTACATGAAGAAACCCCCGTCTAAGACGGGGGGTTTCGACAGAGGCCGAGTGACCGGGCCTTAGACCGACGCCTGCGAACTAGCAGTGCCAGCTGGCTGAGACAGCGTGAAGATCACGAACTCAGCTGGCTTGTTCGGCGAGAAGCCAATGTCGATCAGGACCTTGCCCTGGTCGATCGTCACCGAGCTGTTGTTGTTCGCGTTGCACTTGATGAAGAACGCTTCTTCCTGAGTGTTCCCGAAGAAGTAGCCCAAACGGAAGAGCGAGCTGTAGTAGCCCCGGAGAGCCGTTTCGATCTTCTGCCAGAGTGCCGGTCCGTTGTTCTCGAACACGGTCCACTGAAGCTGCAACGACGTGGTGTACATCAGGAAGTTGTTGAGGAGGCGAGCATTGACGTAGCGCCAGCGCGGCTCCTTCGACAGAGAACGAGCACCGTTGATGATGAACCCCGTAGCCGCAGTAGACGGCAGCGGGTTGACCCTAGACTGGTAGAGGTTGTCCTGGTCCAAGCGAGTGAGCTTGAACTCAGGTCCGACCGTTCCAGCAGCGTCCAGCGCTCCATCGACGACACCGGCAGGTGACTTGCCGATGTTCTTGTTCCGAGCCGTCTTCGCGATCACGCCTGCGGCAAAGCCACTGGCGGGAATGAGCTCGGGCAGGTCGGTCGAGTCGTTGATGAAGTAGACGTTCGGGTAGTAGATAGCCGCGTTCTTCGTGTTGAAGGCCTGGGTCACCAGCACATACTGGATCGCCTCGGGCACCGTAGTGCCGTTAGCTAGCGCGAAGAGCGCGAACCTATCTTGACGGGCATCGCAGAAGTCTACGATGTCTGCCTGTACGAACGCTGAGCCCTCGAAGTCTGGCACCACCACGTTAAGAGGTTCCTCAACGAGATCCAGGGCGTAAATACCCGTCTTGGTCCCATCCAGCGTCGGGTTCGATATCTCGTTCCGCGAGATAACCGTTCCATCAGTTCCACCAGTCATCTGGAACTGAATTGCGGACGACAGCTTGGTGTATGACGCCGTGATCGGTGTCGCAGCCGGTGGCGGCGAAACCCAGGTGAAGTCCAAGGCTCCAGTAGCGTAGTTGATTGTGTTCGTGCCAGTGGCATCAACATCACCAACAATCGCGCCCAGGCCGTTGTCCTCGGCATACTGACCAGTCTGATACCAGGAATTGATAGTCGAGCCCGTGAGGGGCGCGAACACTGTCGTCATCGAGACGGCACCAGTATCAGCGTTGATCGTGGACGTAGCCGTCACGTCGCCGAGCAGGTTTCCAGTCGTGTTCGACCAGACGTTACCGAGGCAGACGTAGTCGAGGAAGAAGAACGTCCCCGCCAGAGGAGCCACGAGAGTCGTGACCTCGATCAGCCCAGAGCCAACTGAAAGGTTGGTTGCGCTGTCGGTCAGGTCGATCAGGTTAATTCCAGCGCCATCGATAGATCCGAGGAGAGGGACATCCTGTTCCACTTCACTGGCGTAAGCCAGATCGACCGTTCCAGTTCCAGGCCCATCGGTCGTGAAAGCGCCTGCGATGAACGGGCCACCTGTGACACCGCCCACCTTCCATACACTTCCCAAAATGGACAGGATCGTTCCTGTTACACCACCCTGAGAGACGACGTTACCAACGATGTTGGTGCCACCAAGGCCACTGACCTCAAGGGTCTCGACGGCGTCCTTAGTGATGAGGTTGGAGACGGCGTGGTTAGCGTCGACATCGGAAAGCGCTACGAGCGGCGCCGTGATACCGGTCATCAAACCAGAAGCGTAATCAACGGTCCCACCGAGTGGGAGGGAGCCACTGCCGCCGGTCAGATTACCAGCACCGTCATCGGTGATAGTCGCCAGGCCAACGCCATCAACATTCACCGAAATGGCGAGCGTTCCTGGGTGAACTTCTGTGGACGACAAGGCCACGCCTGACAAGTCATAGACTGCGGCCACACCACCAGTGGTCGACAGCGTCTGAGTCACGGCCGCAGAGCCAGCATACTTCAGGCTGAAGCTGGTAATTTCCTGGTGGACCGGGTTGTCCACAACACCAGCGTTGAAGGTGAAGACCTTGTTGACGCCGTCTACGAGACCAGCGCTAGCAGGAAGCACCTCGTTGGTGAGAAGCTGCTTCTGGTAGAAGACGCGGGCTGAGCCCTCAACCACTGGAAGGTTAGTAAGCTGGAGCGTGAAAGCTGTATCCGTGCCGTTAATCGTTCCGGTCGTAGGAGTGTGGGCCAGGAACTTAGTCGTCCCGGACACCGCAATCAACTTCAACGTGTTCTCCAGAACAGGTACGTTCTGGATAGTCGTTGTGAATTGGGAGGCAAGAGGAGCCCCACCACCAGTGCCCACTGACTCGGCTAGTACGGTGACAGGGAGCATCCCTGAAGGTACGCCACCTACGCCAATGGTCGTGGTGACCAGGAGACTCGGACGGCGGGGGTCCGCAATCACGTTCAGAAGATAGTCCGGAGCAGCCGGATCATCGAACTGAATTGCCTCGTAGGTTTCCACAGCATCATCGAACGCCGGGTTGAAGTCGGCGGGGGCGAGGATCTGGAGATCGTACTTGTCCCACGAATTCGTGGTGAAGTTGAGGAAGTTCCTGTTTCCGCTTACACGGATTTTCAGGTCGTTGCCCCAGAGACCCTGGCCGTTGGCCGTAAAGGTCCACTTCTCCGGTCCGGGAGTGTCATCGATGGCCACCGACGCGAAGGTCGAGTCGGCGGGTGCGATGCGGTTAACCCATGCTCGCTCTCCACCAGTTCCGAAGAACCCACGAATCTCCTGAGGAACTACACCGCGTGTGTTGGACGGACCGAACACACGAGTAAAGTCCTCAACCGAGCGGATCTCGATTGGGAAGTTGGTGGGGCCCTTCTGGGTCCAACCGACGATGCCCATTTTTGCGGGCGAGAACTGATCAGGGGCACGTGCTGGAGCCTTCTCCTGGCCGTAAACACCTGCTGACCGATATTGAATAATCGGCATGACTTACTCCCCGCCGCCCGAAGGCTGCTTTTTGGTTGACTTCTTGGACTTCTTGGCCACGGCAGGAGTTGGAGCTGCCTTAGCTGGCTGAGACGATGACGCTACGTCGATCTTCTTGGCAAAGGTCGGGATCTCTCGATCAGTGACCTTGCGGATCGAGTTGTTTCGCAAGAGGCGGGCAACTGATGCGTTGGTTGGGTGCGAGGTGAACATGAACCCTGCTGGGTAGCTCACGACGTTACCGTTCGCGAATTCCACCGTGACAGCGTTTCGTGACACCACTTGATAAGTCTGATCGCGTTTCATTATTGACTCCCGTAAACGCCCGATCGGACGATTGGTTTGCCTGTGCCGTAGCTTCCGCCAACACCAGGATCAGGATCACGTTCACCACCAGGGCAAAGCGGGATCCCATTAGCATCAGCAGGAACAAGGCCGTAGCCGCCAGGCCCTGGAACGAGCTGGTAGCCCGGTCCACCAACCCCAGGAAGGGGTTGATCAGTAACCGTGCCGGTGAAGGCTGGTATACAGATAGGCTCTTTGTCCAACGTCAGCTCCGCTTCGACCTTTACAGATAGAGAGTACCCTGGGATACGCTCCACCAGAGAGCTTACATCAGTAAGGTCGTCAACGCCCTGTTGGAATGTGGCATAGACGCGAGGATTATTGATGCCGTCGACGACGGTCACAGTCCCCCGGTGGGGAAATCGCTTCATCATCATTTGCAGCAGGATTTGTGCAACGGTGCGAAACCGGGCCCAGCATTCAATGGTGTAGAAAAAGTCGTATGGCTGCTCTTTGTCCTTCTGCTCGTAGGAGGTCCACCCTAGACAACCGCCAGCAGAGACCTGCTGTGCGCCCTCGCAGGGGAGGCGGTAAGAGACTACAGGAGTGAGAAGTCGCTCTTCGGACGGTGTCGTAGAGTCACGAATGATTGCGATCATTGGGACTGTCGCACTGATCTGCGTCGGTTCAGGCCTCTTGTAGACGACCAAAGCCCGGTCAATAGGCTCCTGGCGCCCATCGATGCGAACGAAGATACCTTCAAGCGGTAGGTAGTATTGGTTCTTTGCAGTGTCCGGTAGCGCCCCGAGTCCCCTGACCAGGGCCTCATCGAAATCGTAGAAGTCTACGTTTCCAGTACGCTCACCAAACTCTAACCCAGCCACAAACTCCCCTATCGCATCAGGTCGTAATGATAACTGTTGACCTTAGAGCTAGTCGAGGGTCCACAGCACTATTAGGTGCTAACAAAGCAATTGATGCGCACTAGAGGTTGACCCTGTCAGCAACGAGTGCGTAGACTGGTCTGATGCAGAAAGTGCTTCCACTTAGGATTGCCAACGACGCTGATCTTATGGCAACAATTGAGTCATTCAGACTCATCCAAGAGCGCGTGTCTGAGATTGCGTTTGAAGACGGAACCGCGCTTTCCGCAGTAGATATGCATCAGCTCAGCTACGCAAAAGTGAAAGGCTCTCTGAAATCTCAGCTCACATGCACTGCTATTCGATCGGTGGCATCTGAATACTCACGCGCTCGGAGGAGAAACCGGAGGATATATGGGCCGATTCACTTCAGTAAGCCACGCGCCCTATTCTTGATCGGCAAGGCAAAGCGCGATGCCTGCCCACCCCGTAAAGAGACGATCAGAATTTGGACAATTGCGGGCCGTAAGGACATACCTTGCAGCATTCCAGCCCGGTTCGAGGCTGACTATAAAAACGTGAAGTCCTTCGACACACTCGCGGTCTCCCTTAAAAGGGGACGACTCGTAGCGACCGTGTCCGTGACTCTTAAAGAATCAAAACGAGAAGGAACCCTTCCTGCTGGCGTTGCAGTAGGGAGTAAGAATGAAGTAGCAGCGGTAAGCGCCGAGGGGAAATCTCTCCGAATCGTCACCGTTGCTCAGAATGTAATGGAGGAGACAAGCCGAAAAACAAAGAGAAGACTTGAGCGGCGACTGGCTGTGCGTAAGGCAGATGGACTTGAGACGCGTTCTGTGCGTCGAGTCCTCAAACGGCTAAGCAGACGGCGTCACATGCGAACTAGGACTTTTTGCCACGCAGCAGCTAACCGACTCGTTGAGTGGGTTGGAAGCGGATCAATCCTCGTCATCGAGGACCTTCGCATCCCTCCACCTTCGAAGAGGAAAAGAAGCAAGCCATCGATGAGGCCGCACTTCTATGAAGTGCTTCGTCGTAGGATTGAAGAGAAGGCTGCGGCTGCGGCGATACCGGTTTATTACGTGAACGTATCCGGTAACGAGAAGAGGTGCTCGCTTTGTGGAGCTTCTGGGAGCATCACAAAACACACCTTCCTCTGCGATTCGTGTGGCAACGAAAGTCCGATGAGCAAGAATGCCGCGCTCAATGTCAGGAACAAATTTACGGTCACCAGGCCGTGGGCTGCTGTTAACCGGCCTTGAAGCTCGTCATCGGGCAAGCGGTTTTGGCCGCAGTTGACTAAAAGCTATTTTTCCCTATTGCTGCTTGTCAAAGTTCTTGGCAAACAGTTCAAGCGCCTCTTTACCGAATCCAGAGGAGTTCATAATTCTGTCTCCCTCTGTTTCGAGTCGGTTCCAGATTGGCAGACGTGGGAACCCTCCGAGGCCATACTCCATTCGGAGGGCTAAAAACGGGACATCCGCCAATGTGCGGCCGTTTATGACGGCTAGTTCATTCGGCTGGATAGGCCTCCTAAGCCTGCTCAACGCCGTCTTTAGCTCGGTCGCATTCGATCGATGTCGTCTTCGGTGGAAATCAGTCTCGGACTCAGAAGCTGGTCTAACGATCAACTCTGTAGTGATTCCATCTTTTACTGACGGGAGCGTGTCAACGGTCCACGGGTTCTCTGTGGCCATTAGCAGCGCCACATCATCACCACCGGTGAGCCACAATAAAGTAGTGTCGGCTTCGAGATCGCCGTAGTTCAGTTCGATGATCTTCGCTACTACATCATACTCATCTGGGCTAATCTCATCCAACTGGATGCTGTCTCGGTAGATGTCGTACCAACCGCCATCATTAGGGATCATATCCCTAACACGTTGTGCCGTTTTTTCAGCCAGCTCTCTAAGAGAGTTCCGCCCTGCCTCTTTAGCAGCCGCAGGAATGCTCGTCTTCAAGTTTTCGATGCTCTTGCGAAGCTCTTCGTCATCGACGAAGAATTTCACTTAATGCGACGTCGTCGATGACCGCCGCCCTGAGGGGCTGAGATCAGACCGCCGTTCCCGTTCCGGGAGAATGCGGCGTGCTTGAACTCGCGGAAGAATTGCTGTTGATGGGCGAGCTGTGCGGCCATCTGCTTATTACCGACAATGACCTTGTGCATTGTGTCTTGAATCTCTTGATCACGCTGCCGGGACATGCGATCACGTTTTTCCTCAATGCGCCGCGCCCTATCGTAAGACTTCCACTCCGACTTACTGTCTGGTCGACCCCCAGAGCCCGGTGGTGGGCCGATCTCAGCGTTTCCTGGGTGCATTGGAGCGTCATCTGGCGGAGAACCATCAGCAGCAGGAGCGCCGCCACCACCGCCATCATCACCTCCGCCCATAGCCTGTTGCTGAGCAGCTTCCTTCTTTTGATCCTCTTCCCGCTCCTTCTCGATCCGCTCTATCTGATCGCCGGTCAGTTTGAGAATCTTCTCCTGGATATAGCGCATTGAGACAAACGGCTGGACTCGCGTTGCGAAGTCAGCTCTCGCGTTCTTGATCTCGTTGTGCGCCAGCTCATAGATCCCGGACGGGACCGTCATCATCACCTGAAGGTCTTGCCTGAAGGGGTTGATCCCTCGGGCCGCAAGATCGATCTGAATCAGACGACGAATGCTGTTCCTGACCTCGCGCTGGATTCCCATCGTGACGCGTGCGGACCGCACATCCTCGTAAGAGAGGATCGATCGGGCTGGGATGCCGTCGTCTTGCCCTAGATAGTTCCTGGGGATCTTCAGGACGCCGTGTAGCTTCCGCTGGAAGTACTCCACATCCTCGGTCGCCTGATAGTCAGGGCCTTGGAGAACCTCTACACGGGCTAGCTCGCGATTTTCGCGGACCGCGATGAAGAAGTCCTGAAGGTTGTCCATCGGATTCATACGCATGTCGAGGCGCTGGGTCCTCGGGTTAACAAGTTTCTGCTTCCGCAGGTCTTGCTTGGCTTTGCGTAGGAAGGACTCCACCTTGTCAGATGGAATATCGGTGACGTCGATGTAGAAGGCGAACCGGGCTGGAGCTCGGGTCAGCTTGTAGATGAGCATCGAGTCTTCGAGAAGAACCAGTCTCTTCCAGATCCAGCGAGCTCCATCAGCCACACCGAACCCGTATGGAGTTCTGCGGGCCGTGCCACGAAGGCGCGTATGTAGGACTTGCCACTCCTCGAACAGGGCGACGTGGTCCGGGACCTTAGCCTGACCGGCCAGCATCCCGCGAAGGTCCGAGGCGTCCTGCGTGAACTTCCCAGTGATGTCCTGGACGTAACCAATGATCGAGCCATTGGACTGCTCGACACGGCGCATGGTGGGGCAGGGAAGAGAGTTGAGGCCGACAACGCCGTTATCAGTGATCAGCACCTCCTCGTAGTTATTGCCCATCTTCACGGTCGTGTAGACCATGGACCAGATATCGTCTTCAATTCGTAGCCGCTTGTTGAGCAGCACGTCCGACATGCTCTTGATAGCTTCGTCGCTAGAATGGACCCAAACGGTTTTTCCGGTGTCAATATCCGGCTGGGTCGCATCGTTTGTGAAGTAGTGGTGGGCGCTGTTATGGACAACAATCCCATTAGCGATGAAGTTGTGGGTCTTAGTTGTGACGTCGTAGACGTCTTCGACCCCAGCCGGAATCGCGGCCTGGGTCACCTTCAATCGGCCTGATGTTGAGTGCAGAAAGGCGGTCATTCCTGTTGGGTCAAACCCAGACCAACAAGAGACCACAACCGTTCCCTCGACTAGATCAGAGGCATTGATGTAATCGTGCTCGACCGTGAGGAACTTGTGCCCAGGGGTGCACTTGATTTTCTCACCATTGCTAAACCCGACCTCAACCACCTCCTGCTTATCGCCAGAAATGCGAGGATTCTCAGACGCCACTACGACGAGCTTGTCCTTCTCTGTGTCGTAGGCCAGGATCTTGGGGCCACCGCCGTGAGCAGCTAGGTCGTGGATCCTAGTGGGCTTGATAATGGAGTCTTCAACCACGTAAATCGTAGTATCTGCAGTGAGACAGTTGATGTCCGGATAATCATCCATCTGCTCATAATCTGCATACCTGTCCATCAGGTTCTGCGAGACGCTGAGTAGTCCGCCGACGTCTTCTCGGCCCCATACCGAGAAGATGGATGACGGGATGTGCTTCTCGGCCTCGGCCGAGGGAGATTCAGCCCGATCACGCTCGGCGCGTTCACGGCCGAATACCTGGCGCAGGTAGTTTAGCGCATCGTCGCGAAGTGCCATCTTAGTCCCATGGTTTCAACAGTTAGCTCGATCCTACTCTATCAGGCCGGGAGGTCCAGGAACACACCGGATATGGACAACGAGCCCATAGTTCGGACAGATGCGGTAAAAACTTCGTCTAGCCGACCAGGCGTAGATCGCACCACCTTGTGGTTGGTCTTCTTCTTTGGTTTGACGATTTCAGCCATCAATGGGCTGGCAGCAGCACACTCGTTGAAGAGCGCGTCCGCTGCGCCTACCGTCTTGACAGCGATGTTCTTGTGGGACCTCTTGGCCTTCTGTGCGTCGAAGTATATCCGGAGATTATCTGGGTGATAGTTTTCTCTGTTCCCATCGATGTGCTCAACGTAGGTGCCCTTTTCTAGGGCATGGCCAAGCACCCATTCCGCCATAAGTCTAGATATTTTCTTTTTTACAGCGTGTCCTGGGATCTGATAGGTCGGATAGCCGTTCGCGTTTTTGGCTAAGTAAAGCGGCAGAAGCGAATCCCCAGGACTCAGCTCCGGGGGCATCTTCGTGGAGCCATTTTTGAGAATGAACTGTGAGGAGGGGGACACTTTAACGAGTGAGCCATCATCAAGTTCAACATCGAAAATCTGTTGTTCGCCGATTGACCGGAAGTCAAACGCCTCAGTTACGAAGAGGCGTGAACCAGTCCACGTCAGCACCACCACAGAAAAATCTGGGTTTAGGACAGTCTTATTGGCTAAAACGCCGATTTGGACCGGTCCAGAGGCTGTTTCGATCTGCATCTCAGAGAGAAGGCCCATGTTCCTACCTACCGTCCAGCAAGCAGTAGTGGCTCCCGGACAAGTTCTTCAGCTTGGGTGGTGCGGATCATTGATTCGATTCCAACCGAATCTATTACCGTTACTCGACGTGCACTAATGATCATCCGCAAAGGATTTGATCCGATGAATTTCCTAGCTGAACCCTTTTTCATATAGGCCACAGTCAAATGCGGCACGTAATCTGGGTGCGTCGGCGGTCTAGTATTTGGGAGTTTTTTGATCTGCGCGTGTAGAGTTGGCAGAGGATCGCCGATCAGCTCAAAATAGAGGATGTCCTTATCCTCGTGCTCGAATACGTTGAGCGACCCAAGCATCATCCTTAATGACCGACCATGCCCTCCGATGATCTTTTGGATCTGAGCTAGGTCTCGCCTATCGGCCCCGTAATAAAGTGTCGCGTGAGGTCGCTCCTCTAACTTGATTACATCACTACTAGACAGGCGCTTGCGGACCCAATCGCCTAATTTCCAACGCAAGTAGTAGAAGTCCACCTGCAGCTGGAGAAAATTCGGATCTGATCGAGCTTCTCCGGGGCCGGGAACGTGTCGAACCAGTGCTATGTCCTCGGACATCTCTTCATGGCGAAGGTTCTGAACCAGGGACAAGAACACTTTCTTGACCATAGACCCAGACCGGCGAATCTCTCGGCCAGCTCGACCTCGCCCAAGGATTATGTCCGCTCCTACTTCAGCGAACGCCTCAGACGGGTTTGCGTTGGAGTAGTCACTAGGGAACGAATCGCTCATCTTTTTGGTCGTGAGCCAGTTGCGAAACACCCCTAAGTCATCCCCAAAGTGCTTCTGAAAGAAGAACCAGAGACTAGAACGCTCAGGATTGGATTTGACGGTCCTGGTCAGAGCATCGGCCATATCTCCATCGATCGGCTTACCAATCGAATTGCAGATTAAGCCCCAAATTTTATGTGACTCTTTGGTGAGCTGCTTCGCCCAGATGCGGTGCAACGTCTCGTGGATAATTACCCACAGCACATCTGGGGCGCTTCTGACCGGTGGGTGGAAGATGACTGTTGAGTCGGTGCCCGGCGTGTAGCGACCATTCGCCTTCTCATCGCCTTTTCTGGCGACAAGTTTGATTGGACCGCCAAAGTCCTTATCAGAGAGCCCGAACGATCTCAGCTTCTCGGTTGCTATATAAACTGAATCAAAAAACTCAGCAACAGCCTCAGGGCATACATCATCATCAGCGCTAGGCTTTAGGGGCCCATTTGCTGTTCTTGTCCCTGAGGGGAGCAGTCGAAAACCGGAGATAAGACGGTCCACCTAATAAATCTCGTCCGAAGGAGTCTTGCCAGTATAGCCCGATGCCCCATTCGCACGCATCGATAAGACCTTGCGCACCTGCCCGGTAGCCAACGTCATGTATTTGCCATCTAGGAGCTGAATTTCGACGTAATCATCTCCTAGGACAACTCTGCGGGCCGAGTAGAACACACTGTTCCCAGGTCCCGTTGGCTCTACCTCGACGCCCCACGAGGGTCCTGAACCGGACTCCTCGTTAGTCGTATTAAGGTCCAAGTCTTCTTCAGGGTTCTTCCTAGTCACATTAACCCCTTAAGAGAGAGGCATGGTTTCGGTCAGCAGACGACTTCCGCCATCAGAGGTTTGGGCGTTTAGTGCCTGCTCAAACCGCTGAGCTTCAGCCTCGCCAACCTCGATTCTGGTCCTGGAACCGCCGCCGCCTTCAAGCGTTACGAACCAAGTAACCTTGCCTCCAGAAGAAAGAGACTTGTCTACACTCACGACGCGATTCATTATGTCCTCCAGAGGGGTGTCAGATGGAGCATCAGGATCATTCTACAGAGAATGGCGCTTCAGGGCACCTTATCTCTCCCGTAACTTCTACGACCTCAAGCGGAACTCCGTCGTTTCGGGTATACAAGGATATGGGAACGGAGACATTCGCAAACGGTCAAGTGAACTACAAGGCTGCAGACGGTTCGACAAAGAACTGCCTTGATTCGCTAGATGACGACGAACGATACAAATACGGGTGCCGCTGTGGCTGCACCGCAGTGTTCAGTGGATTCGGCCGTGACATCAAGGCTGCCTTCAAGGTCGGCCAGTCCACCTTTCCAGCCATCCAGGCGCTCGCCGCCGGAACCAACAACGTGCTCTACGATGCTTCGACCGGCGCTGTGACGGTGACGACCGGAGGCCACACCGCCATCGAGGGCGATATTGCCGAGAAGATGAGACAGGACTTCGCAGAAAAGATCCGGCCATTCGTCTCCGACAGATACATCAAAAAGGCCGTGTTCGGCCTTACAGATGATGAAATCGATGCGGACCACGCTGAGAACCCAGAACAAATGGAGGACGTGAAGCTCTCCGACCGCCAGCCCCCGGCCATTAGCGACCTAGTCTACTCACTGGCCACCAACGAGGGCCCATACACCCTCGTGGACTACGCCAGGAAGAAGATCAAGCTGGATGATGGCTCGGAGCACGATGTGTTCTGTGGGATCGTGCGGACCGACAAAGGTAAGCACATCAGCATTCCTCTGGCAGACCTTGCCCTGCACTGGGCAGAACGGCCAGTAGTCGAGCCCAAGAAGCTCCGAGTGGGCCTCATGATGGTCGCCTCGTCAGTCATCGGGTCGGCGATCGGCATCGCCTGCTATCTCTTCCTCTAAGGGAGAGTCCCGGCCCTACGGTGCTTCGTGTAGTGCTTCGCGCACAGACCACGAGCTCTAACCTTCGTATCGCAATCTAGCTCTGCGCACAGCTTCTTACCGGTCATGTATTCACGATCTGGCCGCAGTTCCCCGTAGAGTTTGATCTGTCGGGCGTGCTTTCTGCAGTGACCTCCGCTGGCCTGCCCTGAAGTGCAGCCAGTGGCATCGCATTCCTTAGGTCCACCCCGCTCTGATTCCAGCGTCAGGTGTCCGTGCCTCAAAATCTGCATGTAGTGGCGTTTACAATACCCGCGTGCATAACCCAAACGCTCGCAATGTTCGACGACACAGTAACCAGTCATTGATGTCCTTGTAGGTATCTTAACTAGTTAACCTAGTGATGCGGTAGTGCCATCATGCGACATATCCTTCTGACAATCGTGCTTCTTACAACCGGCTGCGGTGCTTTCAAGGAAAGCACTGGAGAGTTCGTCACCGAAGCGGTCGTAGACCACATCGCCGAGGCGGTTGACCTGAAGCTGGAGCGCCGAGGACTGTCTCGCGAGAAGCTCGTAAAGGTCGCCGACCTCAACAACGATGGCAAGGTCGACATGGCCGAGGTCCGGGAGACTGCGAAGCTCGCGGCCGGTGACCTAGCCAACGCTTGGGCGGAGAAGCAGCGGAAGGAGTGGGAGAAAGCCACCGAGGACTTGGTCACCCGAGACGAAGAGGCTGGCCTCAAGGGGGACGTTCAGGACTTCTGGACGTGGCTGAAGGCGACGATCGGCCTGCTCATCACCACGATCGGTGGCTACCTGACCAAGCAGGTGTTCTCAGCTAAGAGCGATGGTAAGCGAGACACTGAGATCGCAAAGGGCGCGGCCCGCCTGGACATGATGGAGAAACTGCTCGGCAAGGACCTGGATGGAGATGGAGACATCGGCGGAGTCGCAGTCTAGTCCTCCTCCTGCTCCTCTTCCCAGTCCTCTACTGCCTCAGTCTCGTCCTCTTCGCCACCAGACTTGTGATCCTCCAGGCGTTTGATCCGCTCCTTCAGCATGGCTACGCGGTCACCGCGTTCCCAGCCGAGGCAGTCAGGGCACTCCCGTCTCGTGTCGATGACGCAGCCGAAGTGTCCGGTCATTCCAAAGTCACCGGACTTCATCTCATGCCCACAGGCGAAGGTGTGACTCACTCGGCTGATGGCTTGTAGGACTCTGCCAGGCGGGTCTTGAGGGCCTTGCCCACCTTGAAGCCGCAGACCTTGGTGGCCTTGACCTCGACTGGGGCTCCAGTCTTGGGATTGCGGGCCACACGAGCCTTGCGATCCTTAGGGGTGAACACGCCGAAATCTCGTAGCTCAACACGCATGTCCTGCGTGAGGCTAGTCCCGATGGTGTCCAAGAATGTGGTGATAGTGTTGGTCACATCTGTCTTGCGAAGCTCAGGGCGCCTCTCGCAGATACGGTCAATCAGATCACGCTTCGTCATAGTCTTCATTTAGGTTCCTCTATACTCTCTTTTACCTGGTTTTGGCCCCGTTGCCACTCGATCCCAGCCTTGAAAGCCTGAGCCACAAACTCAATGACTCCGTTACCTGATGAGCGGTGAATGCTGACATCAATACCGTGTCGCGCTTTGATGTAGTCGGCGATGGCCTTTTCGACCATGGCTATGCCCTCCCACAGCAACAGTTGTCCCTGACTCTCGCACAGTAGGCGCAAAAAGTGCTGTTGATCGTGTTCAGCACGCGAGTCCTGGTTTCCTGGTCTAGTGTCTTCATCCAGAGAACGAAGGTGTCAGCTTTTGCAATGGGGTTAATCGAGGTCATATCCCCACAAAGCGTGTATGTCCTCTTTGGCGCTCAAGACCTCACCGTGGAAGCAGGTCTGACATATCTTCAGCCGCACAGAGACCATGGTCCTCCGACCACAGCTTGTGCAGTTGGTCCGCTTGCGCTTGAGAGCGCGGAACCTGTTCTGGACGTTCTTGGTCCGCATATCAGCGATGTTCAGGTTGGCCATCATTCTTCCAATTTTCATCGGTATCAAACGGATCCAAAGGGCAGTGCTCTTTGGATGGAGTGTAGACAGGTTCGATCCGTTTGGCCGAGGAGTTTGCCGCCAGGACCGTGACTAGTATCAACAGCTGACACGACAGGAGGACAAAGAGTGGTTTTTTACGCATCAGGGCTCGTCTCCAAGTTTAGGACCGCGAGAACGGATGCGACGTTTAGTCGCAAGCACTCTCTTGGATGGGCAGGAATACTCTCGTAATGAGAGGACACCTTTCTACCCTGCTGCCTGAGCTCTTTGCACCACGCAGCGTGGGCGGCATAGACTAAACGCATAATATGCGGATCGTCCAGCCCCTCATCGATCGTCACGCTATCCTCGTTTCATGATGTCGTCGTGTAGTGCCCAGTAGTTCAGACAGACGGCTTTGCATCGCTTACAGCGATAGATCCCGTCCAACTCAATCTTCCCCGGAATGGGCTCGATGCCGTGCTTGTAGTGATCGCACCCATCGACAATAACTCGGACTTCCTTGAACTTAAGACGCATCGGACTACTTGATGGACACTTGGAACTGCACGTTCCTTCGTTCCAGGTTCTTGGCCTGCTGCTTGGTGATCCGGTGCTCTCCCATCGACAAGACCTCCCACCACTTATCAGGTTGGGCCTTGAAGGCCACCTTGCCGCCGACCTCAACTCCCTTTTCGTCGACCCAGGCTACGGTCTCCGAGTCGCCCGACTTGAACTTGCATTGCCTGTAGAACTCTTGTTTCATCTCAAACTCCTGTATGTCTCTGCGCTATAAGCACTTAGTGTAGCTCATCCCAGGTCCTCCCCGTCAAACGATTCCCACTCCTCGCACTGACCACCCGACTGCGTCAGATTTTGGTGGAGCGGAGACTTCTCGTTCCCGCAGGCCCAACTTCCGAGATTTGGCCTCTCTTCGGGCGCCTGCCAATGCTTGCAGGTTCGACACTGCCCCCACCAGTCAAGGTGTAGGCGATTTGATTCTTCTGGCGTCATTTAGTGAAGCTCCTCTACCAACACCGGGTGCTTAGACCGCAATCCTTCGAGGATCTCTCCGACGATCCACCGATATTCTCCATCCTTGTATACCGCCATTCCCCGGTGAATGGCCTGGTGGTGCGTCGGACAGAGAAAGATCTCGGGGCTCGACTTGTCGCTGCCCTTCTTGGTGAAGACCGTGTGGTGCACATCGATACACATGTGCTCGGAGCAGCGCTTTCCGGAGATCAGTCTCCCAACACACTGTTGTGTAGCGCCCAGTAGACGCTCGTAGAAGCCATTAGCTGCACGCTGGTGGTGAATATCACTGTGCCGCTTTCCACACCACCAGAGACGATCTGGGTTTGGCGTCGGGACTAGCACAGGTTCATCGCACTCAGGGAAAGAGCACGGACGAAACTCACCAGGACCTCCCCTGGCGCAGTATCGTTTGATGTGCTTTCTGCAACAAGCGAGTTGACGCCCCTTGAATGGAAACGTGTTGTCGCACTCGACTAATACGCACGTGAGCTCGCGCTCAAATACGTCAGTCTCCTTGCCGAGCCATCGGTAGAGGTTGGTGTAGGACGTGTCGTAGTCCGACGCGATTGATTCCAGCGTCTCTCTCGTCAGCACCCGTCGAATGATCTCCTCACGATCTGCGTTGAGGATGCTGTAGCCCTTTGCTGTAACCCACGTTCCTGGTTTCCTACCCATCAGTCGTCTCCTATCAATGAAGACGATACCAGTCGTAGTTTGCAACATCAAGGTCCTGATTTGAGGATCTCCGTATGTCCTTTTAACGTAAGTCCTTATCTAGTGTAGCTCATCCCAGGTCCTCCCGGCCCGCGCATCAGCGACGAAGGGAATACGCATGCCCTTGGCTGCGCCCTCCATGCACTCCTTGACCAGGAGGCAGAGCTCCTCTTTCATCGCCTTCGGACCTTCGAAGATCAACTCGTCGTGGACCTGGATCATGAAGCGGAACTTCTTCCAGAGCCGCGACTCAGCTGGAGGCGTGTTCGCGACCTTTTGATTCCGCACCTCGAAGAGCTTGATCATGGCCAGCTTGATGAGGTCCTGGCAGCTGCCTGAAACCTTGAACTGAATGGCCTGGGTTCCTGCCCGGTAATCGTTCTTCTTCCACTCAATGTCGAGGCGACGTCTGCGTCTCGTAATGGTGTAGGCGATGTAGTTGTCGACGCACAGCTGATGAAGAACCCGCTCGTGCCAAGCAGCGATGCCAGGGTAAGCCGCGTGCCACTTCTCGATCAACTCTTGTCCGTAGCCGACACGGGGCTTGCCGTCCTCATCAAACAACCCTGCATACACGCAGAACTTTGGCGCACCCATTCTGTACAAAAGTCCGAAATTAGCATTATTGTGACCGACCAAGCCGCCCTGATTGTAGAGGTGGTCCTCCGTGTCGATCTGGAAGTCGTAGACCGTCCGTTCGCCGCCATCAATGACGGCAATCACCTCATCGTTAGTAGGTGCACACTTACGCTTGATAGTTGCGGCCCTCTCGTGGAGCCGGTCAACCTTCTCCTTGAGCCGCATTGGGCAGTGTCGAGCGAACCGCTCAATACCCTCTCCCAAAACATGAACCGTGTAGTACCACCGCTCGTAGGTCTTGTTGAACCCTGGCTGGCAGAGGACAGGCATCCCAAGCCAGCGAAGCATGAAGGCCATTTGACCGGCGAATTCGGGGGACTTCGTAGTAAAGCTGGCCGTCCCAGCCTTCTTTTTACCGACCGTTCCATCGGTATCGAAGATGCCAGCGATGTAGGACCACATCATCTTCGGTCCGCCACTGAGGACCCACGGCGGGACACGCATGATCTTCGCGCCCTGGTCACCCTTGCCGAGTTCCTCACAGATCCTCAGACCAGAGAGGTAGCGACGAACGACGCGTGAGCCGATCGCTGTCTGACGCTTGTCCCCTCGCATTGAGGTGGGAAGCCCTACGGCATCACAAGCCTCTCGAACTGTGTCCCGCCACTCCTTGTATTCCGGCGTATGTCCGTGAGAGATGGAACACGAGTTTCCGGACGCGCAGCCGTCCCCGGCGAAGATTCCTGCAAAGTAGGCCCACTTCTCATCAAGGACGATGGTGGCCGGTCCTCCCTCCTGGACCTCCTTGGTGAACGGATTGATCTCCAGCGCACCATGACGACCTGTCTGGTGCCACATGGGGTCCATCGATTGTTCATGCCCCATATCGATGAAGGGGAGCTTCATACCCTTTTCGAGGTTTTGGGCCTCTACAAGGCTGCGCCCAGGAACGTGCACATAACTCGGCGTGTTAGGGTCTAACGCTCCATGCTCTCCGAGCACCTGGAACCTATGATCGACGGTAGCAATCACAATAGCGCGTCTAGTAATGATGATCTTCGTCTGCTTGTTGTGACGCTTGAGCGCAGTGTGAGCCGTGGCCAGCCCCTCAGATGTCGTCACGGTGGTCACAGGCACGTGTCGATGTTCGTTGGGCTCGATATCGCCCACCAAGTCCTCAATCGTCGTTGGTTGAATCCAACACTTGCCATTACCGGGCTGCATGCCCAGAAGCAGCGTTGACCCGTCTAAACACTTAGCGAGAGGGTTTCGAGGGACGCCTACGTCCTCTGACGTTCGCTGGTGAGGATCTACGTGACGACACCGCTTCTGATGTTCAATGTCTCCTCCTGTAGCCCCGCACTTAATGCAGGACATGGTGCCGTCAGGGAGCTCAATTGGAGGCTGGCACGTGTGACAGGCGAAGCACTCGTGGAACGTGTATCGCTCGCACGGACCACCGTCGGGACCAGCCTCACACCCATCAACCGCCGAGAAGACCTCGATCATGTTCTTCTCACGGGCGAGGTGAGCTGCCATGCGCAGTTCCATTTGCCCGTAGTCAGCATCGATCAGCGTTAGCTCGTTGCGATCATCGTCGTAGTCATCTTCAAGGTGAGCGCAGAACGCCTTGCGGATCAGGTCCTTTTCTCGTGGCTGGTTCATCAGGTTGACGGGGTCCGCACTGTTTTTGTTGACAAACCCGTGAGCTAGATAACTGTGATCCCCCTCTACGGTGAGGTCCCAGACATCTTCGACGCTGACTGGAGTGATGCTGGTAACTCGTGTCCAAGTTCGAACGCGATCTCCCGAATCACCGTAGGAAGGTTCTTGTCGACCTGCTTGGTGGTGAACCTCACTACTCGGTAACCAAGCTCCTTCGCCTTCTTTGTCTTCTTCTGATCCCGATCCTTGGTAGCAGCACACTTCTGGTGCCACGCGCCATCTACCTCGACCAGTAGTTTCTGATCTATCCAGGCGAAGTCGGCCTGCCAGTTCTTGTAGAAATGGAATAGTCGCCGATGCTGGATTCCAACCGCCGTCAGCGCACGGGACAGCCTCATCTCCGCCCGATTTGAAGCGAACGTTAGATGATCCTTCTCGATCGTCCCCCTCTCGATCAACGCCCCCATGATCGATCCGCTCTGCTTGACCGAGTGGGCTAGTTGCATCAGCCTCTGATAGGCCTCCACCAGCTCGGTGAAAGCCATCTTCGGGTCCGTTGGAAGCTCTCCTATTCGTGGGTTCAGTGCGACCAGTGCCAAGTACTCGCTGTCCGTCAATCGGCTCACCCACGACATGGTTCCGTGAGGGTTCGCGGATACTCCGTGGTGGTACATGTCCATCAAAATAATCGACTCCCCCACGCCGAACTTGGCCGCGATCTCTTGAGGGGATCTCCCCTCTGACATCTCCTCCACCAAAGCCGACTTTGGAAAGAACGCCTCCTCCTTCCGTTTGGCCGCGCTCAGGAGTCGTCCGTGCTTCATCGCCAGTGGGTCGTGGAACTCCTTGTAAGTCTTCACGGCCCGGATCATGGCCTGGTGAGATATCCCGTAGGTCTTCTTCGCCTTCTCCTGCGTCAGGTCGCTGTCTACGAAGATCTCCTTGAACGACTCCCTGGAGAGTATGAAGCCTTTGCACTTGTCTCGTCGCACCCATGTCGGTGCAAGTGGAAGTATCTCGTCTAAGTCCGGACGTCGCCTCGAACGGCCTCGGAACACATCGATCTCCCAGCCGTAGATCGCCTTGCACGTGAGTGCAATCCCATCCGTCAGACCATAGATTTTCGACTTCTTGTAAACCGGCCTCTTGTCGTCCACGAACACCTTGAAGAACGACGGTCGATCCAGCACCCACCGCCTGCCTCTTATCGGCTTCCTGAGCCTCACATACCTCGGCTCGAAGCAGTCTGTCCCCTCGTTTGATGTCCTTGAGAGCACGCCACCCGGAGTTGGTGAAAAATTTGTGGTCTCTTGTGCATCTGATTTTGCTGCCGTCATCCGCCACCACCTCAAACATCAGGCCTGGCCCCTTGTTGAACAGATTCAACACGCGGCGCTCACGACCCTTATGAGTGATGATCCTAACATCAGATCCGATAAACTGACCAAGTTCTGAGAGTTTGACTAAACGCCTTAGATTCGCCCCATTCAGGCGTATAGAGAGCATTGACATTCCGGAAAGACAACTCAGACGACCGATGACCGTGCCGGTCTGCCTGAAGCGTGCGTAGATCCTGGTCTCTGCCTGGGCCAGTCCGATTAGCTTCTGACAGAACGAGCTCTCGACAACGCCTAGGGACCTGTATTTGAGGATCTTTGCAACGACGGGGAATTCCCTCGCCCTGTGCTTAATCGCCTTGTCACCGGTCGCGTATTGGTCCGTGACCGCGTTGTAATCGACACCTTGGGTCGGGAGCCCGATGCCACCTTTGTCGACCGGGTTGTAGAGGAAGTCTGAGGTCTGCTTTGGCGACCGAATCTTCGGCATCCAACCGTATTCCTCCTTGATCTCCTCCTCAATTGTCTTCTTCTGCTTCTGCAGCCGTTCTTGGACGACGACCAACCACTCCCAATCGATGAAGCAGCCAGTGATCTCCATCTCCATGAGGATCCGCTGGATTCTCATTTCAATCTTCCAGAAGACCTTCTCCAGGTCGCTGTAGATTCCAGGCGTATCGTCTAGCGGAGAACACCACTGATCCTTGTGCTCTCGCGGAGGATCCTGTTTCCGGATCGACTCCATGGCCCAGCGCCAGAGACGGTAGGTCCACGCCGTATCGTCACAAGCGTAGACGCCAAGGGGCTTCTTCATGGCGAACGCGAACGAGGCCTGTCCGGCCGCAGCCTCCTTATATGAGGTCATCTTGTGCCCGAACACCTGTTCGACCCGCAATTTCAATCCATAACGCTTACGTCGTTCGTCGGCGACATAGTCGGCGAGCATACTGTCGGCGATGATGTTCTCGACAATGATGTTTTCATCGAGACCGCTTGATAGGTAGATGAATGCGTCATCGAAGATCCCGTTGTGCCGGATCGCGATTACGTCTTTGAGTCCCCAAATTGGACGTAGGCGAGTCATTGTGTCGAACTGGTCTAGTGTCGCCCGGAGCGCGACTACCTTGCCACCTTCGACAGTGTGGTCCATTGTTCCATCAGCGAACGGGAACCACGCCCGGATCGGCTTACGCTCTGGATTCTTCTCGTTGGGGACGTAGAAGGCAATGCCGTCTATTCGGTCTTTGCGGGGGGACAGCCCAGTTGTCTCAAGATCGTAACTATATGCACCCTCAGCCTTTACGGCTTCAATAAGCTCCTCTGGGCTGATCTCGCAAAGGTCAGTTGGATCCCATAGCTCATCCTTGTACTTCGGCTTCAGCTTCTTCTTCTTCTTTGCCACCCGGCCTCCTCTCAACCATTCTACCGCTGCCGCTGATATCGTTTTTGCCCGACCATAAACAAAGACGGCGCAGCGGGGGTGCTGCGCCGTCTCCGTTTGCGAACGTCAAGAAGTTTTAGTAGTTGAGTTCCGCTTCGGCCTTCTCATCAGAGGCGCCGGTGGCCGGTGCTGCCGCCGGTGCTGCCGCTGCTGGCTCAGGGTCCTTCAGCGCCGAACCATCGTTCTTGATGTCGTTGGCGATTGCGGACAGTTGGGCGTGACTCTTCTTCTTGAAGAAGACGTCGTAGTCGAAGGTCTGGACGAACTTCTCGACCGGAAGGCCGTAAGTCGCTGCCGCCGTCTCCAACTCAGCCTTGAGCTTCTCCTCATCGTACTTCTCGGTGAAGTACCAGACGTCGCCAATCCGGGGCGAGTCCTTGTAAGAGGTGACCTCTCGTCCGTTCCGCATCACCTTGGTAGGTGCGGACCGACTGACCTCGAAGTGGCTTCCACGCCAACCGCCAGCACGCTCGCAGTTCACGGTCATCCGGGGGCACCACGTGTTGGTCACGAGGACGACGCGCTTCAAGTCTTGATAGACGCGCTTCTTGCCAGGGTTCTTCGTGTCATCGAACTCGTACTTGTTGCGGTCGATGGCGGTAAGAGCCACATACCACGTGGGGTCCTTGTTCAAGACCTCACAGATCGGGCACGGACGAGGGTCCGCAGCCGTTTTGGGGCAGACAACAATGTTGTCCTTGGTTCCCCGGAGATCGAACATATGGATGTTGACGCTGTAGCCGTCGTCCATGTTCTGGAAGTCGTCGAGAGTAAGAACCGGGTGATTCTTCGTGTCGGGCCGCAGCTTGAGAGCCTTGACCAGTTTGACGAACGGCTTGCCGTCAGTCCCGTTTACTGTCTCGCTGAGGAAGTAAAGGGGCTTGGTATTGCCGCCGCCTCCTCCGCGCTTGGGTGGTGGAGCTCCTGCTCCGCGATGGTTTGCCATTGATTTCTGCCTTCTTGTGTTACCTGGTCCCTCTGGGACATTGGCGATTGCCCAGTAACAAATAGTCACTGGGTCTGAAGGGTTATACCCGACTGGTCCGACGCTCTTGAAGAACTTTTTTAATCAAGTCATAGAAGGTTGAAAGCAAATTGCTTACGTCGGACACGATAACGGAGTTGTCGTAAAAGGATCTAACTGCATCACTTCCGATTCCGATTCCAAAGATAGTGATCCCCGATGCCTCAGCCCGTTTAATGGACTTCCTGAGATGTTGGGCCAGGACAGCGTTACTTTCTGGCGAAGACGCCGGTTCTCCGTCTGAGAACACCATAAGCACAGGTCGGTCTCCTCGATTAGGCCTCGATAGGATTCTCCGCGAGGCCCACAGAACCGCTTCTCCGTCGATATTCTCAGAGCAGTGCTCAAAGAAGGCTAGCCACATGAACTTACTTCGACAGGACTGAAATGACTTATGGAACGGCTTAATGATGAGATGTCGGATTGGTCGCACCCTATCGAACTCTAATTGAGCTCCAGGCGTTCTCTTAGCGGTCGAGAAGGCCAATACTTCATTTGGCACCCCTAGCGCGTCCAACGACGAACTAACGGCTGCAGCAGCCTGCGCTGCCACAAACAAGCGTGTTCTGAGGGCTAGCGCTTCCCCCTCAAAGGCTGGAGGGCGTGCGGCCCGTGTCATAGACGCAGAGCAATCAACCATGATTGTGACTATAGACCTGTTGGTCTGAGCCGTAGTACGGACCTTGTAGAGCCGATCGTCCCCTATGCCGGATCGCCAGAGGTTCCTCTCGTCCAGCTTACCCTTCTTCTGTAGAGACTTAGTTCGGTGACCTGTGGACCTGAACTGCATCATCAGTCGTCTGCGAAGAATTGGCGCTGTTTGTCTTACTCCCTCAAAGAAGAGCCCATAGAGTCTTCCAAGGTCAAGTGATGGAGGACGAATAGGTTCGACAACGTCACGATCCGTCTTTGCTCGATATGACCCACACACATCAGTAGATCCAATCGTCTTGAGCAGTTGCTTCCTGTCGGTAGCTGGGCTCAGAGAGAAGGAGGATATCTCCTTCGCGACGGCGTTCTCCTTCGCGCCCTTGGACTTCGCTCTGGACTTACCAGTCGGGGCCCATTTCCAACGATCGATGATCGTCTCTGCCAGGCTGACTACCTCCGAGGTGGATCCGCACTCCCCGAGGAAGTTAATGAGGACACCGAGGTCTTCATAATAGTGTTCGATGTCTGCGCCCAAGGCATCGACAGCGGCAAGAGCATCCCATCCATAGGCGATCAGACTCAACCCACAAACGGCACGGGCCCTCCGATTCGCCTCGTCGTCCTCAGCCTCAGCTCCAATGCGGAGCACGGCTCGTTTGGAGGACCTTTCCAGGTTCTCTCCACACCCGATCCACTCAGCCCCGATCAAACGCTCAACACGACCGTCTTCGATAGAAAAGGCAATGCTCTTTACGAGTTGCCGCTTGATCCCCACAATCGCCTCAGGGTCAGTGTGGATTATGTGCCCCAGCTCGTGGTCACAGTCTCCACGAAGATCCTCAATGGCTTCTGGGTCCAGCTGATCTGGGATTGGCCTTAGATGAATGGTTTTGGTCTTGAGATCGGTCCATGGGGTCTCTGAGTCAAACACGACCGCAACGTCAGATCCTGCAAGGGTAGCCGCAATTGTCTCTTGGGCCGTCATCAAGTGACGAGGGTCTAACCGCTTCTCCATTAGCTAGAACTCTGGATTCCAACAGACCGTTGCGTGTACCTCCTGCTGGTTGGTACAGAGCTGGTCTACTTCATTGTTCCAGCGAGTGAAATCCGTATCGTCTTTCTGGTGTCCACCATGGTGGATGAACCTGACTGATGTGAACGCCTTCATGTCGATGGTGTAGTTGATCCCTTGAACTATGTCCAACACCTCGGGACTCTTGATCTTCCAGGCCTTGACCAACCACGCTCCTGTACCGATGTAGTCATGGACTACGATGATTCTCTTGTCTGGCTCAGCTTCGTCTGCCTGCAGGCCGATGACCAGCGACATGAGCTCCGCTCCGACGTTTGCGCTCTTGTTGGGCTTTCTGAACTTCGCAATTCTGGTGATCTTCTTAGTGAACGGATTGAGAATGACCGCTGCGTGCCAGCCGGTAGAGCTACCGTCAATAAACATCCAGATCGACTTATCATCGATGTGACGACCGGTCCTATACTTAAGCCACTTCTTGGTGTGCGCGGGCTTAGTCGCGTTCATGCTGGTGGTCTCCACCATCGGGTGGATCATTCAGGACCGCCGAGCAGCTTGAGCTTCTTCTTAATTGAGAGCTTCTTAGCTGGACTAAGGCGATCAATAAACAGCTTCCCATGTAGGTGATCGAACTCGTGAAGGAAACACCTACCTAAGAGCCCGTCTAGCGTGAACTCGTTTAGCTCGCCGTCAAAGTTCATGGAGGTGATGGTGACCTCACGGGGACGTTCGACCTTCCCAGAAATCCCCGGCACCGACAGGCACATCTCTGTCGCAGAGAAGGTGGCTTTTGATGAGGATACGATCTTAGGGTTCAGGAAGATCAGACCATCCTGGCGTTTACCGGACAGGTTGATAGCTAGGATCTGCACGTGCCACCCAACCTGCGGAGCAGCAAGACCAATCCCCCTTGCCTTGTGCATTAGATCCATCAGGGCCAATCCCCTACTCCGGATCTTGTCGGTGATCTCTGTAATCGGCTCGGATACGAGCCTCAGCCTCTTGTCTGGGTAGGAGAGGATCTCCCACTCATCGTCCTTTGTCGTGTCGTCGGGCACTAGTGCTTACCTGCTGCGGACCCGTAGATCCTGTTCACGAAGTCATCAATGATCTGACGGTCCTCGTTGGTGGCTCGGTTCTGGACCGCAAACCTCCACGCTACTGCCGGTGTCAGGCCAGCCGCGATGTTAGCAGCAACCGACAACGTCCGTCGCATAGTCATGCAGAGCATTATTCGATCTGTCTCGAACGCCCTTCTCAGTTCAGTGGCAGTCTTCACAATCATCTTGGACTTCTTTTTTGGGAGTCCAGTCCTCTTGCATAGGACAATCACTTCGGTATCGAACGGTAGGTAATCGACGCGGATGTAGTTGGCCCACCTATCTAGGAAAGCCTCATCCTGGTATGAGCGTCCGTGGTGGATACCACGATCGTCACCTCGTCCTTCAGTGTTCTGGGTTCCCACAGCCCGGAATGATGGAGCTGGCGCGATTCGACTCTCATATCCCTGTCGGGCAATACGCATGTCTTTCCCGTCAAGCGCACGGTAGAGCGAGTAGCACGCCTCTGGCATGGCAGCATCCACCTCATCTAACAACAGACCGTGGCCTTCCTTAACGGCGACAGCACAGGCAGACGGGGTAAAGATGGTTTCACCGTTGCGCAGGTCAGTGGTTCCTTCAAAGTCATCTGCAGTCATCGAAGGTGTGCACGAAACGATCTGAAGTGTTTGCTCTCTTCTGACGAAGAGTCGCTCTACTGCAGTTGTTTTTCCTGAGCCTGGTGGGCCGATGAGCATTACAGGTAGCCCACCGTCTACGAAAGCAGAGAGATAGCTAAACCACTCTGGCTCTATGTAGAAGTTGGGGTCTGGTTCACCAGATAACGGCACTGGAACGATCTGAGCCGCATCCGCATGTGTTTGCCTGTTGAGCGACCCATCTGCTGCTACATAAAACGAAACACCCTGACGAGCGGCAGCCCGAATGAAGTATGGATGTACAGCAAGTCCAGCTAGGTCTGCTACAGAGAGGAGTTTGATAGCGTCTTCTACTGGAAGGGCTACCTTCCCACTACCAAGTAACTTCGTAACTAACTCATCGCAGTGTCCTGGATCCATTACGGACTTGGCGTTTTTCTTCACCAGTTCGTTCAGCATCCCAAACGGGGAAGCTACGAGTCCTGCTAGGCCATCTGAGTCAACGCTCAGTTTTGCTAACAAGTCCTTTGCTGATCGTTTTCTAGGCATCTACGTTCTCCGGGGCCACATCAAGCACAACTACTTATACCTGTGGTGAAGTTCTAGAGTTACGCTCATAACTATGAGTAGGCGACAACGCCAAACTGTAGAATTGACTGCCCTAGACGCCGTAAGACTAGGAATACTCCCGGATAAAGACAGGGTATCGGCCATTGCAGCAACTATGTTGTTGTCCCAAATCTACTGGAATTCAGAAAACTCCCCCCTACTTACCCTGTCGAAGTTACTGACAGACGACCAGGTTGCAGCCGATACGGTGGTTGCTGACATTGCTGTTGAGATGGAACGACAGCTCAGGATTCGATCTATCCGAATTACAGAGCGTAAGCGTCTCAGGAAAGCCACAGCTATGGGTTCAAAGGTGGGGCGCACCAGGAGAATTCAACGTGTGTGCCAGCACCTGTTCGGTGACCCAGCAAAGTGGGGATTCATCGGTCCAATCTGTCCAAGGGTAACGTCACCACATTTCAACTGGTTCAAGCGTATGCCTGACGGTGTGCTCGTAGCTGGGGTCGAGGGTCTGGTCGGTTCTGAAATCAAGACCGGCTTCGTATTCAACATCACTCGTGGAGGCGTAACACGCTTCGCGAAGCTGCCGTCTACCGCCCGAAGTATGGAGTCACTACTAAGATTTCTTGGACTACACCCTCGCTTAACTGGTAGCGATTCAATCAAAATAGATTGGATGAGAAGAGCCTTCGTAATCGACGGAACCAATCACCTTCCATGGGTTTACCCCTAATCGGGTATAAACAAGAATGATCATGAGTAAGAAGAACCTACCCAAACAAACTGTCGCAAACGCGTTCGTGATCTGGCGTGTACCCAACTCAATGCCCATCAAGAAGGCCGATCTATTGAAGAACCTTGAAGAGGACATTGAGAGGTCGACTACATCAACTGGGTTTTGCTTTACTCAGTTTTCACGGCGAGCGACCCCCGACCGAACTCTCAAATTTCTACTTCAGCGCAATCTCTTAAGCGAGAAGAACGGGTTGATCTTCCGCAACGACAGGACAAAGCGCTACGTCGCTAGGCTAAATCCGAAAGTCACTAGGTTGATCGATACATTGCCGGTATGCGATCCACTTATCCTGCTCGCTGGCGCTGGAGACTAGGTTGAACGGCTTCAACTACGCTGAACGGCTACTTCTCCTCCAGGCGATGATTGTCCGCCGCGTCCCCTCACACCGCCAATCCTCGCGCATTCAGCCAGCCCTATTGATGGAGGCGCTTGAGGCAGACCTTGAACTGGTCAGACAGAGAACTCCAGACCTCTACCTCAATGACAACTTCACCATCGGGATGCAAGGAGAGGTCACTGTGTGCGTAGTCGAGGAGTGGATAGAGGGCGGTTGGGCGAAGCGCATGGGAAAGATGATCAGCCTGCCCGAATATCGTAGGACCGAAAAGGGGCAACGAATGCTCGACTCCTTGGAACCACGATTAGCTGAAGCACTTGAGGACATGTCCATGTCAGATGTCGGCGTTCTCGATTTCCTCGGATTACTCTAGATCATCACATCAACCGCGCGGGTATAACCACGTGGAGGTGAAGATGTCAGAGTCCAAACCAGCAAAGCGTCGAATCTACATCGTTGGAGGGAAGGGAAAAAACGTCCCCCCGTGGCTATCAGCCGCCTTCAACTATGAACAGTTTGAGCAGGACCACACTCGGGGCCGCACGACTGACCCGACCAAGGTTCCCGACGCTGTCGTAGTCCTTAGCTCGTGGGTAGGGCACAAGCACTTCTACGACGCACGAGCCTTAGCTGAGAAGCTAAGCATCCCTATGATCCTCTCCCCCGGAGGCTGGTCTGCTAGCCTTAAGTCGGCCGCAGACCTCGGAGTCGAATGGTTCATCAATGACATCGCGACTGCGAAGACCACAGAGACTCTCAACGAGGCGGAAGAGGTCGAACTAGACGAGTTCATCGACAACGCATGGCGCGAGGCCTACAACCGTGAATGGACTGCTCGTGAGGCACTAGAGAGGCACTACGGCAAGGAGAGGCTCAAGTTTGAGCAAGCTCAGGATGAACTAGACCGGCTGAAGCAGCGAGACGCTGCGGCGCAAAGAGTCATACCTGAGATCCGAGCCGCAGCTGCTAAACAGCGTGAGGAGTTGGAACGCCATAGCCAAGACATCCAAGCGCGAAGTGCTCGGGTGGCTAGAGCGCTCACTGTCCACCTCTCATCACTAGATGAGCTCTTTGATGTAGCCGATGCTGCTCAGAAGTCCATCATTGGGTCGGGCGCTAAATTGAGGTCCGCACGATCAATGACAAAACAAAAGATCAACATCCTAAATGCGGCTCTCACTATGGCCGAAGATGGGAAAGAAGGAGATTACGAAGAACGCGAGTCAGAGCCTCGTGATATCACTGCCGAAGCTCCGGTAGTTTCTTCCAATCTCAATTTAGACGAGTAGAATCACCACCATTCCATGTCAGGCGATTCTCTCTACTTACCAGAACAGTCCGCCATCTACCTTGGCGATGCTTTCCAGCTCCTAAAGAGCGTTCGGCCAGAGTCCGTAGACCTGGTCCTGACCGACCCTCCATGTTACAATTTGGGTCGGAGGATAGATGCCTACCCCAAATTGCAGAGACTGCCAAATACCATCAATCCACAAAAACGGACGTTGCCTCAACTGCCACCGAGCGCTCAATGCTGCCTACATGCGGAAGCACAGGGAAGCCAACAGGGCGAAATGCAGAAAGCAAGACCGGGAACGAAAGAAGGAGCAACGGGTAGAGAACACCGCTTACGCCGAACGTCAGAGAGCGAGGAAAAGAAGACAAGACATCAAAGAAAAGAGGAACGCCACCAGGCGCACGCCAGAGGCGAGGAGAAAGCAGCAGGCCTACCAACAAGTCTATCGGAAGAGAGAGCACGCTCAGCTAAGAGCGAGGGCCCGCGTAGCCGTGCAACACGCTATCGCACGTGGCGATCTGGTAAGGCCGTCAATATGCGAGGACTGCGGCAGCACTCCCGGTCGGGCAGCAGATGGGCGGAGTCTCATTCGGGCAGACCACTTCATGGGCTACGACAAAACAAACTATCTAAACGTGCAATGGGTATGCACAACCTGCGACGGGAGTCGAGAGCGTGAGCGGCGTGTGGACACCAAAACAAACCCACCTCCTCAATAAGTCAGCAATCTATCTGGGCGATGCCTTTGAACTGTTGAAGTTGGTCACTCCAGGAAGCGTTGATCTAGTTTTATGTGACCCTCCTTACAATGTAAGTCAGACCAATAACTTACATACGATGGGTCGGAGGAGCATCGACTTCGGCGAATGGGACCACGAGTTCGATCAGACTGGATGGCTTGAGGACGCGGTGAGGTCCCTCAAGAAGGGTGGGTCACTGGTCATCTGGAACGACTGGAAGCTGCTCGGTATTATTGCGGCCCACCTACAAACGCTCGGTGTTGTAGTAAAGCGCCAAATGAGGTGGCGTAAGAACAACCCGATTCCTCGAAACATGCACCGCGTTCCGGTGCAGGGCGACGAGTGCTGCTTGTGGGCGGTGAAGCCGATAAATAAGAACAAGGGAGGTTGGACTTTCCACAAGCGTAGAGATGTCAGCTACGAGCGTGGCGAATTCCACCACCCGGTTATGAGCCATGCCCACCCCAACAAGAAGCCCCACAAGATATTCAAGGACATCATCAAGATATTCTCCAATGAGGGCGACCTCGTGCTTGATCCGTTCGCTGGGAGCGGCACCACTGCCAGGGCAGCCCACTCGACTGGGCGAAGACACATCAGTTTTGAAAACAAACCTGACTACTTCGAGCTCGCGGTCGAGGAGTTGGCAAAAGCGACCACGGTTACCAGGAGAACCCCATGATCCCACCAGCAGGCCATCTGAACACCGACGACCAAGGAGTGTTCATCGCCGTAGAGGGAAATATCGGAGTGGGGAAGTCGACCTTCTGCAGCCAGCTGACCGAGGTTCGCGGGGCGGATAGAACGAGGCTCTTTCCTGAGCCGGTCGACAAGCCAGCGTTTAGGACTCTCCTGGGACTCTTCTACGAAGACCCGTCTCGCTGGGGGTTCACCTTTCAGATGTATGCCCTCAAGGAGCGGTTCAAGCAGCACACGCTAGCTGCCGAGCTAGTTGCTAACGGCATTGGGGCTGTCCAGGACAGAAGTATCTACGCCGATGGATGCTTCGGCCGACTCGTATCGATGGACGGGAACATGACCCAGGAAGAGTGGGACATCTACGCAGATACGTTCGGCAGTCTCAAGCGATACCTTCGCTACCCAGACGTCATGGTCTACCTGCGTGCAGACCCTGAGGTGTGCCACGAGAGGACCAAGACCCGAGGGCGTGAAGAGGAGTCCGGAGTGCCGCTGGGCTATTTGAAGCGCCTACATGACGAGCACGAGGCAATGATGGACGCCATGAGCCGCTTCACCAGAGTTGTAGTGTTTGATTGGAACGAGTTCAACGACGACATCGATGGCACCAACAGCCAGATCAATGAGGTCCTGAACGAAGACGTGCGCTTCATGCGAAACTTCGCTAGGTTGTAGCCTATGAACATCTTTATGAGAGGCGACCAGGCCGTCCCGATCATCATCGCCAAGCGACGGGTGAAGTCGGAACCCAAGGTCGAAAAGAAGCGACGATTCGTAGGCCTCAAACAGGGCTTCGGCACCCTTATCTATAGGGCCATCGACACCGTGCTTGACTGCTTCTGGGACATGGAACAGAACATCATCGATGCTGGTGAGAGCGATGTCGTCCACTATGCAATCGATGTCTGCGATGATCAGGGGGCCGGTGGTCCAGAGCTCATCGTCACCAAACTCGCAGGTAAGGCACGCCCCGGTTGTGGTGTCTACTGCGAGGTGATCAGTCCTACTATCAATGAAGAGATGGTACCGCCGATGGACCCTCGTCCTCCTGAGCAGGAGGAAAGTCGGGCAAAAATGGTACAACCTAAGGCGCGTAGGCCTGGGCACCAGAGCATATATGATGATCTTCCCTACGAGGACGACGGACGCATGTCGTGAAGCTCCTCCGTGTGTGGTGCGGACCGATGTGTGCCGCAAAAACCACGGGAGCACTAGACGCGGCCCGTCGATACGCCCGTCACGGAAAGAAGGTTCTGCTAGTAAGGCCCGCGATCAGCCGCAGAGATCACGAGCACGATCCCTCATCGCTCTCTACGAAGAATGGGGAAGACTTTCCCTGCCACGAATTCGAGCACGCATTTGATATGGCCACGTTCGTAGAGGATGCTGATGTTGATGTGGTCTGGATCGATGAGCCGAACCATTTTCCAGATGAATCTGTCCTCTACGCCTACATTTGTAGGATCCGCGAAAAGGCTATCGTCCTCGTATCCGGTCTAGGTGCGACATCAGAACTAGACCCGTTCGGGCACTCTATTCCAAGGTTACTGGCCGTAGCTGACCACGTACATTGGCTCTCGGCGGACTGCGACGCCTGCAACACACACGGAACGGCTACTAGGAGCCTCTACATCGGAGAGGGGCTTAAAGATAGTCAGCTACAAGTTGGCGGAGCAGAAAGCTACAGACCAGTATGCCCAGACTGCTGGACCAAGCTGATGAAGCTCGATCCAGCCAGCCGTTGGCAAATGGTCTAGTCTGACTCTTCCATAGCCATGACGATCTGATCGAGCACGCCTGGGTCAAGTAGAGACACAGTCCTGAGATTGTCCTCGCAGGTAATCAGGTCGTTCTCTGCCTCGGATAAATCACTGCGAGCGTTCAGCAGTGCACGCTTTTTGTGATCCACTAAACAGGCAATCCCAGCGGATAAGGCTGGGGCGATCTCCTCGCCATTTTCTGGCATGCAGAAGTATGGCGGATCCTTGACTATGTCTATGAGTCCTAGTTTGTGCTCAATTTCAACAGTGAATTGATTCATTGAGTCGTCATGCTGACCTATGTGTTGGGTCAGCACGACTGTCTCGACCTTATAGCGCTCACAGACTTCGTAAAGTTGCTTCGCAAGAGCTGCGATCTCTTCAGGCAGCGTCATAGCTAGCCCACAGAGATAAGACGGTAGCCGCGTGCCTTCTTCGAGACTCTATCGTCGTTGGCTCGTGCCTGACGTGCGCTCTCGATGGGGGCACCCTTCTTACGGAGGGCGTTGACCTTCGCCGTAGCGTGGTTCTCCTTGGGGATGATGCCTTTACCCACCAGCATTTTGGTTGTGGTGAACTTGCGGTCTCGGTCGTCCAAGAGTTCTACGAGTTGCAACTCCTTGGGAGACAGGTTCCTGATCTTGACGTCGTCGGACGTCGTAAACGTCTTACCGGCTCGACCGCTTCTGCGAGTTGACCGCTTCTTGGTGACCTTCTTGGTGACCTTCTTCTTTTTCTTCTTGGTCTTCTTGGTAACCTTCTTGGTGGCCCCTAGCTGTGCCAATGCTACGGGATTGAAGCCGACAGCCGGGGCGACTAGATCAGCGTTGAAGCCGTGAACTTCCGACTGGTGCGACAGGTAGTCCTTCAAAATGTTGAGGGCCTCTGTTGCAGCGTTCGCCCTGGTGGCGATCGCGGCGGAAAGTTGATCGTTCAATTCTTGGATCCGTTGACCGCGCTCACTGTCATCAGCTACGAACTGGCGAACATTGAGTAGTACGTTACGGGTGCTTAGACTCTTCTTCATTTTGACCTCCATTGTGTTTGGTTTCATCTTCGGGACACTTGGTTATACCCGTGTCGCCGAGAGACCATGAATGTCGGAGAGCGTTCACTGCGTTTTCGTTGATGTCATACCCAAGAGAGTTCATTCCTAGCTGGGCAGCTGTGATTACGGTTGTGCCCCCTCCAAGGAAAGGATCGAACACCGTTGAGCCTTTAGAGACCCCACTGCCTACGATTAGGCGGCGTGCAAGCTCAACCGGAAACTCGTGTCGGTGTGTCTTCTTAATAGAGGAACCTGTTGTCTCATAGGGGATGTACCAGATATCCCCAGGGCAGTGGACCGCGTCAGCCGCGTTGGCCCATCGAGTGATGTTCGTCTTATCTGCGTAGGCAACGCCGATCCCCTTTCGGTCTAGAGGGAGCAGAGCCTTCACAGGCTTCTTGACAAAACTCAGAACATATTCCCAACAGTAGTTGAGAAGGTTCTTTGAATTGATCGGTTGGAAGTGACCGCGTGATACTACCTCGGTCCTAGTCTTGGTCTGACAGGACGGGCACTTCTCAACCCAACCACCGACTGCAATCGATTTGGTCCAGATGATCGTCTGGCCTGGGGCGAGATTTTTCTCTCCTCCATCCATAATACAGCGCTGAGCATCAAGAGGACGGTCCAGCTTTTCGTTGATTTGGGCGATGATCACGTAAGCTCTGCCGCCAGGCTTCAAAACCCGAGCGAACACTTCACCAAGACGACACATAAGGTCGTCCGAGTAACCATTTCGCTTAAAGTAAGGTGGGCTGGTCACGATCAAGTCGCAACTCGTGTCCTTGATCTCAGGACACCCGTCAGATACATCGCCAACGTAGAATGAACTCGTAGTCATGGTCACCTCCTTATTGCGCATACTACCGTTCTCACCCCCAGGGTACAAGTCTGATAGAAGTCCAGTCGACGGAACCAAGTAAGAGAGTTACAGATGAGTCAGACCCAGCCGAAACTAGAGCGCGGTGAATTCGCATACAGCTCACACTCTCTTCGCCTGGCCGGTTCCATACATGATGTATTCATCGGTAAGTGGGAAACACCGGATGGAGAGGAGTGTAGAAAGCTCAAGAGGTTCAACCTTGGCGAGGAGGTTCCCGGTGGTGAACTGATGTGTGTGCTCCGCCTACGCGAGCCCATGGGGCGCCAAGATTACAAAGAGTTTAGACACCCAGGCATTCGCCCTGTCGTTAAAGGTGTAGGATCTTCCATCAAGTTTATTCTGATGGATGCAGGCGTGGTCTGCACTTTTCCCGACGCCATATAGGAGACCAATGAGTGACCACAAATCAGAGCGTATCAGTGTCGCCTTCCACGTAGACATCGACATGGGACCCCTTTTGGAGGACCAGGAAGCGTTGAGCAATCTCCGCCCCGCAACGGTCGAATACACAGCTGTCTGGGACCGTATCAAGGCGAGGCACGCCTACTTTACGGGCAGGCTTGAGGGTGAGTGCATGGCCTACATGAACATCGCTAAAGCCCAAGCAAAGAAGCTCTACGGCCTGTAGTCGTCAATTTCTTCTACACGGCTGGGTAGAATAGAATATGAAGAAACGACTAGGCGTAGAAATGACCGTCCTCAATGGGGACGACCGCACCAAGCTCATGCGGGGAATGTTCCTCAGGCGATTGGCCGAGGGGAACTCGCTCTCTGAGCACCAACTCCAGACAGCTATCGTCCAGGACATGAGCGAGATAGCTCGCAGGTTCTCGACGTTCAACTTCGACTCCTACGTCGGAGTCGAGGTCGAGGAGTTCCTTACAGGAATGGCCGAGGACCAGCTCATCAACCGCGTGAAGAGCGAGCCGGTAGAGGAAGAGGAAGAGCACGACATCTTCTCTCGTGGGTCAAAGGCTGATGAGTTCCACGACGAACTGACCGAGGAAATGGGCTGGATGATCGAGGATCTTCCAATGTCCACCAGAGGCTTCTTCGACAGCCTCAAATCTCGACCAAGCCGCAAAGTCACCATGAGTCCGCAGGAGTATCTAAACAAACACAGTGGGGATGAAAAGGACGGAGAGCCGAAGAGGCTGATCGAGACCACGAGTAAGCACGACCCCGAGGATCACCAGCTAAAGGCTGGCCGGAAGAAGAACTAGTGTTTCAGATCGGCGACCGGGTTCTGCTCCGGCGCACCGAGAAGCGTAATCACAGTCGAGAGGGGACGGTCATCGGCATCAATGGGAAGTGGATCACGATTCGTCACGACAGTGGCGACCCAAAAAAAACCGGCCGCATGGCCGTGCCGCCGCGCTTTGACTACCTCGCCGATGACCTACAACACGAGAATCCGCTTCTGCGGATCGTAGACGAGACATAGCTACTTACCTAGGATCACCATGAGGTCGAGCCAGACCTGCTCTTGTGCGTCCAGGTCTTCGATGAATATCTTCTCCATCTCCTTTTGGGTTCTGGCCTCCAGATTTCCGAGGACGTAGCCCTGCCCCTTCTCCTTCTTCTTGAGGAGTTCATACTTCTTGGCGTATTCCCACAGCCAGAGAGTATTGTCGGTATCGCCTGATCGTCGCCCGTGACCAGGCTGCATCCAGTAGTTGAACGTGCCATAACGACCAGGAGGGCAAATCCCTGAGTCCGTAACCTTGGCCTCGATTTCAACAAAGTTTGCCGTATCGTCTTCGCCAGGCTTGAACTTGCTCCCGAACTTGACGACGTGGTCTTTGATCCCACCCTTACCGTCTGGGAGTAGGTAGTGCTTCTGTCGCTTGGTGAACTTGATGTCACACGCACTGGCGTAGCCCTGGCCCATTCCACCCGGCATGACATCTGGGTTACCAAATGCGGCAACCCTGTTCCGAAGCTGGTTGATCAGAATGATCGTCGGCTTATTCGTGCTAGTGATGTCCTTACTCACGATTGAGCAAACCCACTTGCGGAGCGCAGAGTTAACCAACATCGCGTTGCGACCGATGGTCTTCCCCTTCTCTGCGGCCTTGGTCACCTCGTCCGTGCTAGTCATCTGGGCGATGGAGTCGATAATCACCAGACCAATTCCAGCATCTGACCGCAACGCAGCATCGGCAATATCGACTACCTGCTCTCCTCCCTTGGGGGAGACCATGAGCAGCCGTTCGGTCGCAATGCCGTGAGCTTCAGCCCATGGCCTGTTGTCTGAGATACGGCCCTCAACGTCCACGTAGAGACACTTGGCGTAGTTGAACTCGCCCTTGCACTCACACTTAAGTCTGTGCTCAAAGCAGTTCGAGCAGTGATTGCTGGTAAAGGCCTCCGCACAGTTCAGGGCTGAACCCGTCTTGGCGCTCTTAGGGATTCCCCAGAAACGGTAGAGGCGACCACGCCTCAGCCCACCATAGGTCATACGATCCAGTACGAAATTCCCGGTGCTCATCGTCGGCGTTCCGTCAACCGGAAGATCAGATGCCTTTTCGATAGAACCGGGCCACCGAGTCTTAGCCGCTGCAACAAAGGCCTCAAAGGGATCGACTACTTCGTCCTTTTTCTTCTTGGTAGCCTTTTTCTTGGTGGCCTTTTTCTTGATAGCCTTCTTCTTAGCAACTACCTTTTTGGCAGAACTCTCTGGAGGGGCAGGAGCATCAGTAGCCATCTGTGGGGCGACCTTCTTTGTAGGTTTTTTATTCGGCATGTGGACCTGTCGTGAGTATACGACAGATTACCCGGTTACCTCTTCGAGAGAGGTCTTGATGAGGGGTATCTCTCGTGCAACCCGCTCCTTGGCCAGACGATACGCCTCTTCGATGGCCTGGGGCAGCTCTTCCTTGTAGCAGGGAAGGTAGACGCCTATTTCCACACCGACGCTCTGGAACTGACGACTGAGCTTGACTGGAACGGACACTACGGCCATGGCTGGAGTTGTCGCAAACGCATGGATCGCAATCGTCTCTTCGGACGACGCAGAGTCGTGATCCACTCCGTCCAACTTCACTGTCCTATGAACAATGATCTTGGTTTCGGCCACTACAGGAGCCCTAGAGGCCTCAGCGACGGCAGGGTCGGTCTTGGGAGTAGGCTTGGGCGTAGGCTTGGGCGTAGGCTTGGTCATTTGTTGCTCTCGATGTAATCACCCACGATTGGAATTGGGTGAGCACTTAGTTGATGGTTCGTCCAAGAGTCTTTTACCCAGTCTGCCCATCGATCTAGTCGACCTTTTGGTCTTTTTGCAGCTTGCTCTGCTAAGAACACGACAAACCCAGCTGGATACCAACGACGCCCTAAACTGTCCTTTGCTCTATTTATGGGAATAAGGCCCTTCTTTTCCCAATTTGCCAAAGTGCGGGGCGATACGCCGACGAGATGTGCGGCCTTCCCGCTGCTATAAAGAGTGACGCTAACGCCATTCAGTATGATGATCTTATCTCGATTGAATGATCGCTTACGATCACTCGGCCCCCTCGCTTCTCTTTGTCGCTTTACAGACTCTTTGATGCTATCTGCATAGAGTGGGTCATCGGCGTAACGCTTACGACGTTTCTTGAGCGTGCGTTCGGCCTTTGCACGTCTTTCACGCCATCGACGTCGCGACGTCGCGTTCTTGACGAGCTTAGTGAAGTGTTCGTTGCTCATTCGATTGGCTTCGGAGTTCTGGTGGCGTGGATGATCTTTATTCCCAGCTGGTTGTAGGTATCTGCTCTCCTCTGGGCCTTACGTCTGGAGTAGCCACAGTCCTCGTAGATGTCCATTGCGAGGAGTGGTCGACGGTCCGCAGGTCCCTTGTCTCGTAGTCGGCCAATGACCTGTAGGACCTTGCCCGCAGGACTAGCCAGAATGAGGGTATCGATGTGCGGCACGTTCATCGCGTCACGACCGAACGCATAGGTGCAGAAGATGACATCACCGGCCATAGCCTCGGCCATCTTCCCCTTGTCCTTCTTCCTCTTTTCGAGCCCCCCTACTAGGAGGGTGATCTTCGTCTCGTTTGCATCGAACTCTAGTTCCTCTGACTCGTCTTCTAGGGCAATCACCATCCGGTCGAGGACGTTCCACTTCTGCTCAAACTGTGCCTTGAGCAGCTTGAGGTGATCCTTGAGCTTGGCGAAGACTAGGATCTTGCGGCCCTTGCTCCGCATCTTGACCATCTCGTCAACGATGAACTCATTGCGAGCTTCGTCTTTGACCAGCAGCTTGTCGTATTTCAGTGCGTTCGGCATTGGATCCCCTGAAGGGGTCCTCTTCCAAACGTCTGAGTAGCTGTTTTGGTGATAGGTCTTCTTGTAGAGGAGCTGAATCACGTCGGGCTTTGGTCGAGACATGACAACCTTGTGGGCGATCTTGCCGAAGTGCCACTGGACGAGCTGGTCCAGTCCATCGTCTCTCTTAGGGTCAGCGGACATGCCCACTCGATATCTCGCAGGGAAGAGCTTCATGACCTCGTTCCACTGTGGTGCGCCGAACCTGTTCACCTCATCGGCAATGATCACACCGAACTGGTCGTAGAGCTCCTGTGGATACTGCTTCTCAGTCAGTAGGCTCTGGACCATCATGATGGTGACCGGCTTGCCTAGGTCGCACCTGTCTCGTTGGACAAGGCCAATGTCATCGTCACCTAGATCGAACAGCCATTTCGCTGTCTCTATCCAGTTGTCGACCATGTGGCCTGCATACACCAGCACACCGATTGATGTATTCAGTCGCTGACCAATGGCGTATCCGAGGATCGTCTTTCCACACCCAGTCGGAGCTACGAGGATCCCCCCTGAGTGTTCCTGTAGGTGAGCCACCATTCGGTCAACTGCCAACGGCTGACCGCGCTTTGAATCGAGCACTGCATTGAGCGGAAGGTTCTGAGGTGCTCCGTTGGCCCACTCGAACTTGATAGGGTGCTTACCCACCATTCTCTTCGATATACAGTTCTCGAAAAAGAACCTAGGTATCCAGAAGTAACCGTTGTCCTTGTGGAATGCCTCGACCTCTGTCGGTGCAGCATTTCCCCAGGCCTTGGTGTAGAGCGTGAGCTTTTCCTGCATGTCAAGCTGGACAGATGTCTTCAGCTTCTTGGCAAGGATTCCAAGATAGCCATTGAGCTTATAGATGTCAGGATCGTCCGATGTAGGCATGTTGTGGAGAGACTCCGTATCTCCACCCTTGTTTTACCCGAGCAGAGGGCTTGGCCATAACTTGCGTGTAACTACTAGGTTACTGACGGGTCGAAGACCGTAGGAGGGTTAGTCCACTTGATCTTCCCTCTGATGAGGGGTGCATTATCGAAAAGGCGATTGATGTAATCGGGCGGAAGGATGGCTGGATCTACTCCAGGACGTATCGCTTTGTTGATAACCGTCCTACCTCTTGTGACCTCTTTGTATCCAGTGACCGGGCCCCACGGGCACTCCATGATCTTGACTGGCGCGGTCTCGCGTAGCCCATAGAAGATTTTGTTAGCCATTAGACGGCCCGCACTATCCCCATCAGTGAAGATGTAAACGGCTGGTGGACGCATGGCGCTAATCAATTTGATGTGAGTCTCAGAAAATCCTTCACCTAAAGAGGCCACGACCCCGGCTCTTCCTGTGAGTGCTTGCCACGTCATGATGGCATCGACACACGCCTCTACGATAATGATCGACTTACCAGTCTCCAGCATGTGAGCACCGTAGAGGTGCTTAGACTTGTCCAGCCCCATGTAGTTCTGGTGCTTTCGCTTCGCCTTACTACTGCATGCGCGACCTACCAGTCCAACGAGCGCTTGATCCCGACGGCGAACGGGGAAGACGAGGTAGCCTTTCTCTTTGTCGTATCCCAGGCCCCACGCCTTAGCAGTCGCCAGGGTGATTCCTCGATCAACGGCATATTGCGGCACGCTACCGGCGAACGGGTCGAAGAACCTCTCAGGGATCACATCCCTATCCTGGGCGAAGGTCTTCTTCCTATTGATGATCTTTTGGATGGCCTTGGTAGACCGGGAATGCTTTGAGGAGAGGGTGATCCCCTCTATCGCCTGAACTTCCTTGAGGACTTCTAAGAGCTCTGGCGTGTTCCCGCGATACTCCACAGCCTTTTTAACGAGTCGGAGTAGCGTTCCCTTGAACCTACAGTTTCCACTCCAACACCGAACTAAGCTATGCCCGTCATCAACGATCTGCACCGAGCAGGACAGGTTGCCATCGTGGGCATCCCCGTGCGTCTTAAGCGCAAGTGGACATGAAATCGACATGTGCGGACCGCGAGATCGTGAACCTGAGTAGGCCAGTCCATAGTCGAGGAACAGGGCCTCGCATATCTTCGCAATACCGTCTGCGTCCACTAGCTACTCAATCAGGATCGTGTCTTCATCGTAGAAGGAGTCCCCTCCCATACCAGAGTCTGAGTCCTCGTCCCCGGTGCTGTCCAGACTCTTTCCGTCTCCGTCTTCGATTTTATCCAAGACGCGAATCTCGCCGTATTCGTGTGTTCCAGGGTTGAACGCGATCTCAAGGTCAACTGTCTTGAACTCTCGCGCTTCCATGCCGCGCAGGATACGCCGGTTGCTATCCCTGAACTTGTCATTGCCGAAAATGCCGTCGATGGAGTCGGCGTAATCACCCACAGCCTTGGCATAGGCCACAGCATCAGCCTCAGCATTCAGGTCACCGCGCTTTACCTGACCACTGAGTTGGGTCGTAGTGACGCACGGGATCAGGAACTGAGCAGCAATGTCCAGCTTGATCGCCTTGATGTTGTGAATCATTCGCTCCCACATCTGAAGACGGCCCGGAGCGTCAAGAATGTAGAACGAGTCGATGAACACGGCCTTGGGTCGATACTGGGCGACGAACCCAACGATGTCATCTACGGTGCGGCACCGGTCAGACGCGACGACGATTACCTCAGACCGCTGAGGGTCAGGCTTCTCCATATCGTCGCACCAGTTCAGGAACCGGCCCTCTTCCTCATCACTTAGGTCACCGGCACGGAACTTCTCGTAGTCCAGTTTCTTGTGAATCGCGAAGAGTCTCCTGAGCACTTGCCAAACCGGCATTTCCATCGATACGACCAGGACGCACTCACCAGGTCCGAGCTCAGGTGTGCCGTCTTCCTTTTTTGCTGTCCAGATATGCTCCAACCACTTGAGCAAAATCCAGGTCTTTCCGGTCTTGCGCTTGGCCAGAAGGACGGTGACCTCACCACCCTGCAGACCGAGACTGGCCTTGTCTCTAGAGGGCCACGGAGACGAGAACCCAAGGAGCCCTCCCTCTCTTGCCTTAGCCTCTAGGTAGCGCTTCCTGACCTCGTTGATTGCACTAGGGGAGTTTGTCCTGGCAACCTTGCCCAGGGTCCAGTTGGTGGACTTGACCAATTCCCCAAGAGCATCACGGGCCGCATAAGGATCAGTGGGAATCAGATCCTCGATGGGGCCTAGACCCTGGTTGAGCCTTGTCATGAGAGTGCGGGTCATGATGTCTTTAGCGCACAGCTCATAGTCAAACGTAACGTCGGGCGTGGGTAGCTCGATGTTGTAGTGCTGCCGAATATCAGAGACCGATGGCATCCGACCTTTCGGCAAGAACACATCCTCGCACGCGCTGAAGATCATCCTGTCCTCTGCGTCGATGATGGAGGTAGTCGTAATCCCCATGCTCTTAGCGTGTTGGAAGGCTGGAACCCCTCCCTGGATAATTGAAAAGATGAGGGCTCTGTCTGGGGTCGTATCCACTAATCTCTCACGTCAGGGTTTCGCCAGTTCTTTCCCGTTACCTCTACGAGGTAATACCTGGAGGAGTCCAGGAAAATAGAACTGAGGGAAGGATAGGCTGTCATCAGATCCTTCATCTCTAGGTTGGTTGTGATGTATGTCGGTAGCTTGGCGTCGTATCGATCTCGCACGATAGACTCCATGATCCGGATGTCGCCCTTCTCGTAGCCAGCTAAGACCAGCTCTGCTCCGAGATCATCTAGAACCGCAAACTGGCAGCGCGTCATCATTGACCAGATTGGAACGCCCTCGGGTGAGAGAAACGCCCACTGCTTCAGAAAGGCATCCTTCATGAGGTTCGCCTTACGGAAAAACATCTGAGCGCCTCGCACGTAGGCTGCCTTGAGCATGATTACGGACGCGCTCGATTTACCGTGACCATAACCTCCGTAGAAGATTGCGCCCTTGCCTGCTGCAGCGTCTTCAGGGAGAGAGGCAACCATCTTGGCGATCTCTGATCTGTATCGACATTGTGATGGAATCTTTGATCCACTAACGAACCAATACTCCCGACCGACCATCGCATTAACGAATGCACCCTCGGTCAGCTTGTCCTTTGGCTCAGCCCATAGGGGTGGACAATAAAAGCTGATGTTCCAGTCGTCCGACACTTCGACCTATTTGTTGGTTGGGTTGTATTTGTCGCGCAGCGCCTTAATCGGGTCGCCAGAATCTTCTACCTTGGTAGACGAACTCCCTCCCTTCCTCTTGGCGTAATCGTCGGCGTAATGGCTACGACGAACAGCTGGAGGAGAGATCACGCCAATTCCAACGAACGATGAAAGAAGTTCAGCATTCGCCTGAAATTGATCGAAGGTCGGAACCGGGGTTCCACTGAACTTCATGAACACCCTGGCGATTCCAAAATTCTCGTAATCCATCACAAGGACCTGGATCATCTCGTAGAGCCTGACAGGGTCGTAATCCCGGCCCAGCTGTTTACATCGACCTAATATCTTCTTGTTCGCATTACTAGGTCGAGCATTCGGATATTTCTGTCGGACTGCCTTGCTGAAATGGGCGTATAGCCCCCACGCGTCCCCAGGGACGGCTGAGACGTCCTGAGGGCCCTTGGTCATGTCGTCGGCGTGTTCCTGGGTAGATCGGTGATCAGGGTTGCTCCTAGGCCCTGTGGGAGGTGGCCCAGCTCCACGCTGGTGCTTCTTTCTCCCCTTGGGCGCAACCTCAGAACCACCGTCGCGCTTGGCTTTAGGTCCCATGTTGAAGTCGAGCTGACCTGTTTTCCGCTCTTTTTGTCGTCTTTTGCGCTCTAAACGCTGTTCCTCAGATTCAGGCACTAGAGCCTCCTCAGAAATACTGATATCAAAACGGCGTACAGCTCCGATGGCGGAGTTTTCTGGTTCTTCTTCTTGGGCAGAACGAGCGCAGAGAGTTGCGCCCTCCGGGCGTGCGAGAGCACGACTCTCGCCGTGAAGCGGCATACCGTAAGGTATTCTTTCAGTAATCTCTTTCTTACTCTTATACGGGATACACTCCAGTTGGGGGGTTTGACCTGAACCCATACACTGGAGTGAGGGGGGTCCCCCACTGGAGTGGGGGGTACCCCCAACTGGAGTTGGTGGGTTGGGCTCACCTTCAGCGTCCGAGCTCATACACTCCAGTGTATGGGTTGAGTCTGTTAGACTCTGCTGTTGATGGACTTGTGCCCCCACTTCATCGGTGAGAACATCGGAGGTAGGAGGTGGTCCCGGAATCCGACCCTTCGGCCACCCAGTCCGACGCGCTTCCTTGGTGGGGCGCTTGTTGGTCTTTCGCTGGAATAGCTTCAGCCCACCTTTAGCTTTGATGTAGTCGAGGGCTTTCGTCCAAAACCGACCCTTGAATTCGTCGGGACAGATCGTCTCTGGGGGTGATGTGTTGATCGTATACGCTGGCTTCTGGGGCGTGTCGTAGCTGACCGTGACCAGCTTTAACGTCTCCAATTTGCGGAGCGCCTTGGTCAGCCCTGTCACCGACATGCCGATCTCCCCTGCGAGGACGACCTTCGGAATGCGGCACGTCTTGTCCTTGTTAGCGGCCTTCGCACAGTAGGAGAGGAGCAGTGTGTAGAGTCGGAACTCAGTGGAGGTGATGTCAGGGCTGCGGATTAGGTCATCTAAGATGATCGTGAACGGACGCGTGGTCTTTCTCACGCACCACCTGCGTTGGCGATTTGCCGTAGCAGGTTCAGCCCACCGTCAAGGTGAAGGATCTTCACTGGGAGCCACGTCTCGAATTTGTCGGAGCTTGAGTCGATAGAGAGTAGTCCCACTTCAACTAGCTGCTTTAGGGCACGCCTTACGGTAGCCACGCTGAAGTTGGTAGCCTCTGCGAGGATTTCGTAGGAGCCGCAGTTGTGGGGATTTGTGTAGTAGTTGAGACGATACGCGGCTGCGATGTAGAGGTAGATGATCTTCGTAGATGCGTTGAGGTCTGCGTCCTTAACGACCTGGTCTACTACCTGAGGCATGCTTTTACGCTTATGCACTGAGGTCTGCCGCCGCATCGCTAATGGTGATGAGCCCAGTGTAAGGTCCGCGACGACTCTCTCGCGTAATGAACCCACGCCCTTCAAGCCTAGACAAACACTCGCAGACCGTCCGCTTGGTCAGTCCAGTGTGTTCAGTGATGGCATCTAGTCCATCTTCTATCTCGTCAGCTGTAGTGCACATGTCCATGAGCACAGCGAATACACGGAGGTCCGAGGACTTCATGCTTTTGTCGCTCACAAGTTGTCTCGGGACACGGAGGTATCCCTGCTCACGGCGTGTCATGGTGAACCTCGGAGGTGATGCTTAGTGGGGTGAGGCGATTAAAATGGTCTCGCCTGGTGAGTGAGTCTAGGGGGACATGAGGGGATTGCAAGTCTTTTTTGTGGCGCATCGTGATATCAGATTTAACGTGAACGCCAGCAAGGCCGGGTCGACCATTGGTTGCGACAGACTGGAAAAGCCCCAGAGCTAGAACGTGGAATTGACCTTCTGTGGAAGACCTCAAACCAGGTTCCACCTAATGAAGTGTGTAGCGATGTTCTGGGAGGGACGAGTCGGGGATAAGCCCCAGCCACTGGAG